TCACTCCACCTCGCTTTCTATCAGGCCGTACATATATTCAGCTTGTACAAAAGGATCATCAAAAAACTTCGTCTGCCTGCTCATTTTAAATCTTGTTTGTGGAGTGGGAGGTAATGGCTCTCTATATTCCTTTATTCTTCCAAGAGCCAGTGCCCGTCTCCGTATTTCATTGTTTGCCTTATTAAAAACTTCGCTATCAACAATGGAAGGGTAATAATCATCCCCAACATAACGCTCATTTTGTAGCATTCTCTTTGCTGAAGCGTGGTACAATTTAAGTCCTGCTTTTTCGGCAGCCACTGTAAGAGCCAACCCAGAGTTATAACCTTCAAAGAGTTCTTTTACTTGACCTGCTGCCGTTTCATCTATTACTGCCTTACCGCCTTCGATGCGGTAACCATATGGTGTATGTGTCATTAAACCACCAGCCTTTCTTTTAAGGAAAGACCGCATTTCATTTTAAATACAATCTCCTCCCTGGAATTTACAACTATCTCATCTACAAAATCCTCAAAAACATTGTCGTTAAATTTCAATGTCATTCTGTTTCTGCTACAGAACCTTATGAGCCTTTGGGTTTCATCTATCTTTGATGCATTATCGCTTACCGCATAAGATATATGTTTTTTCTCTGTGGCAAGTCGAGCAAACTCACTTAATAATTCCGTATTCTGCTTTGTAAACAGTCCCGGATTTAAAAGTCCCTTTGACATAAGTTCCATAAGTACATTACGCTGATTCTCATTTTTCTCAATGCGTTCCTCAATTTCAGTTATCTTCTTTAGATAAGCTTTCTCATCAATATTTCTCAACCCTTGCATAAAGGGTTTGAGTAGCATATCGCAAGAAAAAACCAGCTTGTTTAGCATAGTTACAAATGCAGCCTTAATATCCTCATCCTTGATAAACTTCATTGAGCATTTGACTGTGTGATCTATGTGCTTTGTACAGCACCAGGCAATGTACTCATTCTTTCCAGAATAATGAATACGTCTTTTGAAATTGGAACCGCACTCTCCGCAGGTTATTCTGCCGGAGAATATATACCGATTTTGGTATTTGCCTTCCTTCTTAAGAACACCCTTTTCCAGGCCACGCTGTTCCATAACATGTTGTGCCTTGTCAAAATCCTCATGGCTAATAATAGCCTCATGGTGGTTTTCAAGAAGGTATTGATTTTCTTCACCGTAGTTTATGTGACGGTTAAAATTGCTGTCAGTATAGGTCTTTTGAAAGATAACATCGCCAGTATATTTTTCGTTCTTCAGAACACCTTGAACCGTCGATGGATGCCATATCGTTCCTCGCTTGGATGGAATGCCTCGCTCATTTAATTCCTTTGCTATGAGGAATGCACCTTTACCGTTAATGCACTCATTAAAAATGGTGCGGACAATTTCTGCCTCCTCAGGCACAACCTCCATCTTGCCATCAGCATTTATGTAACCGTATGGAGGGTAGGAAATTATAAAAGTGCCGTTTATAAAGCGTTTTTGAATAGCCCATTTACTGTTTTGTGAAATGGAAACAGACTCGCTTTCGGCAAGACCGCTTAGTATGGAGAGCATTAACTCACTTTCCATAGAACCTGTATTAATGTTTTCTTTCTCGAATTGAATGAACACACCAACCTCAATCAGTCTTCTTACCATTTCCAAGCAGTCGGTTGTATTTCTTGCAAAACGGCTGATTGACTTTGTAAGAATAAAATCAATCTTGCCTTGCTCAGCATCTGCGATCATATCCAAAAGACCGGTTCTGTTATCTTTCTTAGTACCGCTCAAGCCTTCATCATAATAAAGACCTGCAAAATCCCATTCTGGGTTCAATTTAATGCAACTTTCGTAATGCTCTTTCTGAGCCTTTAAACTTACCAGCTGTTCATCACTGTCAGTAGAAACTCTGGCATACGCAGCAACACGAAGTTTTCTCTTTGAAGTGGCTGCAATATTATCAACTTTAAATATCTTTTTCATCATCTCACCTCGCTTTCGGTATATGACATATTCGCTCTAAAAGCCAGTAATAGCAAGTGTTTTAGGACATTATCTTTGCTAAAACAGGTGAGAATTTTTTGCGATTCAACTCTGTAATTTTGTCGAATTCATCCAGTGAAATTAAACCCGCAGATAAAAGCTGTTTGAGTAGTTTTTGAGCCATATAATAATCAGCCTCCTTCTGCATTTGGCTGTTAGTCATCTTTATTGCTTCACCATGTATTTGGCTGTTGTCTGTGACTTGAAAAACATTCATAGAAAAACACCTCCTACCTGGTAGCCACGGCGGGAGGTGAAATCTGATGTTTTCACTAATCTTTTTTGTAAAAATCGCATTCATAACCATCGGCATTAAGGAGCAGCCCCTTTGCCCAGGGAGGAACTCTACCCATCTGCTCACACACTGCGTCAAGTGACATTCGAGGGTCTGCCTCAATGATTACTTCATCATGCACATGAGCCACTATGTTGCAGGTTCGGAGTGTTTTCATGGCATATATCAAGATATCACGGGAGATTGCTTGAACAATATTCTCTACAAATTTGGGTCCATAACTTTCAATTCTTTCCCATTTCTTTGTTCCACCTACACCTTCATAAGTCACAGACTCACCACCGAAGATATTTTCACCGATACGAGGTTTTACATAGGCAAGTTGTCTGCCGGAAGGAAGAACTATGAATAACATTCCGCTCATGCAATGAAACTCAATATTATTAGTTTTCTGTGACTTATTTTCCTTGATGCATTTCTTAACAACAGAGTCAACATCCCACCAGAACTTTACGATGTTTGGATTGGATGCTCTCCAGGCATTTACAAGGGGTTTCAATTCTTCCTCTGCAAGTCCCATCTCCAATGCACCCATAGCCTTTAATGCACCGACTGATCCGCCATATCCAAGTGCTAATTCTGCTATTTTTCCTTTTTGCCTTAGATGTCCGTTCACACCATGCTTTTCAACAGGAACTTTAAACATCTGAGATGCAGATGCACAATAAATATCACCACCGCTTGCGAATACTTCGGTTCGCCATTCTTCACCTGCAAGCCATGAAAGCACACGAGCCTCAATTGCAGAAAAGTCTGCAACAATAAACTTATTGCCGTCCTTTGGCACAAAGGCTGTGCGGATAAGCTGTGAGAGGGTGTCCGGTATATCTTCATAGAGCATTTCAAGCGTTTCATAATCACCGCTTTTTACTATGCCTCGTGCCTCTTTTAAATCCGGCATATGGTTTTGCGGCAGGTTCTGTAATTGCACAAGCCTTCCTGCAAAGCGGCCGGTTCTGTTTGCACCGTAAAATTGGAACATACCTCTGGCACGAGAATCCGCACAAACAGCATTTTCCATTGCCGTATATTTCTTAACGGACGATTTTGCAAGTTGCTGACGGAGCTTAAGAACTTCAGCCAAATGCTCCGGTGCATCCTTCAATAGCTCCGCCACAACTTTTTTGCCAAGCGTGTCTGTTTCTAGGCCGTTTTCAGAAAGCCAGCCTTTCATCTGTTGTACCGAGTTGGGATTATCAAGTTCTGTCATTTGCTGTATTGCTGACATCAGTTTTTCGTGAGAAACATCATCCACAGCAATAGCCTGTTTTACAAAACCCATATCAACTTTTATGCCACGATCATTGATTTCCTGGTCGAGATGGTATTCATCCCATATGTCTTCCGGAACAGGAAACTTTATAAGCCTTTGCTGTATTTGAATTTCCGTTTCAACATCACGCTTATTGTAATCCTTAAACATCTGCCATTTCTCCTCATCATCGCTTGGCAGATTACGAGTTCTGCCACCGTTTGATTTGGTGGGAGTACACGGAACACAAAAGTATCTTATAAGGTCTTTACCTTCGGTCAGCTTTTGTTTTTCAAGGCCGAGAACGGCACCCACACCTTCCAAGGAAAGGGGAAGTCCCATATATGCCGACCATACCATTGAACATTTCCATGATGAAGGATTTAAATAATATCCAAAGGGATAGCCAAGATAACGTGATAGGCAGACACGCTCAAACTGAGCATTGAATGCCCATTTGGTTATATTTTCATCGGTTAAGGCATCGAGTATCTTCTTCGGTATCTTTTCTCCACTCACAAGGTCAACCACCATAACCTCTCCGCCATCGACAGAATATCCAAACAGTAATATTTCAAAGTCATCTGCCTCTACATAACGGTAAACTCCGCTCTTTTGCAAATTGACAGATGAGTATGTTTCAATATCGATTTCCAAGTTCTTCATAACATGCCTCCATTCCTAAAAGAAAAAGGGTGGCAGAGGGAGTACCTCCACCACCTTAAGTTACCGTTTCTATTAGGCAAGGAAGTCATCATCTACAAGAGTAGTAAAATCATCTGCTGCAGAGGTCTTGCCACCGAGAGGTTCGCCGTCCTTAATTTTTTGAATATTTCCAAGACCACAAGCTACACCTTTATTGCCGTTGGAGTTGAAAGCATAGAAGTTAAGAGAAACTCTTCCATAACAACCGCTGTACACTTCACTGCGATCCAAAATAGGTTTAACTCTTTTGTCTACAATCTGCGGAGCAGTTACGCTATTGGCATTGATAAAATAATGCCCTTTGTATGCCTCATCATCACGCTCTACATCTCCATCACGGAGAGGGAGTTTAATGGTAGCCTTATTCGGTTTCTTACCACCAAACTTTGCAATACCTTCTTCAATAGCTGCATCGATGGCTGCATTTACTGCATCGAGAGTTTCCTTATCATCCTTTGGAATGAGAACGGAAACGCTGTACTTTTCAGCACCGCCGTTGATAGATACCGGCTCCCATCCATGGAAGTAAGAGAGCCTTGTGTTTACACCTGTGATAACCTTAGTTTTATTAATGTTATTTGCCATAATATTTAATCCTCCATAATTTCGTTAAATTCGTTTTTTGCATCTGCAACGTTCATAGCCGGTCTTTTATCCGAGTTGGGAACAAGAGTCGGCTTGCCCGGTGGTTTATAAATGAGGTCACCGAGAATTTCTTCAAATTTGGTTTTACCCATCAGTTTCTGCATCTCTGTCATAGGGATGAGGCTCTTACGGTAAATGTCCTTAAATCCGCTTGCCACGGCTTTTTCTGCGATGGCATCTTCATCTTTGTATTTGCGAATGGAGCGACCTTCCACAACTTTAAAACCGTTCCACTCTTTGCCGTGATTCACAGCGGCATCTATGGCATAGGCTGTTATCTCATTTGCCCATTTGGTAAGGTCGGGGAGAATGAACAAAATCTCTTCTATCTCGTTATCAGTAAGTAACGGTGGCATCTTAAACTCTGCCTGTGCGAGTTTTAATTTTTCTTCGGCTCTTGCACGGCATCTGACTGCAGCTTTGCAGAAAGTACACCATTCACCCGGTATATATTCACCCTCGCCGTTATAGGCTTTTACTGCCTTTGGCTTAAGTTCCTCTTCTGCCCAACATTCAAGCTCCTCTACCGGTATAGTCCATGTGCTGACATTTTCTCTTCTTGGCTGGAAAATCGTCATTGACACTTCGTTGATATCATAAAGGCTTTCATAGATTTCAAGAGCACCCAAGGCATAAAGTTTCATCTGAGGATTGTCCACTGCATCTACAAGCACACCCATGCCATATTTGAAATCTATGATGTGAAGTCTTTCATCTGAGATGATTAAACAATCTCCGGTGCCAAAGCCGTCTGGCACATAGCAGGAAAAATCAAGGCGCTTTTCGATAAGGACGATTGGATCATTGCAGGACTTCCTTGCAAGTTCCACCTGTTCCATAACGAAATCAACATAAGCATCCGTGCATTCTTCCATCTCATCTGAGTCATAGTCTGATATAGGACGCTTACTCCTTATATGGAGTGCCTTTTTCAGTTTGTGCTCTGAGAGTGCATGTGCCGCTGATCCTTCGTCTGCTGCAGCACCGCTTGTATCTTCAAACTCAAGTTCAAGCCTTGCTGATGGTAAGCAATGAAGCCACCTGTGTGAAGATGATGCAGATAATATTGCGTGATTACCCATTGCCAAGAACCTCCGCATCTTTCAACATGTCTTCATAGTAAGCCTTGTCAACGGCACTTAACTTGTCGGCACCATACTTTTGAATGATTCCTCGCACTTCGGCGGTAAATCCAAGCTGGCTCTTTTCGGCAAGCACCATACGCACTTTTTCAAGTGGGATATCCGGCTCTTTTGCTGTTTCTGTCTTTGTGGCAGGCACTTCTTTGGGAGCAGAATCACTTTCTGTCATTGCATTACAAACCGCCTGTATGCTGTCTGCAAGACTTCGCATATCATTTGCCACATCAAGCAGTAACTTTACTTTGCTCAAGGTCATTTCCTCCTTTCGTAGTCTCACAGATGGAGAGTTCCTCAACACTGTCTCCTGGAATCAGAATGGTTACACGCTGTTTATCTCCAAGGAGGAAACGTAGGATGCGCTCCCTTATGGTGACATTATGACAAGTAACGATTCCGCCTGTCTGTGGCTCTTTTGAAACACTGATTTTAAGGTTGTGTTTCATGTCCTTCACCTCTTTCTGAAGGCGTTTTAATTTGTTGCCCTCTACCTGGTAGCCATGGGAGGAAAGGAAATCTGACGGTTTAAAAAAAAAAATAATGCCCTCGGAAGTTTTTTGACCTCCAAGGGCATCTTGCTTAATTAGGAATTTTCAATTTCTGTCCGGTATAGATGATATTAGTTGTAAGACCATTGAGTGTCTTAATCTCCCTATATCTTTCACTATTACCAATTTGCTCTTTCGCAATTTTCCAAAGGGAATCGCCTTTAACTACGGTGTATACGTGATAAGACGGTGCAGCTTTTCCTGAGTATATTAATTTTCCATCATCATTAAAAACATTATATCCAGGGTTTGCATCCACACATTTCTTGGCATTTTCAAAATCGTGAAAAGCTCCCTTCTGAGAATTTGGTTCTTGCCATTCTTTTCTTACCCTATACCAGAACGTTGCTTGATTAAGTGTATTTTTCTCATCATTAGTGCAGCTAATTGCTGCTTTAACATCATTACGAAATGTATCCATACTTTTGCCATGCTTCGGAAACCAGTGCATGACATCGCTGTGGTTGGAGGCAATGCCCTGCTTATAACCTTCACTATGGCATATGATATCTTTTTCAGTCAGACCATACCCCCTACAAAGAAATACACATAGCTCCACTGCCTCTTTATAAACGGCAGAAAAATACGAGGCATCGGATAAACCGTCCTCGCAAATCTCAAAGCCTATATGGGTATTGTTTGCACTGCCTCCTGCATGCCACCCTCTATGATTCCACGGCAGGGTCTGGTATGTTGCGATTGTTCCATCTGCCAGCTTACCGATGAAGGCATGAACACATACTTGCCTACCGTCCGGTTTCTCTTGATTCCAATGGTTGTTATATTGGTTCTTCCCTAATAGTCCGTCATCGGGTCCAACATATCTTTTCAGCCATGGATTGTTTGCTCCGGTGGAGTGAACCATAATTCCTTTTGGTGTAATTGTTTTGCCTGCTTTAAAGCAAGCATTATTTGTGAGGATGAGTTTTTTCAAATTCATTTATTGTCATCCTCCTTCTCTGCACGATCATGCAGTTGCTCCAGCACAGCTTTCAGTTTAGCAGGTATTGGCAGTCCAAGATGTGCGGTATTTTCCAAAAAAGATATCCCTTCGTTGGATAAATAGAAAAATATAACTGCTGTTCGAAGTACACTGCCTGTGCCAATAAGATTGATATCAACAATGTGCCCTATGGCAACCATTACAAAAATCAGCACCTTTTTAAAGATGCCCTTAAAGCCAATTTTGCTCGATAATTTTTTGTCTACGATTGCGCACATAACGCCGGTGACGTAGTCAATAACTACGAATGTCAGCAATGCGTAAAGCAGACCATCTAAACCTCCAAGAAACCAACCTACAACACCACCAAAAGCCGATAGTGCAAGCTGAATCCCATTCCAAATATCCTTCATCATTTTTCCCCTCCTGTCATTTAAATTGCAGAAAAAGACGCCTACCAAAACCGGCAAGCGTCCATAAAAATATTGAGTTAAAAACCTTTATCCACTTTCCCAGGAGTAGATAACTGATCCACCGCTGACATTCGCTTTAAGCGAATAAGAACCGTCTACGGTAGGGGAAGCCGGAACTCTCTCTCCTAAAACCCTGCCTTGATTGGCAGATAGACATTTATCCGTTCTTGTGGATGTCAGATTGTCATAAATTGCAGTAGCATCAATGGCATCTTGAGAACTCGTAATATATTCGTTGTGCGGGGCTGCAAATTCCTCCGGTCCATGGGCAACAGTTGTCCGGTACAGCCTTCCATAAAATTTAAATGCCTCATTCAATTGATAGGTTTTATCAGGGTCATAGTCGTCTACCACGAAGCTTCCTTTCCCTTGCGATAAGGCATATAAAGCATAATTAAATGCCATAGTCATATCCCTCCTTAAAGCCATGCCGTGTTTTCTTCATCAAAGAACTTCACTTTCTGGGTATCCATCTCAAAGAAAGTGGAGCCATTTGTGATCTTAAGTCCTTGTATAACATCGGTAGGTTTATCGTCTGTGCTTAAGCCTACCAAAGATAGAGTATAGTTTACGCCTGAGTTACTGTAGGCAGTATCCGTAATAGTAACCATAATTTCACCTTTCCTCTCTGGCTATCACATGCCATCTAATTTTTTATGCTTTCCACGTAGCATCTAAGCTTTCATAATCAGGGAAAGCTGAACTGAACGTATTGCTATTCTCCTCCGGTGCAGGAATTCCATTAATAATGCTCTCTGCTGTACGATCCTGCGGTTCTGTTACGCCACTGAAGGTGTATTTAAAACCAAGTTCAGAGACAATTTGAAGCGGTGGGAAGGAAAACACGTCATTGACCGCAAGATTTAGGCAACCGAGAAACATCGATGCAAGCAGGGAATGCCCAGGAGCAATTATCCTCTGTGGTGCCTGGAATACGGCATTCATAGTCAGAGCTGCACATTCCGTAAACATATAGCTGCAGAAGAAGTCCCCAACCGTGGTCAATGATTGTGGCAACTGAAACTTTGCTCCCATTTGCAACCTTTGGCAGGATGAAAACATAGCCATAGCAAAGAAGTTCCCGGTAGCAATTATGCCTTCCCAGCCAACAAACGAGGTGTCGTGCATATCAGTTAAGAAACGGCAGTTATAAAATGTGTTAGTCCATTCAAATTCGGGGGCTGTATTTCTTTCAAGTTGCTCTACCGTTCGGGTCATCTTTGGTGTAATATCCATGTCAATACCTACCAGCAAATATTTGTTGCCATAGGTATCGTGGGGAGCATCACTGTATTCGGAATGACCAAAAGCCAGCGCCCAAGCATAAGTGCTGCTGTTTGGACGAATGGTTATGGTATGAGCTCCCGCAGAAAAAGCATGACTGGGCGGAGTTGCTAAGGCAGATGAGGAGGATGTGCCTGAGAACAAGCCGCTCTCGCCATCACCCCAGTCAATACGCCAGTCATACTCTCTGTCGGATTGCCCGCCACCAGATATGGGAACATAGTAAGTAAAGGGCACATCGGAATAAACATAGAGAACAATGCGGTTATTTCGGTCACTGGCTGGATAAGACGGCATCTTATGGATATAGCTCTGCCTTTTTGTAATAATCGGAAACAGGCAATCCGGGTTGTTAATCAGCAGGTACAGCCAGGCACTTGACACTACGCTTGGCCAGACATGAAATTCCCATGGTAGGCTCGCATAGGTCTCAGTTGTATAAATCACGCCACCCGGAGAATTGACACAGTTCTGCAAATCAATTGTTGCATCTAAAAAACGAGTAGCTTCTTCTGTCATTCCCAGAGCGAGGCAAAGATCGACATAACCGAGGGTTCCTTCTGTCCAGACCAGTTCGGGTGCGCCATCATAACCACCACCTCTATTGCTGTAGGGCTTGAAGCCTTCGGTTACTCCATCAAGTGAATAGGCTTGATTGTAGTGGTCTTTATCCGTGCTTTGCACGATGGCCTTTCCAGTTACCAGATACTCGTCATAAGTGGTTTGTTGGCAGTCCGGCGGCACGATGGCAGGACTTAGAACAGAAAGGGCTGTCTTACCTGCCCAAGAGGTACAGTCTAGCGCCCATGCAGCGTCTACACCATCCGAGCCGCAGCCTTGATAAAATCTTCGGTTCTCTTTGTCATACAAAGTAAGAATTAACTGCTCCTTGATTAAGTTAGCAGTCTTTGTAAATTTGCTTTCACCTGTAACCAATGCAAGTCCATGAAGAGCCTGCAAAGCGCTGCATTGATGTTCCGTGGAGCACCAGGCAATTTCCGTAGGGTCATAGGAGTAATCCGCCATATTGTATGAGCCATAGCCACCTGTGAGAAGACCGTATCGTTTATCATCTTTATTAGTAACCTGCCTGGTTAACAGCCAATTTCCGGCTTTCACGAGCATATCGATATAAGAACGGTCGCCGGATATGAGCGTATAGTAGCACATACCCCAGACTGTCCATCCAATGGCACCCGTTCGGATGTAACCCTCGAAAAGTTGGCCGATATAAATGTCATAGCTGAAATTGAAGCTGCCGTCTAAACCCTGCTCATGCACCATGCGATCCATAATTTCTTTGCAGAGTGTATAATCACCACTCACAGTAAAAACGAGAAGGGCAAGACCCACATCATATGCCCAGCAACGGGAATTAAGCATATAGCCGTAAGTTCCAAGGGAAACGCTGCCATCCTTATCATACTGCGGGTCGTCTGACGGGATGAAGAAGGAAGCGGGCAACCGACCATAAGAACTATTAGTAATCGCTCCGGCAATTCCAACCACCACATAAGCAAATGCACCGTTTTCCCAAACACGTTTGATTACTTTGGCTATTTTTTTACCTGAGTAAACCCTTTGCGTATAGAAAACGTGTCTGCCGCCACCCATATCCCAGATATCCATTTCATCTGACAAATATTCGGTATCCACAAAGCTGAATAATCTGACCTTGAAATTAACAAAACGGGAATAGGGATAATCAACAGTTTCACCGTTTTTCACAAGACGAAATTCCTTGAAGCCACGCCCGACAGGGATATCCTCCCAGTAGGAGTAGGTGTATTCTTCACCCGTTTCCGGATCGGTTTCCGTAACCGTTATATATTTTTCAGAACGCCAGGTCCCATTTGCTCTTAGAGGACAAGACATAACAAAATAGGGAATATCCGTGATGGCATAGACATCGACCGTATAACCGGTTGGATCAGGCAAGTCAAACCAGATACCCGACACAACACCTACATAGTCGGGTCCATAATAAGCATCGACATTGATGTGCTTCGGGAAGATTTTTTCATCCTCGTTGGGAAGTCCTTTGACACTACCCCATAGAAGGTTATTAGCGTATTCTTCCGAGTAGTTCTCAGCAAACTCGATAGTATAAAGCCACTTTGAAACGTCCATCTGTGATTTAATGAACGCCAATGCCTTTGTGCTTGCTTCCTCGTATTTCTCACCAGTAAAAATACCCATCCGTTTACCTCCTTCCCTATATTGTTTCTGTGTCTGGTAAAGTGCAGTAGAATACCAGCGAGGTTACAACAGACGAGTTGCTTGCTGTTACCTCTGCACCAACATATTTTCCATCAGACATAATGAACTCCATGAATGCTGAGCCACCATCAGAAGAAAGAAAGCAGGTTGGTTTATCCACATAAGCGATTCTGAAGTAAAGGGAACCGCTACCTGTAATGTCTCCGAATTCTGCGGTGTACTTAGCCGTCATCTGCTCCAGGGACTCCATACGATTAGACATATCATTTAGGTTATTTTCAATACTATATAACTGATCAGAAACGCTCGGCAAGTATGTTCCGACTTCAATTGTAATCTCCCTGCGGTTAAAGGGATTATAGGACATAGCAATAATGCGTGTCCGCACATCTAATCTAAAAGGAATAAAGACAATATGAACATTATCTCCAGTACCAAAGTCCAGCTTCTTATATAGTTTCAGATTATAGGTGGCGGTGTCTGCCCGCAAATCATAGGTAACACTTACATCGGAGACAGCCTTGCCGCCCATTACCTCAAGATACTCGCCTGAGCCTCTACGAGAACGGATATTGATGGTATTTCCAGTATATTCTATCTCACCTCCAAGGACAGCAACATACTGCATAAGGGCTGCTCTGCGGCTGCACTTCTGGTTGATTTTTAAGGCAATGGACCCGTTAAAGTCTAAAGTGCCTGCCGAAAGATTTGTCCCGTCCAATAACTGCTGCAAGCCTGCCAAAGGCTCTCCTGTAAAGTCAAAAGAGGTGAGGTTGTATATTTCATCGTTTAGTTCATATGATTTATGTTCGCAGGTCGCCGAGCAGATTTTAAGGTTACTGGAGAAGGATTTAGCGACACGAACAATATTAAAGGCATATTCATGCAAACCGGCTGTCAATAATACCGAATTACCGATTTCTATGTTCCCGGACATCTCAGCAAGAACAGAAAAATCAAAGGTACACTCTCCATCCAAAGCATCTCGCAGGGTTGCTGATAGAACCTTGGTTATGCTCTCTACAAGGTTTCCGGCTGAATCATATATATATATAACTGTACTTTCTGCCATTTAGAAACCCTCCTATAGGTTGACACCGAGATTTCGGACGGTTACGGTGTTCTGACTCCACTGTAGCTGCGAGATGACTCTTGCCAGCATGATTCCATCCACCGTCAAAGGTATTGTCACATTGATTGGCTGCAAGGTAGCGGTAGTAGGAGCTTCAGCTCCGGTCACTGTGCTTTGCATCTGCATATCAAAATCAGTAGGGATAGCGCTTTGCATATCTTTTCCGACCTGTCCCATTGCCTTTTCAAAGCCGACACCAATACCAGCACCCATGTTTCCGCCTAATTCAGCAAAAAGAGTAGAGGGTGAGTGGATACCAAAAAAGTCTTTGATTCTGTCCACCACTCCACCGAAAAAACCGGATATTTTATCCCACAACCATGTACCGGCATCGGATATACCCTGCCAGAGTCCTTTGATTAGATTAGATCCCATCTGAACCATTTGGCTTATATAACCGGTAAAGCCTTGTATCAGAGCCGCGATAATCTGAGGTATGGCTTTTACAATCTCAACAATAATAGTCGGCAGGTTGGCAATCAGTGATATTAAAAGCTTCACGCCTGCCTCAATAATCTGAGGAATTGCCCCAATAATAAAATTTACAATGCCGGTAATAATGGCAGGTAAGGCTGCAATCAACTGAGGGAGTGCTTCAAGGAGACCCTCAGCAAGACCAAGAATAAGTTGCAATGCAGCCTCTAACAACATAGGCAAGTTCTCAATCAATCCTTGAACAATGGTTGTAATCGCACTCACTGCGGCGGGAATAAGCTGTGGTAAGGATGAGCTTATGCCCTGTACAAGAGCGGTCACTAACTGAACCGCTGCATCAATGAGCAAAGGGAGGTTCTCAATCAGTGCACCTACAATCGTCATAATGGCATTTACTGTTGCAGGAATCAACTCCGGCAGCAATGTCATAATTGTATTCAGCACTTGAGTAAACAAATTTGTTACGGTTTCAAGCAGCAAAGGGAGCAGATCTCCAATTGCACCTAAGATCGCTCCCGTTGCGGCTGGCAAGGCGGTTACTATATTTTCTAGGACGGGTACAATGTTTGTTACCACCGCTTGAAATGCATCGACAAGGTTTTGTGTCAAGTTGGTCATATCAGCATTGGCATTACCAAGTCCTGCTGTAAAGGATCCAACTGCAGCTTTCAAAAGTCCAATGGAACCCGAAATGGTCTGTGTCGATTCTTTGGCAAAGTTCCCTGCATATTGCTGGGTGTTCTCAAAGAACATCTGCATGGCAACTTCTGCTTTTTCCGCTTGTGTAGCGCTTGCCCAGGTAAAATCTAAACCCTTAGCCAGAGCATAAGCTTCAATATTTGTAGCATTCATGGCAACGCCCAGGTTATCCATCATGGTGAAATTGCCCTTTGCAGCACCTGTGACAGCTTCCATAGCCATAGACATATCAATACCCATGACAGATGCCATATCTGCTGCTCTCTGCATTGCCTTTTCAGTTAGTTCGAGAGACTTCTGTTGTTCGATGCCGGAGCCTTGGAACAAGGCGCCCATCTTGTTGGCTGTGGCCAGATAATCACTCTGAGACACACCAAGGTTTTTATAGGCTTCTTCACCGGTCTTTTGGATTGAGGTCGCATATTTGCCAAACACGGCTTCAGAACCGCCCAGGTTTTGCTCCAGTTCACCGAATTGTTCAACTACCTCTTTGCCCAGCTTGAAGGCGGCAGCACCGGCGGCAACGGCTGCGGTACCCATTGCTGCAGCGACACCCTTTAGGGTACTACCCAACTTATCAAATTTCCCACCGGACTTTTCTGCATCATCCCCGGCTTCCTTCAGTTCATCTCCGAGATTGTTCGCACTATCTGCCGATTGTTCCAATTCCCGCTCCATACCATTCAGTTCTGCTTTGGCATTGTTAAGTTGGATTGCCCAGCTTTGAGTACGTCTATCATTCTCGCCGAAAGTATCGGAAGCATTCTTAAGGGCCGCTTCGAGAGTAGATATTTTCTCTTTCTGTGCATCAATAGACTTGTTTAAAACTTCGTTACGGGCAGTTATCGCTTGAACGCTTCTATCATTTTTATCAAACTCCGAGGAGACGAGCCTCATTTCGCTACCCAGCACCTTAAAGGATTGATTGATGTCACGAAGGGCATTCTTAAATTCCTTTTCACCCTCGATTCCTATTTTTAAGCCAAAGTTATCTGCCATGCATACCGCCTCCTTTCCTCATGAAATCAAATTCCATAAGGGATGATGTCATCGATGTACAATTCCCGTTTCGGTTTTTCGATACCGAGAAATTGCTTGTGACACTCCCATAAATCCATTAATAAACCAATTGGTGTAAGCCAGGTTTCTTCTTCCGTTCGATTGAGATGCACTGTCCCGTAATAAATAAGCCGAGTAAAGATTTCTTCATCTTTTACTCGGCCTGCACGTTTTTTGACTCTTCTTCCGATACGATATTTCGTTTGGTTCCCTTAAACATAGCCTCTGTCAAAGCTTCCTTGTATGAAGCTAGTTCCAGTGGGGAAGTGAGCAGCTCTACCGCTTCCTGGGTAAGCAAAGTCTTCTGGTCCTCTGGGTGCTTAAGATTGTGTACTAAGAGACTCTGGTTTGCCATAAGCGTTATAAGCCAGACGATTTCATCCAGTGCCATTTCAAAGTTCTCAGATTTTAACAGCTTTTCTCCCAGATTTTCAAGCCCACCATATCGACCGGCTATTTCTTTTGTCGCCTTGGTGGTTAGAATAAGTTCATAATCCTGCCCACTAATACTAATCTTTGCACTTCTCTCGTTATCCATATCCCATATCCTCCTTATTCGCTTACTGTGACAGCTGCGACATTAGAAGTCACAGAGTTAGTGCCGACGGAAACCACACAGTAGTAATAATAGGTACCTGCTGAATCAGTAGTTGATGTTGTGTAGCTTGCCAAATTCGCTCCGGAAATTGGTGTACCACCCACATTGCTACTGGTTGAGTTTGAGTACCATTGATAAGAAAGTGTTCCGCTTGATGCTGTGGCGGTTACCGACAATTCTGCTCCTGTCCCCACTGTCGCAGAGGCATTTTGTGGTTGTGCAGTAATGCTGATATTAACCGCTGCAAAGGTAGGTTCATATACTTGGGTATACCAGCCGGTAATAATCGCCGTTGTAACACCCGCATCACCTTCGTTAGCTTCGGCCTTCCAGGGATGTCTGCCCTGACCGTCCAGCTTATTGCGCCTCAGTACTGTTCCTTCAATAGTAGGTGTTGAAAAAGTAATGCTATCTCCTTTGGTAGCGAGATTGGTGGCGGGAATACCAAATTTCACACGGTATAACCAGAAGTATCGGTATTTTCCGTTTGCCTTCTTTGCTCTGAAGCCAACAGCGACAGGATCTCCACCATCCTCACCGGCAGAGATTAAGACATTGTTGTCGTCAATCGTTGCACCGGTTAAATCCCCGGCAGCAGTAACGCCAATATCGTCAATCCCCAAAGCCAGTGTTCCGCTTTGGAATTCTTTTATAATCTCAGCGGCTCCATCATCAGCATAAAGCGTTGCCTCTGCAAGCTCGACAGAAAGCTCGGCACTGATTGCTTTAGCCATTGAAATTGGCGTGCCGTAAGTTTCATCGCCGTTTGCATTTTCGGTTATTTTTGCATAGTAGAGTTTATCTAAACCGATTGTAGCCATAATCTATTCCTCCGTTTCTAATTGAAATTCATAGGGTTTTGCCACATCAATGGCATAGTGGTGAAAACCGGTATCATCCTCATGTCCGATATACCGGCGGTCAGTTATAGTAAAATCCGCACCCAAGAGAATGCGGACAAGTTTATTTTTTATCGCTGTATAATTTCCTTTTGCAAATAAGGATAGCCTGGCTTCCTGTATTTCATATTCTGGCTCATTATCCCCGTGAAGTTCAAAGATATCTGTAAGCGGAGTAATGACAAGATATAAGTCAGGAGCAACACCGGAAAACACACCTGTCTCAATAGGTAGAAGAGGAGGAAGGAGGGTATTAAGTTCTTCTAAAAGGTTCATATGTTTTTCACCTCGTTCTCTAACTTTTGCTTCATGGCTTCAATGCAGGCTTTTTTGGTGGATGCTTTTGCCGATTTTAAGAATGGTTTAGGCGGCTGACCGCTTTTGCCGTACTCAAGAACAGATGCAATCATGGCATTGCTTTTGCCATCGGGACGTGGCTCAGAAAAACCGACTTTAACATTGAAGTTTCCATCCCTATCCTGTTTGACAGAGGACACACCGAGTGCAGAAATAAGTTCACCAGTAGAACGGCTCTCTTCCTTTGTTCCGCTACCAATAACCCCTTGCAGATTACTTTTTACTTTTGCCTCCACAACTTCACCACCGGCTTCCAGTACCCGCGGTAAGATTTCATCTGTCTTTTCACCGAGACGGGATATTTTCAGTAGAAACTCCTCCGGCATTTTCATAACAGCTTTAGCCACTAGCCTTCACCTCCTTAGCAAGCACTTCAATATACATCCCGCGGCCTTTTATGTCTTCAACTGAGGTGATTTCAAAACGTCCGTCATCACAGACAATGACCATTGCAGTTGTTACTGTAATACCGGGAAGGCATCGAAAACGGAAAAGGTCGGTGGCCTCAGAAAATGTGGCTCTATTTGCCCATTTCTCATTGCCATGCCGACCTTCTCTGTATGCTCTAACCGAAGCCAGTATGTTGTCAGTTTCTATCGAAAACCCTTCACTGTCCTTTATATTTACTTTCTCAATGATGTCAATAAAGGTGTTTATTTTACCAAAGCTCATGCTCTACACCTTCCAATCCCGGTCAAGCCGAAGAAGTAGGTTGACTGTGTTCCACACTTGCTGACCCGCTTGCACATTATCCGAGAAGAAACCGCCTGTGCTGCCATCCCTTGATTCATAGAAATGGGATGAGAGCATAATGACGGCCTGCTCGGTAGTAGGCGGCATCTGGTTATCAGTATAGAAATCCTCTGGCAGATGTTGATAGCTCTCAGCATACTTTATGGAAGCAGTGGTGTACATCTGCAAGAGTTCATCATCAGCACTGTGTTCGAGGATTAGGTTTGCTTTGACTTTTTCAAGTAGTGTCATACCACCACCGCCCTTTCATTAAGGTGTATCTGCTGTCATAATGCCTGCCGCTTTTAGTTTAGTAAGCAAAGCATTAAAATCGGCGAGAAGTCCTGGTACATCTGTGGCTGTGCTATCTCCTTGATTTTCAGCAATAGGAATTTCTGGCACAACCGGATATGTTGGTACATATAGGATTCCATCAGCTCCAATTTTGGCAGGCACAGTATCCGTTTCTGCTTTAGTAGCCGCTTTAACTCCTCCAAGTGCAGTTTCAGTAGCAGCAGATATCTCAGGGGAAGGAAGCCCCGTCACCGAGGCTCCCTGTTTAATCTCCAAAGTACCGCCAATGACGGTTTTATCTCCGCCCTGTTCGGTATAATTTTTTGTGTTGTAACTCATAATACACCTCCGTTAAGCTTTCTGCTGAAGAACCTTAATTGCTTCCGGCAGAATCAGTTTTCCGTCTACACGCTGAGTAGCCACAAAGCCTACCTGACCGGTAGCCGCATAAAGTTCATTAAGTCTCTTAAACACACGGCCTTGACGGTCGGCTACCCAGTAATAACTGAAATCGCCGAATGCTATGGTCTTTGCTCCGGCTGCAATAGCAGGCACATAGGAAGATGTGTATAATGGACGATTAAGAATAGTATCCGGAGTCCCTGCCTGTAAAGATGGCTGCCATAAATACTGGCCTTGACCATCCTTCAGCTTACGAATTGCCTTTACTGTAGCATCATTCATAACAAAAGCAGCTCTATTTCTATAAGGTGCCTTTAGTGAATAGAATAGGTCAAGCACTTCATCAATAGTGATAGCAGTTGCACCTGCTGAAGTTACACCAAGTTGTGCTCCTCCTGTAGCTGCCAGGATACCAGTTGGTTTACCAGAGCCATCTCCAATGAAGAAGGCTTCCTCTTCTTTGTTGCCTATACGTCTTGCAAATTCCGTAGAAATATATGGTTCTAGTCTAAATACACTATCGTTTAAAAGTTCCTCAGAAACCTTGATCATCGTACCCAGCTTATAGGCTCCAATGGATACTTGACCGAAGCTATCATCACTTTCAAGGATTGCGCCTTCCTCATCAATCCATGAGGCTGTGCCCTTTGATGCTACCACCGGGATTTTTCTATCTCCGGAAGCTGTGGTAATGACATTTGCCAGTTGACGGAAGATGTTCTCTTCCTTTAAAGCTTCAACAAGAGTTCTCTCAAACTCATCAGGAACTAAATAACCACCTTCGGAATCTGTACCAACTTGTAGAGCATTTTTTACTGTGGGATCAAGACCCTCACCGGCACGTGTACGCATGGCATTCCAGAATGCTTTTCTGTATTCATCGGATGCTCTTCCAGTTTTACCTTCCAGTTTGGAAGTAGCAGGTTTTCCTGTCAGCGGATTAGCTGTAGGAGCATTAAGTTCCGCATCCAGTATGGCTTGTTTTTCTAAGCGGTCAATTTCCTTGCCGAGAGCAATTACATCGGCTTCCATTTTGTTATAGGTGGCTTCGTCCTCAGCAGAAATCAAACCATCTGTGCCACGCTTGGTATCTAAGAACGCTTTGGTAGCGTCCCATGTTTTGGCGCGTTTTTCGCGCAGTTCTAAAATCTTGTTCATAATCTTTTCCTCCTATTAATGAATGATGTTGTTGAGCCGCTTTTCCAGTGAATCAGCGGGTGTACCTTTTTTAGCAGGTGCTTTCTTGGGACATACTTTATCAAGCAGTGAATTTGTGACTGCTCTACGGCTAAAGGCATAGGTGAAATCATCTTGTTTGATGTGCTTTTTCTCATCTTCCAAAATTTCATCTGCGAAGCCGAGTTCAATTGCCTTATTGGCATTCAGCCAGGTTTCTGCATCCATGAGGTGAGAAAGCTTGGCTCTTGATAAGCCTGTTTTGATTTCATAGGCATTGATAATGCTTTCCTTTACCTCTGAAAGCATATCTATAGCTTTTTGCATTTCCTCACTGTCACCGATGGCTACGGTCAAGGGGTTATGCACCATCATGAGTGCAGTAGGTGCCATAAACACAGTTGTTCCTGCCATAGCGATTACAGAAGCAGCAGACGCTGCGATGCCATCTATCTTGATGGTCACTTTGCCTTTATAGTCCATGAGCATGGTGTAAATCTGGCTGGCTGCGATGCAATCACCACCTGGTGAGTTCATCCAAATAACAATGTCACCCTCGCCGGCAAGCAAATCTGCTTTAAAAGCCTTAGGGGTGACATCATCATCAAACCATGATTCCTCGGCAATCACGCCGTCGAGGTAGAGCGTTCGGGTATCGGATTTTTCATCCTTGCCCCAGTTCCAGAATTTCTTCATTGGGTTTCCTCTCTTTCTGTAGTATTTGCGAACGCACCAGCGTCCTGTAATTTGGTCATTGCTCCATTAATGAGATACAGATCACCTCCAAGTTCCTCTGGAATTCGGTCAAGGTTCTCAAGTTCTCGTATGTCGTTGGCGCTCATCCAGCCATTTTGTCGCGCGGTTGCGTAGCCGCTCATACGGCTTGCATAATCACCTCGAAGCAGACCATCTACATTAAATTTGATAAAAACAGTAGGCTTTTCACTTTCCATGAGCAGAGAGCGGCACATATTTTGTTCCCAGCGCACTACCCAAGGGTCAAGCGTGTATTTCACAAACTCCAGGGACTGCTGCTCTATGTTGGAAAAAGATGATTTCTCCAGGTCGGCAAGCATATGAGGCGGTATTCTAAAAATACGAGCGATTTCATTGATTTGAAATTTCCGTGTTTCAAGAAACTGTGCTTGCTCGGGAGGTATACCTATTTGCTGATATTTCATGCCTTCTTCCAGCACAGCCACCCTGTGAGAGTTAGTTGAACCTTGATAGGCAGCGTTCCAACTGTCTTTTACCTTTTGTGGATCTTTAATTGTGCCAGGGTGTTCCAGTACACCGCCAGGTGCTGCTCCATTAGCGAAGAACTTCGCTCCATATTCTTCCGTAGCAATCGCCAATCCAATGGCGTTTTTAGCCATAGCAATCGGTGAATAACCCACTAATCCATCAAACCCCAAGCCGGGGATATGCAACACATCGGATGGATCTAGATAAACCAGGCTGTCATTCCCAAGAGTGGGTGCGTCCTCTACACTTCGCTGGTATAAATAAAAAAGCCGTCCGTTTTTGTCACGGTCGACCGTCATTTTGTTTGGCATAAGGGGATAGAGAGCAATAACCTCACCACGTGCGTTCCTTATGATCTGTGCGTAAGCATTACCCCATAATAAAAGATGACTCATCAGCGTTTCTCGGAACGTGAAGGAAGTCATCTCAGGGTTTGGCTCATCGTGGAGCAGTTTATATAACGGGTGTTTTAAATATTTCTCTTTTCCACCGCTATCGTTGTATTTATATAAATGTAGCGGAAGTCCGGCTAATGTTTCAGCCAGTATCCTCACGCATGAATAGACCGCCGTCATCTGCATTGCCGTATGCTCATTGACAGGTTTTCCGGCAGTGGTTCCTCCGAAAAAGAAACTGTAATGACCGCCGCCCAAACTATCTTTAGGCTTATCACGAGCCTTAAATATTCCTTGTAAGATTCCCATTGACATCACTCTCCTTTATTAAAAAATAAGCAAACCACGTTCATCATAAACAGAAGAACCTGTATCTCCGCCACAACGAATAGCACGGTCGAGTGCCATAATGGTAGCGACTGCACCGTCTATTTTCTCAGTCGATTTTTCCTTATCGGCCTTGATATTTCCGGCAGGGTCGGTTCTGATAAATATGTTATCCATCATCCACCGAAGGACCGGATGTCCGCCATGAGCGATTTTCTGTTCCAATGTCAGTTTCATGAGTTCTTTGGTCGGTGGAGACATATCTTTAAAGCCTTGACCGAACGGAACAACCGTAAAGCCGAGGTTTTCAAGATTCTGCGTCATTTGCACTGCACCCCAGCGGTCAAAGGCAATCTCGCGGATGTTATATTTTGATCCAAGTTCTTCAATGAAGGTTTCAATGAATCCGTAATGTACTACATTGCCTTCTGTAGTTTTAAGAAATCCTTGCTTCTTCCATATATCGTAATTAACATGATCCCGCCGGACGCGCAAATCAATATTGTCCTCCGGTATCCAGAAGAATGGAAGAACAACATATTTATCATCTTCATCCAATGGAGGAAAGACCAAAACAAAAGCTGTGATATCTGTACTGCTAGAGAGGTCAAGTCCTCCGTAGCAGATTCGTCCTCGAAGTGATTCGGGATCAACAGCGAATGCACAGGCATCCCATTTTTCCATAGGCATCCAGCGTACTGCCTGTTTGACCCACTGGTTAAGTCGAAGCTGCCTAAAACTGTTCTCTTCAGCAGGATTCTGTCTTGCTGATTCAAAGGCTGCCTTTACTTTATCCATACTTACTGTAATGCCCAGCGATGGATTTGCTTTCTTCCACACCTTTGGGTCAGTCCAGTCATCCTCTATAGCAGCACCGTATATAACTGGATAGAAAGTGGGGTCTTTCTTTCTGCCATTTATGATATCCAGGGCCTTCTGGTGTACTTCCCAACAGATGCTGTTCTGATTGTCACCTGCAGTGGTTATAAGAAAATACAGCGGCTGCGTCCTGGCATCACCGCTGCCTTTGGTCATAACATCAAAGAGTTTTCTATTCGGTTGAGTATGAAGTTCGTCAAATACCACACCATGGGTGTTGAAACCATGTTTGTTGCTAACGTCGGCTGACAGCACTTGATAAATACTGCCTGTTGGTTGATAAATGAGCCGTTTCGTGGAATCGAGGATTTTCACTCGTTTTGCTAAAGCCGGACTCATCCTCACCATATCTGCTGCAACATTAAAAACGATGGATGCCTGGTTGCGGTCGGCGGCACAACCATAAACCTCGGCACGTTCCTCGTTATCTCCGCATGTGAGCAACAGGGCAACTGCCGCCGCAAGCTCACTTTTTCCCATCTTTTTAGGTATTTCTACATAAGCAGTATTGAACTGCCGATAGCCGTTCGGCTTTAAAATTCCAAATACATCACGGATAATCCGCTCTTGCCAGTCTATTAGTTCAAAAGGCTTACCCGCCCATGTCCCTTTGGTATGAGAGAGAGCCTCGATAAAGGCTACGGCATAATCAGCGGTGGACTTATCGTAGACAGAATCAGCAGCCTTAAACAGTGTTGGTGTGTATTTCTTGAGTTTTCGTATATCCGCCGCCTCCTTTTGCACATAAAAATAGACCTGCATCACGCAAGCCTTCAAATCTATCTGTACGAGAAACAGAGCCATTTTTGGCACTGTTCCTAATTGGTTTAAGCTATTTAATTCTCTTCGCCAGTCAAAATGAATCGGGAATAGGCGCCAGTATTATCCGAAAGGTAAACAAGTAGTTCATTAAACCCTTCTCGCAGAGCAATTTCCTGCACCTTCCTCACATCAAACATATTAGTTTCACCTGTATCACGTATGGCGAGTATCTGTTCCTTTATCTTCTTATCCATTTTCGACCTCCTTTGAATTCTCTACTGACTGTTTTAGAATGCCGATATCAAAATCTGCGCTCTTGTAACCCTCTAAGATAACGCTGTAGTAATAGCAACTCGGAGTGCCAAGTGGTCTGCCATCGTTCATGATGTACACCATAGTTTCTACGTTTCTTTTTCCAAGTTTCACTTTGACTATTTCTTTTCGGTATAGGAACGGGAAACCCTCGTAGCGGTCAAGTGCCGCTTCATCAGTGGGGGTAATCTCCCACAGTAGGCATGGCACTGTCTTGCCCTTTAAAGGCTCCACGGTTGCCACAGAGCCGCCGTGTCCGCCTCGAAACAATAACTGGTAGTCCTTTAAAACAACCGGCCCAACCGGCTTAGCTGTGGGGCAACGGTGTGCCATTTGCTCAAGATTAAGATTTGAGCCATAGGCGAGATAGAATGTTTTATTCATTGTCTTTGTCCTCCTTATTTTTGCAAGGCAACCGCTCAGGCTGCCCGAAATCGCCAAGCTGCCGAGCCGTCCAAGTGGGTGGTTAAATGTTCACGGCAGTTTGCGAATTCCTCGCCGATAAAACCGATGCGGTTGAGGTAGGTTCGCATTGCAAACTTTTCATTCTCGGCCTGCGGTTTCTTTGCAGAGGCACACTTTTGTGTCAGTGCTTGGTTGTTCAGTGCAAGGGCGAGAACAATGTAGCTTCTAATCTTGCCTGCATGAAGTTCGCTGTTAAATCCTCTGAGTTCGACCGTGTGGTTTCCGTTGAAAAAGCTATGCAGGTTAAGAAAATGGTATCGGCTTGAATGGTAATGTCGATTGGTACTTTCGCTATAACCCTCATACCAAAGGCTCTCAATCTGTGCCAGCGTTTTTGGTTTCTTGCGGTTGATTTTTTCCACCAGAATCTCATCCATCTTTTTGCAATATCCTATTCGTGAAGGTTCTATCTGCAATGCCTTGTAGAAAAGGTCGTTCTTGCTTGCGATGATGTTTACAAAGTTTCGAATGCTCCTTGCTGTGTGGTCTGCTCCGTCCAAGTGGATGTGTATTCCGCAGGAGTTGTTGGTGAAAGCTCCTGCCTTGCGTAGCCTGCGTACCAATTCCTGCAGTGTTTCAATGTCTCCCTGGTAGGTTAGGATGGGGCTTACCAGCTCTACGCTGTATTCTCTTGTTGCTGCAACTTTCTGCCGTCCTTGTTTCTTCTGGCAAGAAATGCTTCCGTCGCTCATAATTTTCCAAACCCGCCCGTCAGCAGTAGTAATCTTCTTGGTATCGTAATAGTCGCCTGTGTCAGTGACCGTTCCGTTTAGGTATTCGGCGGCAACCTTGGTGGCTTCGTTTCTTGTTATTCCTGTGAACTCAATTTCAATTCCAAAATTCTTATTTAGCATTGATTCTTGCTCCTTTTAAAGTGTATTTGTCCTTTCGGCATATACATATATCACTCTAAAAGGCTTATATATCAAGACAATTATTCGATAAATACAGTCATTTTTTACACAATCTTACTCCGCTTTTTCAAGCGAAAAGTGTGCATATTAATCTTCGATTCTCCTGCACAAATCCTCTCCGTAAACCACATTTAAAGAAGAACCATTCTCCCAGCGAACCATAATACTACCTGTGTCATCTACTCCAGTGACAATTCCTTTCGTTCCTATAGGAGGTGCTTGAAAATCGTCCATACGAACAAGTTCTACTCGGCAGCCCGCTGGGTATTGCTTGCGGATGCGTTCAACAGTTTCTCTTGAAGGAAAGTTATTCATCAGTCATTACCTCCTCAGCTTTAGCCGGAGCACCATTTTTAAAGGCACTGTTTCCAGATAAGTTCTTTAGCAGGATTTTGCGTTCCGCTTTGTATTCGGAGCCTACGAAACCAAGTCGGACGAGAAAACAGCGAAAAGCGTACTTCTCATTTTCTACTTGCTTTTCGGTAGCGTTGACTCTCTGCTGCGTTTTTGCCATCTCAAAGAGTGCAGTCATAAAATGGGTGTAAGCTTTCACCTCATCCGAAGTAAGCTCTCCTTGAAACCAAGGAAAACTGATAGTTTCTTCGTTTGTTATTATAGGGATGCAATCAGCAGCTAAAGCCTTTTTTATTAAGGACGCTTTGCTTTCTACTAAACGCTTGAGGTTTTCAAGAGCCATATCTGTGAAAGACGACCTTGGCAAATCAATGGTCAACCGGTTAGTTTCGACCTCGTCACTTTGCTCAGGTTCTACATATACGGGTAGCTCCTCATAATCGCAGTAAGGGCTGACCCTTCCGCCAAGAGCTGCTTCGTAAGGAATTTGGATATCCTCCGGCACTGGTTCTGGTTCTGGAAGTGGAGTGTCATATTCTTCTGTAATTGCTTTGAAGTCATGCAATCCTTTAAGGTCAGCAACCAAGTTGGGATTGTCCTCACCCTCGAGCATTCCATTCTTATCGATGTGGTAGCCTCCTACTTCGTAAGCAAATGTAGGTGCACCAAGGTATATCGTCGGAGCATTTAGTTCCAGGCTGATAGCTCCTACCAGCGATTTTCGTTTTGGACCTGTAATGTTATAATTTATCTTCATTTTTCATACCGCCTTTCATTTTTCGGTACTACATATATCACTCTGAACGCTGTAAATAGCAAGTAATTTCGAGCATTTTATGTAGAGAATAATGTTCTTTTATTCGGCGGTATCTTGTATGGAAAACACAATGCCCGACAAAACAAAATTTACACACGGAAGTGCCACTCCATTGCCCCACATCTTATATTCCGCAGAATCAGAATATGGGTCTTTAAGCCACTTAGATATCTGCTTTAAGGTTTTTGGCTTAGTTGAACTTCCCGTAACCTTACGGTGAGTTTCAAATATGTTATACCAAGTGCGTAAGTCATCCATTGTTGGATTTTCTGTTGCAAGATCACTACACCACCAGTCTGGGAAACCTTGAAGCCTTGCACATTCGGTCGGAGTTAATCTTCTGACCGTGTATAGAGTGCCGTCTGTATCATTAATAAGCGGAGGGTCTTTGTAGTCAGTAGCAACCAGCGTATTTGCTAGTTCTTCTTCAGCGGCAGTAAAAAATGATGCCTTGCTTGAAGAGTAGGTAGGAGTTGCCACAGCACTTGGCCCCTGTGCATTTAGTGTCGATGATATTCCGTCTTCTGTAATCCCAAGATTTCTGGCATAATTTTGACCACAGTTGAAAGATTCTCTATCAATAGCGAAAACAACAGCGTGCTTATCTACAGTATTTAATGTAAAACTTATATTTTCATTAACCCCATCACCCTGTGGGCCGTTCTTATCTTTTCTTCCAATCATGGAGCCTTGCAGAGCATAACTTTCTACAATAGCAATACCACCTTGATTGCAGGAAGGATTTCCTCCATTTCCATCAATGGTTCGTGAAGTATCGGCCTCATACACTCCACTGTTGGGATTAGATGATTTCATGGCATTGCTGTCTTTAGAGCAGATACCATAAGCTTTTGGGACAAACAACGTCTGGTCATTATTGCAGGATAGTGTTGCCGATTTATTATTCTGGATAAGAGCACCTTTGCCACCACCCTCACAGCCACATCGGATTTTAAGAGTTTTAGGTGTATCACCAACCACAAAAGGCTGATTATTACCGCCTGTTCCATAAGTGGCTGATATTGTTGGTGCAACATCAATCGGCCCCGTAAAGCGAGTATCTCTTCCGTGATTATCAAATACCGCCGCATCCATAACACAAGGTGGGTGATGGGCCTCAGCTCGGAGAGTGCAAGTGACATCTTCCGTGATATCCATCCGATTACCACCTTGGTCATTTAAGATCACACTGCTTGTGCCTGTTTCTCTAATGCCGTTTTCAAAACAACCGGCAGTTCCTTGCCACGTGCGGAAGCTCTCCTTAGAATACCCAGACAAGCCTTCTGACTTAAATAGTACTTCTCCGGCACTCCCACCTGCAAAATCTGCGACAAGGAAGATGCGTTTTCTTCGTTGGGGAACTCCCCAGTATTGAGCGTCAAGTACTCGCCAGGCAATGGAGAAATCATCTCCCATGACATTTCCTGCTTGCCTCCATTTATCAGCTTTAGGAACTGATAAGGTTTCATCTTTGATGTGACAGATGCTTTCAAGGACACATCTGAAGTCCTCTCCTTTGTTTGAGGAGAAAGCACCCGGCACGTTTTCCCAGACGATGTATCTTGGATATTTACCATCTGTTGCACACCTCATTTCTTTTACAATTCGAATGGCATCATAAAAAAGACTTGAACGCTCTCCGTCCAAGCCATCACGCTTACCCGCCACAGACATATCCTGACAAGGTGAGCCAAATGTAATTATATCAACCGGTTCTATCTTACTGCCATCAAGGCAAGAGACATCGCCGTAGTGTTTCATAAAAGGCAACCTTTTTGTTGTAACCCTTAAAAGAAACGGCTCAATTTCGGATGCCCATAACGGCTCGATGCCACAGAGCAAGCCGCCCAAGGGAAAGCCGCCACTGCCGTCAAAAAGCGAGCCGAGGGTCAGTTTATGTTTCATCAGCACCCACCTCCGGCAGATCACTATATCTGATTTCCGATCCATCTCTCAAAAGAAATACACCATCAGCACTTCCGACTTGCTCAATATATCTCTTTACTATGACATCACAATACTTTTCATCTAGTTCGATGGTATAGCATATCCTGTCCGTTTGCTCACAGGCGATAAGAATAGAACCACTTCCGCCGAATGGATCGAGTACAATACAATTAGACAAACTGCTATTCAGAATCGGATGGGCTACCAATGCTACCGGTTTCATAGTAGGATGGTCAGCATTTTTCTTTGGCTTTTCAAATTCCCATATAGTGGTCTGCTTTCTATCGGCATACCAGTTGTGCTTACCGGATTTCTTCCAACCGAAAAGAACCGGCTCATGCTGCCATTGATAAGGGGAGCGGCCAAGAACAAGTGACTGCTTTTTCCAAATGCAAGTACCGGAGAGATAGAAACCAGACTCTGCGAAAGCCTTTCTGAAATTTAAACCTTCAGTATCTGCATGAAATACATAAATAGAAGCATCCTTCGCCATTGCCGCTTCGGTATTCTTAAACGCCTCAAGCAAAAAATTGTAGAATGCTTCATTTCCCATATTGTCGTTCTTAATTTTACCCGCCGAACCTTCATAGTTGACGTTGTACGGAGGGTCGGTAACAACAAGATTTGCGAGTTTCCCGTCCATCAATAGAATGAAAGTGTCAGCCTTGGTGGAATCACCACAAATGAGTCTATGCTGTCCGAGTTTCCAAACATCGCCTTGTTTAGTGATTGCAGGCTTTTGCAGTTCAGCATCCACATCAAAGTCATCATCATGAATACCATCCTTGAGCGAGTCCTTAAATAGTGCATCCAGTTCAGCAGGTTCAAATCCCGTGAGGGATACATCAAAGTCCGCTCCTTGCAGGTCAGCAATCAAAAGCATCAACTTGTCTTTATCCCAGTCACCGCTTATTTTATTGAGAGTGATATTGAGTGCCTTTTCTTTTTCCTCACTCATTTCAATAACCACACACTCAACTTCAGTGATGCCCATATCAAGTAGAACCTTCAAACGCTGATGTCCGCCAACAACATGAGATGTGGTTTTATTCCATATAACGGGTTCAACATAACCGAATTGTTCGATGGAGCGTTTCAGCTTTTCATATTCAGGGTCACCGGGTTTTAAGTCTTTACGAGGATTATAGTCGGCTGGAATCAATAGCTCAGTTTTCAGTTTTTCTATCTGCATATAATTCAGCCGCCTTTCTCAAATTTGTGTACATATTGACATTCTCCCAGGGGAACAGACTCGAATTAAAATGTCCGTAAACCGCTGTATCGGAATAGATCGAATTTCTTAAGTGTAGTTTTTCAATGATTGCAGCAGGTCTTAGGTTAAAAACTTCCTGCACAATATTGGCAAGCTGATCATCGGTGATTTTGCCTGTACCAAAGGAAGTCACATCAACCGCCACAGGGTTTGCCTTTCCTATGGCATAAGAAAGAGCGACCTCACATTTTTCTGCAAGACCGCTCCAAACAATATTCTTCGCAATGTAACGTGCCATATAGACACCACTTCGGTCAACCTTGGTCGGGTCCTTGCCGCAAAGGGCACCTCCGCCATGGGATGCAAGTCCTCCATAGGTGTCGACCATGATTTTTCTGCCGGTTAAACCTGTGTCGGCAGCGGGACCACCTTCGACAAATCTTCCGGAGGGGTTAATAAGAATTTCGGTACCATCATCAAATGGAAAATCCTCAAAGCACTGCCAAAGTACATTATTTCGGATATCCGAACTCAGTTCTTCCTGGGTTTTATCTTTATCATGCTGGATTGAAACTACAATTGTTTTTACACGTCTTGGCTTACCATCCTCATACTCTACTGTTACCTGTGCTTTACCATCTGGTAAAATTCCTTTGATAAGTTTTCCTTTGCGACAGTCATCAATACGCTTTACGATACGATGAGAAAGCACAAGTGGGAGGGGAAGGTTCTTACTGGTTTCGTTTGTTGCATAACCGTAAACCGTACCTTGGTCCCCAGCTCCTATAGAACCATATGGGTCAGTAATACCATTTCGCACTTCAAGTGCAGTATCTATACCTGCCGCAATGTCTGAACTTTGATGATGTACGAACACAAATACTGTGAACTTCCACGGATTATATCCAACCTCTCGAAGTACATTTTTTACGATGAAACGGATATCCACTTTACCGCTGCAGGTGATTTCGCCCGCCACGATAATTTTTCCTTTAGTAGCCATGACCTCACATGCCACGCGGGAAGCTTTATCCTTACGCAAGCAAGCATCCAGAATATTATCAGCAATGAGGTCACAAAGCTTATCCGGATGCCCAGCGCAAACACTTTCTGCTGTTTTATAAGTAATCATATTTTTCTCCTATCTTATTTATTTTCCCCGCCTTGCTGTGAGCAGACGTTCCATTACATCGTCCTGCGGGTTAGCACCACTGTACTCGCCAGTGCAGTTTTCTTTGACGATCTGGAATATCTCCATCCACAACCGGTTGGTTTGATTCATGTAATTCTGACCCATTGCCACATATGGACTTTGAATGGCATTACCCGTAGTTGGGTGTTTTGCTAAAAAGCCATATTCAGTTACCGCTTCCTCGCATTGAATCCAACGAGCCACGCTCATGGCATATCGCTCCAATAACTGCGGTGATACGAGAACGGCACACCCACGTTCATTCAGCCACTGCCATGTGTTTCTGTAGATTTCTCCTGCAACCAGTGCTTTGCCGTCTTTTTGTATAGCCTCAAGCATTTTATTAGGTTCAGGCATTTCAAGGCCTTTAAGGTCTGCAGTATCATTAAATTCCATCACGGTCAGTTTCCTGCCTCCCGGATTGCCTTCAGCGATTTTGTCAGCCAGTGGTTTCTTTTTCGCACCTGCACCGACACGGGCGCCACCTCGATTTGTACCGTCTTTTGCCATTTAATCACCTCACTTTACAGGGCCCAGGCTATTCCCTCATTTGAAACCGCATTTTTTCACACGAAGCCCCACGCCGCTGTCCGCTTTAAAAAGTTTTAGAGATTTGACCGCCCCCACCGGTCACCGCTCTCAGCAGTGATTCTTGAGTGGCAGGACTTACAAAGAGCCATGAGGTTGCTCCTTTCATTGCCTCCGCCTTTGGAGAGCGGGAGGATGTGGTGAACCTCTTCAGCTGGAGTGATCTTTCCTTGTTTCTCACACTCCTCGCAGAGAGGATGCGACTTGATGTAGCGGTCACGGATACGCTTCCAAGCACGACCATATCTCTTATTGGAAGCAGGGTCACGTTCATATTGGTTGTAATGTTTGTCCATTGCTTTTTGATGCTCGGCGCAGTATTGCTCACGTTCAGCAAGCCGACCGCAGCCGGGGTAAGCACATGGACGCTTAGGTTTGTATGGCATCGTTTCACCTCGCTTTCTGGGCATAGAAAAAGCCCTGCAGGACGAACCCACAAGGCTTGGCATCAATTCTATTTTGCTGATTATATAATAACATAAATGCAACTGTGGTATCTTGTTGCAAAGTGTTGCAAAACGTGCAAACTATATTTTAATAGGATCTTCTGGAAGAGTCACATGGTTAAGAGCTGCATTATGCCACCTGTAAACCGTTGTTCTGTCTGCATTAAGTTCATCACCAATTTGCTCCCAGGTGAAGTTATGCACATACCGATACCGGAGAACCATGCGTTCATCAGTGTCAGCAACCTCGTTAATAACACACCTTATCTGCTCTTTGAGTGCTACAAGGTTATCCACCTCGGCATTTATCTTACTTTCCAAATCCATAATACGCTCTAAACATCTTACAAACTTGGCATCTGTATTTCTTGAGGTCTGCACCTTTTCATCCCAGCTTGGTGATGATACACTTGTTGCCATTTCTCTGAGGCACTCCATCTCTTCGATGTCAGATTGTATTCTTTTATCCAGCCTATAAGCCTGGTGTAAATATTCCTTTACTTTCACGTTCTTCTTACCTCCGATCTTAGATTTTTGATTAGGAAATTCCCATCAACAGAGGTAAGTTCTCTATACCAATCAGAATGGAAGAACCTCTCCACCTCGGATATCATGTCCTTCGCAGGATCATAGCGGGGACGTTTTTTCAGTTTTTTTAGTGCATCCCTATAATCCTTGACAGCTTGCAGAATAATGGCGTTTGCAAGTTGCTCATAAGGGTCGGTCATCGCACCACCTCCAATTTTGCTTTTACTGCATCAATTAAAGAGGTTTGTGTTTTTTCTTTTCTTGTAAGTGCAGCCATAACATCTTCATCTATGGTATCCTTGGCAATGATGTGGTGTATCACAACCGTTTCATTTTGACCTTGCCTGTAAAGGCGGGCATTGGTTTGCTGATACAACTCCAAAGACCAGGTAAGTCCAAACCATATAAGGGTAGAACCACCGCTTTGAAGATTAAGTCCGTGTCCTGCACTTGCCGGATGAATAGCGGCTATGGGGATATCGCCGTTATTCCAATCCTCAATATCTTTCGATGTCTTTATCTGCCTAGCAGGAAACCGCTTCTGGATACGCTCCAGGTCATGCTTATACCAGTAGGCAACAAGCACCGATTTTCCGTTAGCTCCTTCAACCAAGTCCTCTAAGGCATCCAGCTTTCTGTCATGAATAAGATGAGCCTTATTTTTATCATCATAAACAGCACCATTGGCCATCTGCAGGAGTTTGCCGGAAAGAACTGCCGCATTTACTGCATCAATTTCTTCATCACCTAAATTAGCAACCATCTCATCTCGAAAATCAGAATAAATACTCCATTCCTTTTCATTCAGATACACAGGCACCTCATTTATGACGCATTCAGGCATTTTAAGATAATCTGCAGACTTCATGGATATCGTAATATCAGATATTTGGCTGTATATCCTATCTTCAGCACCCGGCAGCGGCTTATATGAAAAGATAATCTCAGCATTACGCTTATCCGGCACAAAGTAGGCACTTCGGTAGTGGGTTATGTACCTTCCAAGCCTTTCACCTAAATCAAGGACACGAAACTCTGCCCATAAATCCATAAGTCCGTTACTTGAAGGTGTCCCCGTAAGGCCTACAATCCTTTTTACAGATGGCCTTACTTTCAATAGGCTTTTAAATCTCTTTGCACCGTAGGACTTAAAAGAAGATAACTCATCAACGACAACCATATCGAAGTCAAAGGGGATACCGCTCTTGTTAACAAGCCAGTCTACATTTTCACGGTTGATGATATAAAGGGTGGCTCTTTTCATTAGAGCATTGATTCTTTCTTTTTCCGTTCCTACAGCCACAGAGTAAGATAAGCCTTTGAGGTGATCCCACTTTTTTATTTCCGCAGTCCATGTTTGAGATGCAACTCTTAATGGCGCAATCACAAGAACCTTTCTTATTTCAAATTTATCAAGGCATAGGTCAAACAATGCAGTAAGAGTGATTGCTGTCTTTCCTAACCTAAGCCCATATCAAGGAATATTGCAGTTATTGGCTTGCTCTCGATAAAATCAATCGCATACTGCTGATAATCATGTGGTATGAACTTCATTCGGCATCACCTCCCATCTCTTTTAGCACTTCCTCTATCTGCTCTACGCCATCAATGCAGTAAACTAAAAAACCTAACGCTTCCAGTTGCCTTTTTCGTCTTACTTGTAGAGGACGCATCATTTTGCCCGGTGCTTTTAATTCAACAAATGCAATTCTGCCCATAGGAAGTAGCACAAGGCGGTCTGGCATGCCATTAAACCCAGGACTTACAAACTTCGGGGCAATGCCTCCCATGTTTTTAACTGCTGCTATCAGTTTTTGCTCTATATATTTTTCTTGCATAATGTCCTCCATTTCTTACTTAAGAACAACCGGCACAACTTTGAACGATTTTTCCTATACGCGCGCATATACACGCTCACGATGCTTTACTACTACTATTTTCATTATTTATATCTAAGTAGTAAAAGTCTTGTTCCTGTTATTCCCGCTAAGCCGAAGTATCGATATTTGCTACGGTTTCAAGAAAACAACTATAGGAAACAACTAAAGAACAAGGAACTACCTTTATCTTTTTCGCTCGTAACAACGTTGCTTGCCGTAAATCGGAAAATTGCTTGTTCCGTTCTTGTTCCCGGTGTACTTGTTCCAATCACCAATCTTCTTCATAATGCCTGCGATGGCATAAGAGTCTGCAGGTTTCATGGCTGCCGCATCCTTGCCGAAACACTCGCACCAGATTTCCATATTGCAAACAAGGGTACGTTCTACCGTACCGACATGAGATTCTCCGCCAAATTCACTACCGTTCAGGAAGTTTCTACGCTCATAAGCTGACATGGTATCCCAGTTTTCCGGCAAAAGGGTATCAAGATAAGTACGAACCAGTCCTTCACGCTCATCGCTTTCCATGGCATCATCCTGCTCACTGGCAGCTAAATGCACGTCATCACCTTCAAGGTAGAGTTTTTCGCCCTTCTCATAAAGCACCAGTGTTTCTGCCCATATCTGCTCAACATCATAAACAGACATCTGCCAGGCTTTCTTCTTACCGTTACCACTGATACGAACAGGCCAGAACCGTCTGTTGCCCGTAATATCTCGAAGAAATCCACTCTCTGCATTGGTAGAACCTACAATTACACACTGGCGGGGATGGCTCTCCACATTGACGCCGTAGCTGGCACGGTACTTATCATCACACCTTGATATAAAGGACTTCACAACTTCCACATCGGTCTTACGCATTCCGGCAAGCTCCCCAAGTTCCAGCATCCAATATCCCTGCAGTTTTTCGGGACCGGCTTTATCTTTCATATCCGTTAGGGTCAAGCTGTCGGAGAACCAGTCTCCTGCAAGTTTTGCAAAGAAGGTTGATTTACCGATTCCTTGGGGACCGTTAAGGATAAGTACACTGTCAAACTTAGTTCCTGGATGATAAATGCGTGCTACCGCAGCAACCATCGTCTTTCTTGTAACAGCCCTTGTATAGGAATTGTCCGTTGCTCCAAAATAATCAACAAGTAAGGCTTCAACTCTGTCGATACCATCCCACTCCGGCAAGTTGTCGAGATATTCTTTTATAGGATGATAGGCTCGCTCCGCTGCCACTGCAAGAATCGCATCTTTCGTCTTAGTTGGGGAGTAGACCCCATATTTATTGGATACATAAACCTTTAAGGCAGCATTGTCCGAGTCATTCCACCCTTCTTTCATCTGGCTCCAAGGCAGGCCATTTCTTGCATCAATACCATCGCGGTGTTTGTTAAAGGCAAGTGACTGCAGTTCTGGGTCATTTCGGATTATAAGGACGATGTTGTCGAGGGTGTCCTTAATCTTGCCTTGTTTATCAAGTTCAAGTGCCGTCTGCCAAGTGTCCTCAGTAAATTCAGCCGTTGCCTGATCCATACGCTCATTGGCAAACTGAGCCTTTACTTCATCGTCCTTTATGGCAAATTCGCACATGGCAACATAGGACGGCAGCTTGCTCGGAGATGTGCTCTCCGATGCCCTGTCATCCAAATTGCCAAACTTATGAATACGAACAAGGTCAAAGGCATTAAGTAACCTTCCGCTTGCAGGATCTGTCGCGTGGTGGGAATAAGCAAACTTATCATCATAGATAATGACACCGGCACTTGAGTCGGCAGGCATATAATCGTACCTGCCTGTCATTGCTGACGGTTCATATACATCCTCCAGAAACTTATCAATCGCATCTGTTACTGAATAGGTACGGCAGAAAGTGCCGACCACACCTTCCTTGGAAAGCGGGTCAGCTTGTTCTTTTAATGAACGTTCTATTACCTCTGATTGCCTTGAGGATACAGGCCATGTGCTTGTGTCATGCCAATCATCATATTTATTAAGAAACACTTCCGGGTCAAGGAGTGAGCCGTCTTTTTCTTCATATACAAACTCGCCATTTCTTGATGTTGATGGCCAATACATCAGTCTTTCTGGCTCATAGGTAGTGTCGTCAAAAAGGTCAATGCCTACCTCCTTTGCTACCATACGGCTGATTGCGGCATATTCTTCCTCTCCCACATCGCGGGATAGGGGAATGATCAGCCTAAGTCTTGGTTTTTCCAGGGTATGCTTATGTGTGGAATAAATACAGCACTTATATGGGAAGAAAGTGCAGAGTTCACCCCATATACTGCTTGTGCCATAGTCCATATCAAGGGTTAGCATGGAGCGTGACAGCACATTGCCTTTTTTTCGTCTGCCGTCTTTTAAGTGACCACCGACAAAACCGCCGACATCTTTGATTGAATCCTGCCCACCCTTTTTCATCTTTCGGTATTCTTCCACGGTTTCGGTGGTACGCTGTGTGGTCTTAACACGAGAGCAAAAATCTTCCCAGCTGATATCAGTGTTCTTCCACTTTTTATCCATTCGGCTGTTGCCGTATGCTATCTTCATAGAGCCTCTACCTCCTCAAAATTTCTATTGAAATATCTGACCAGCTGTCTGCGTTTTCTTGCCTTTTCAATTTCAATGCTCATACCCCTCGAAATATCATCACCAAGCACCCACACCTCCTGACATTTACCCATAAGGATGATATCCATGAAAATAGCGAGGTCACGCTCTTTCTCGTTGCTGTCATCCATGAAAGGGAATAGAAGGTGTGGGGTCAGTGGGATACATCCACAATTAAAAGCAAATTCTGCAAAACGAGTGGCTTTTAATGTGTTTTCCGTAATAGCACCATTAAAAGGGGCGCATATATAAACCAAAGGACGGAAGGCGGTTTTTGATGCCGCCTTGTCCGCTCTTTCAATATTGGTAAGTGCTTGATATGGCACTAAGTCCATGTAACCTTCAGAGTTTTTTATATCAATTCCCATAACACACCTCCATCTCAATTTGCGGATAGAAACCGTCAGCCTTTAGCTGTTCATAGATAAAGAGTCTGCCTTTTTGCGTCCACTTTGTGTGAACCTTGGTGTGTTCAAAACCATTACCATCTTCATAAACATGGGTATTGGTTCTTGTATAACCTTTGTCTGCGTGTTTCTGATATAAAAGCCAGGTATCACTTTGCTTAAATTGAATGCCCTTGTCATGGAGATACTCATTCATGCGAATGCCGCTCCAGCCATAGTCCTTGGCAATAACAGAGATGTTTACGGCATCCTTACATTTGAGAACCACATCGTAATAGGTGGCTTTCGGTTTCATCTCAGCAATCTGCTGTTGTTGAACTGCAACTGCTGCCGTAAGGGTTTTATTTCTTTCACGTTCTTCTTTAAGAGCAGTAAATGCAGCAATAGCAAGGTCGGGATTGGCAATTAATTCATCAGTTGCATAAATACCATGCTTGCGAATTGCAGGAAGCACCTCGCTTGTAACCCAACGCTTGAACCTGTGCAGCTTATCGATTCTAGCTTTAACCTCGATGGGGTACGCATCTGACACTCCACCATTGTTTGCCTTTTGTGGCTGCATTGTAAAAAGCAGAGAATATAGACCACTCTCATTTATGAAAATGGCCGTTTGCGTTCTTCCAAGAGAATCAATAATCTCTTCCTCTATTTTATCTTCATCATCCACACGGCTAATGCTCCTGTTATGGTTTTTATCTCCAAATATTTGGCAGATATCTTTTCCAACAAACCAAGGTGCATCATTAATTAGCAGGCTCCTAACATCACCAAATTCTTGGCTGCTAAAAATTTGTAATTTGCTCATTTTTCGCCTCCCGCTAATACTTGCTTCATAAAACTACACGCCATTTCCGAATCTCGCTCGATGCGTTTGGTTTCATCCAAAAGATAAATATCTTTAGGCATTTCGTTTAGAACTTGTTGTAAGGAGATAGCAAACAATTCTGTATTTCCTCTTTGATAATCACTGAAATGTCGATGCAGTATTAGTTCATTTCCCCAGTAATTTGTGTGTCCTTGGCTTAATGCCAAATCTCCAACAGCTGCGCTTCCATACCTTTCAGCCTGCCTCTTTAAAGCCATCAACCTACGATACGGATTCTTGGTGCTGCCGATTTTTACCGCATCACCCCACTCGAGGATGTAGAAGAAACCAATATAGTCACTGCTTCTTGACTTTTCGATCTCTTTCAAATGGCCAAACTCTGCATTTTTGTAAATTTGTAATTCCACTAGAATTACCTCCTTAATAATTTTTGGAGGTCTTGACCTCCTACCTGGTAGCCACAGGAGTTGGTCAAATCTGATGGTTTTCTAAAAATTCTTTAAGTTTTTTCTCTGCACGCTTTAACTTTTGGCTGATGTTATTTTCGTCAGCATCGATAGAGCGAGCATATTCACGGATTGGTATGCCATCAATGCGTACTGCGATGAACATATCCGCCCAATCTTTCTTTTTACCAAGTGCCTTATGTATCCATTGGCAAATATCTTCATACTCGTAGAGGCGATTACGCTCAGCCTCCTGTGAATCATCAGCGAAGGTATCCATTACATCCGTTTCATCTTCAGATTCATCATCCTTGCGATAAGGAGTCTTCGGATCGCCAAGATGCCTATGAAACTTGCGCCAGTTGTTGTATTCCTTACTGTTCATAAGGTCTAACATTTCCTGTACAGTCTCACAACGCTTTACTTCTGCCTTCTTTTCTGGCCTTGCCTCTGCAAGACGCTGCTCATAGTCGATATCCAGCATGATGCTGTAATCATCATCCGGAATATCAATTGTGGTGTAGAACTTGTGGCCGTTTTTGATGTTTTCTTCGTACAAAACTCGAATCTTCATTAAGTATTCCTTTCCGTCCCGGCATTGGGCGGCGGAATACAAAAGAGCCTGCGGTGAAGATGACCACAGACTCCGCTTGTCCTTAAAATGGGCGCACGAAATCACGGTGGGTGCATCTTCATTCCAAACACAGTCTTTATCACTGTGTTCTGAACTCTTATGCATCCCGCCGTCCTAATGCGCATCTCGGACATTGAGATTTTATTGGTTTATAGAGAGAAAATTGATTTTTAGCGAGGAAAAATTCACATCCGCATAAAAAACTTTAGAGAATGTGTAGAAATTTACAAAATTTTCTGATATACTGGACTTGCTATAGATTTCCAATTTATTTCCTCGTAATCTCTTACTCTCTACTATTAAACTTATAGTAGATACAGTTACCTGCAAGAGCCTTCAACGGTTACTTTAGTTGATATAGTTACTATTTTTTGAAAAGGAGGGCTATGGATGACTATGAAGAATAATCCGTATCTTTGCGGTGGCACCTTTTTTGTTCTTTTATTACAAGCAAAAAGGTTAAGACGCAAAGCACGAGATAAATTTCAAGGCGGCACAGATGGCCTTAATGATACAGATGTCATGAAGGGCCTTATTTATGTAGTCACAGGACAAGCTGTAGACCCATACAACGATTCATTTAAGAAGAACACCTCAGAATATAAGTCCTGTAAATACAATGGCGGTACATACATTCCATTCAATGAAGTTTCCACAATTAATAGCTTTGATAATGCTGTAAAAAACAAATACTCCGACACCCTGGATAGAATGTCGGAGTTCGCAAACGACTATTTGATTGTTGAGAATTCAGAAAAAAGAGAATGGCTTATAAAGGCTTTGCTCGATGTCATTGAGCAAGATGTGGAAATCAAAGATGGCGATTTATTTTATATTTCCAGCAATGGTGATGCCGTTTCAAGGTCTGCACTATCCGAGATTTCAAACATTGAATTTGAACCGTTCCTTGTAGGAGTACTACACTATATCTTATTGAACCGTAAAAACAATGCACTTGGTCGCAGCACATTTGAGTCCTGGCACACCAGGCAATCACCTCATTCAGAATGGGATTTTGTCAGTGATATTGGCTGCGGGATTACACGCCCGATAACAGTATTCCTAATGGCTGTTAAAAAAGAGGATTATGCTGATTTTGAAGAAACAAATGCAGAAGAAGCACCAGAACCGGAAGTAATAATAGAAGATGCTTCAGCTGGATCATCAACACAGAACGTAACGCAGATAGTGAATAACCCCACAATTGTAAATCAGTACGGAGAAAAGAATATTCACATAGATCGGGTAGACACTTTAAATCTTTAAAAGGAGGTGCAATAATTGAAAAATGAACTACAACAGGCACCTTCAAGCATTGTGCCTGCTAATCCTACTACTGTTAATCAATATGGTGAGAAGAACGTCCACATAGAACACGCTGATAATATCCATCAGACAGTTAACTATAATTTAACATTCATAGATCGAAGTCCTAATGGAAGAAGAGAAAATGTCACCCAAAAGATAAATACAGACTACTACAACCTATTCGTTATAAGCGGCGAAACTTTTATGCATGATCATTTTCTTGTTCCAAAAGACCGTGCCTTAGTCAAGGGAACCATATCCGATGACTTATTTGAAAGATTGGCTGCTCTTACACCGGAAGCTATAGAGGAAATAAAGACATTTCCTGCACTATTTGCAAGTGAAAATACGGATTATTGGGGAAAGACAGACCCTGAACAGCAAACCATATATGGACTTGTAAGAGAAATAAGAACCCAAGATAACGGAATCATGATTTATTACAAAGATTTAAGTTTCATACCACAACAAAAAATTAATGAGATTTCTTTCGAACTCGGAATGGGTCAATCAAGGGCCATAACTTCTTTAAATACAACCCGATGGACAATAAAGAAAATTAATCTCATTGAAGCATTAACCGATGCCGGAATCAGCGTTCTGGCACCAACTTAATTAAAGAAAAGGAGGCGGTACAATGCAACCTAAAGTACCTTCTGAAATCACACAGATTTCTCTTAATGATGCCACCTATAAAGACTGTGGTGTTTCCATTCAACCTACTCTTGTGAATTTTTTCTTTGGAAATAATGGCACGGGGAAATCTACTATAGCAAAAGCTATAAAAGCCGATACCGGCACAACCTGGAGAACAGGAAAGTTATCTACAGATTACAACATCCACGTATACAACCAGGACTTCATTAACGCCAATTTGCAGAATTATCACAATATGCCTGGGGTTTTTACTGTAAATGAAGTTAATATTGAAATTCAAAAACAGATTGAAGATAAAACCACAGAAAAAGAAACGGCGTCTACAGCTTTAGGTATTGCAACTGAGGAAAAAAAGAAAAAAGAAGGAGCCAATACTGCCTTGTTTTCTATCTTCCAAGATGAATGTTGGGAGAAAACAAAAGACCTCCGTGAGACATTTGACGGAACCCAAACAGGCAAGAAAAGAAAACAGCAGTTTGCAGAGGCTATCCTTGAGATAAAAACTCCAAAAGAACATGACCGAGCAGCTTTGAAAAGATTATATGATGCTGCTTATGCCTCCGATTCCAAAAAATATGATGAGTTTAAAACAATAGCTGATACTTCTGTTCTTGATAAGCTTGGTGGAATCGATATTCTTGGCAAATCTATTGTAAGTAGTGCAACTACTCCATTTGCTGAATTCATCAAGGCATTAAATGCAACTGCCTGGGTTCGTCAAGGTCATGAACAATACCGCGAAACTCCCGATAGTAAATGCCCATACTGTCAGCAGAAACTTCCTGAGAAGTTTGAGGATGATATAAAAGCCTGTTTTGATGCTCAGTACCAGAATGATATTATTGCACTTAAGGATTTCTATGACACATATAAGCAAAAGGCAAATGAAATATTTGCTCCGCTACAGTCAGTTCCGCAAGACCTTTATCCTGAAATCGAAATTATGCCGTACAATGATAAACTTGCGGCTTTAAAAGGTATCATCTCCTCAAATCTTCAGCAAATCTCGGCTAAAATTGCTGATCCTTCCATTATTATTAGCATTGATGATACCGAACCTACACTTAAAGAACTTAATGACATAATAAATGGATTCAATAAATTAATCAGTGAAAATAACGCTGTCATTGCCGCCAAACCAAAGAAACAGGCTGAATGTAAGATAAGTGTATGGGAGTTACTAGCTTTTACTGTTAAAGACGAAGTTAATCGCTATAACACAAGCAAAACAGCATTGGAAAAAGAAATAACTACTTTTTCAACACAGATTACTACTAACAAAAGTACTGTTCAGCGTATTACTGGTGAGATTTCAGATCTCAATAGACAAATAGTAAGTACTAAAGCAACCATTGACAGTGTGAATACTCTTTTGCGTGATTCCGGGTTTCAAGGGTTTAGTATAAGAGAAAAATTTGACACACCTAATGTATATGAGGTTATTCGACCCAATGGAAGTATTGCTGAAAATTTGAGCGAGGGAGAACGTAATTTTATAGCCTTCCTATATTTCTATCACCTTGTTCGAGGTAGCGAAACTGCCGACGGGGGTCTTAGAGATAAAATTGTAGTCATTGACGACCCTGTTTCCAGTATGGATAGCAGCTCCCTGTTTATTGTGAGTGCTCTTGTTCGTGAAATGATAGATATTTGCCATAACAATGCTGAAGAAAGAGTGCCTATTGTACAAGGTAACTTTATAAAGCAAATTTTCATTCTGACTCACAATGCCTATTTTCATAGGGAGATTACATACAATCAAGTAAAGCACTATCAATATGTAAACTTTTATCTCATCTGTAAAGTAGACAATAAATCATCTATTAGACTGTGCGAAAGGCAGAACCCGGACATCCCAACAGAAAAGATAAATGTTAATCCCGTTCAAAATTCTTATGCTGCATTGTGGGACGAGTATAAGGAGGTAACATCAGCCATACCATTGATGAATGTTATCCGCCGCATCCTGGAATATTACTTTTTGCAGTTATGCGGATATGATGGTGCAATACTCCGCAAACGCATCTTAATGGATCACAAAGATAACTTCATAACTCACAAGGAAGATGGCAGCGAAGATACTACTCAATATCAAATGGCATCTGCAATGCTTTCTTATATTAGTGCAAATTCTATTGGTATTAATGATGGAATGAACTATGTAGATGACTGCATCGATGTAGTGCAGAGCCGAGAAACATTTGAGATGATATTTACATTTATGAATCAAGAACAGCATTACAAAATGATGATGGGCATCAAATAGATTTTCTAAAGACTGGAGGTTACAAAATGCGTATCAGCTATAATAAGCTATGGAAGATGCTAATCGACAAAAACATGAATAAGCAGGATTTAAAAGAATTAAGTGGCGTAAGTGCCGCCTCCATTGCCAAGTTAGGGAAAGGCGAAAATATCACTACCGATGTCCTTCTTAAAATTTGTGAGGCCATGGATTGTCGCCTGGAAGATATTTTAGAAACTATTGACGATTAAACACTAAGGGGAATATTTAAATGGCAATTAAAACTTTTTTTGACTTCTGCTCCGGAATTGGGGGTGGCAGAATCGGTCTTGAGCAAAACGGGCTAGAATGTGTAGGCCACTCCGACACCAGCAGGTTAGCAGATACAACATATCGATTAATGAACGATAACGAAGATAAAAACTATGGCAACCTTAAAAAATTATCAAAAGAGAAACTACCAGATTTTGATGTTCTTATTGCTGGGTTTCCATGTCAATCTTTTTCGGTTATAGGCAGAAAAGATGGTTTTTCAGATAATCGTGGTCAAATAATCTTTCATCTGTCTAGGATTATAAATGAAACAAAACCGAAATGTTTCATTCTTGAAAATGTAAAAGGGCTTGTAACTCATGACAAGAAAAAAACCATCAAGGTTATTATGGACGAATTAACCGGATGCGGCTATCTTGTAGATTTTAAAGTTCTAACGAGTCTCGACTATGGCGTCCCCCAAATGAGGCAAAGGGTATATTTCGTTGGTTTTAGAAATGATTTACCGATAGATATTACTGAATTTGAGTGGCCAGAAACTGTTCCTATGCCAGATTTAAAAAATTACTTAATTGATGAAAACTTAGCTTCTGAAGAACGATTAGAAATTCTTCAATACTACCTCAATAATCCTACAAATCAAGGAAAGTACACAGTATCCGACATAAGTCAAATGGAAGGAAAAATCATCGATACTCGTATGAATGACCTTCGAATTTATGATGGGAAATGCCCGACTCTGCGTGCTCAACGTGATGGGATTTTATATGTTAAAAATAAAAAAATATATCAATTAACAGGCTATGAAGCTCTTTTACTGCAGGGATTTCCAAAAGAACATGCTGAAAGAGTTAAAGACGTTGTTTCCGACCGTCACCTTCTTATGCAAGCAGGAAATGCGATGACAGTGGATGTCATTAGGGCGTTAGGATTCAGTATAAAGAAATTTTTAGATTGTTAATAAAGGGGGGTGTTTATGACATATGAGCTATTCATATAACGATTATGTGGGAGCTTTCTCAGATTCCTTCAAAAGAGTAAAGGTCGAACAAGATTATGCTAACCGCATTTCTGAGTTTGTTAAAGAACTAATAGCAGCAAAAGCAGTAGAGGAACATCATCAAAGGGATAATTTAAATGAAATCAAAAGATTTACAACCGGGTATTTAGGCGAAGCTGCTCTTGAAAAACTATTAGGAATCCAAATTATTGACTGGACAATAGGATATTCAGGATTGTATCACCATCCAGATATTCCTGGCTATTCTGTAGGAATAAAAACAGTTGAACAAGGTAAGTTTCCTATTATTTTTAAAGAAAACTATTATCCACAAATTATCTGCATTCGAAGTTCGAAAATACCAAATCTTATCTTTGTTTGTGGACTTGCCACTAAAGACGTTCTTAATACATATCAGGATACGAACTTGATTTTAGATAGTAATCTGAGAGCACGAGGAACCAAAACAGGATTTTATGGTTTTCAACATTTGAAACCATTTACATCACTAAATGATATTGAAAAATATAAAAAATAAAATAGGAGGAACATATTTATGGCTGTATGGGAAGATTTTGAAATAGAATGCACTGAATATTTAAATAAAACTTTTGGGAAGTACGCAAATTTCGTTCATCAAGGAGGTTCGGACTCAACAGTCCCTGACATTCTGGTAAAAACTAATAAAGGCACATCGTTTTATATCGATGCCAAACATTGTCCTGCCCAATGTGGCCAGTTTGTTTTATTACCAGACATTTCAACGAATACCTTCGAATATAGCAGATTAAACTCTACCCGTATCAACGTGTATGCACAAAAGATTATGAACCATATGAACATCTATTTCGAGGATTTCAAAGAAGCAGGTACAGGCGGAAAAGAAATTGTTTTGGATGACGGCGATGACACATTTGCAAAATGGATTATCAGTACATACAAAAGTAATGGGGTAAAATATTTTATTACCAATGATTATGTAATTTTGCCGGTAGATGATTTCCAAAGGCATTTTAACGTGTCCGCAAAATACCGTATAAAAAGAAGTGGATCAAGTAACACTGGCAGAGCACGCATTGTAGAAATAATTAACTACATTCGTTCTCATGGCTATGCAATATCGGATACTCGTACCGTTGGCGATAAGCTGTTTGTAAGATCACAAGTAGCTCTTCATAATAAACGATTTATTTATCAGGGTTATGAATATATGTTTTCATTAAGAGATAATGAATTTGAAATACGAAAACTTTCCAATACCTTTAATGCGAATGTTATTTTTTCAATTAATAAAAAACGAGCATCAGGGCTTACGCGGGAACAATTTGCTAAAGAACTTTAAAAATAAAAAATAGGGCAAGCCTAATATGACTTGCCCTATTTTTAATGTTCTTCAAGAAATTGAATGTAGGTACGTAATGCATAACGATACACACTCAACGTATACTGCCCAATGGGCAAATTCACAGATCCATACTGTTTCATGGTATCATTAATACCCTTGTTTTCAAATGCTTTAAAAAGTGTCTCACATTTATCATTGCTATACTCTGCATCAAGGTCGCAATTTCCAATTTCACGCTGAATTGCTTTTAATCGTGAAACAATATCACTTTGAACTTTTTTGCTCTTATCAGATTTTGCAAGCCAATTTCTAAAGTCAACTTCGTTCATTACTTTTCCTCCATTGCTTTTCCAATTTGCTGTGCAATAAGTTGCAAAACATCAATTACAACGGAGTTTCCAAACTGCTTGTATGCTTGGTTCATGCTATTGCATATCTTATAGCTATCAGGATATCCCATTAATCTTGCACACTCTCTCGGATGCAATTTTCTTGCTTTACCATTAATTAAATACCCTCCTGTTTTAGCAAATATACCACCACCGTTTGCTGATAGAGTTATTGCAATACCTTTTGTACTGTAAATCCTTTCTCCCTGTCCGCCTTTGTTTACTATGCCAAGCCTGATAGATGTTTTGTTGCTATATTTGTCGTCTTTATTCCCATTATAATATGTATCGGGTCTATCCACATATAAATCTTTGACTAATTCTTCATCTTCCAACAAGAAATTTTCAACATGCTTAGTAAGCTTGAATGGTTTTGGAAATTCAAACCCATTAACATTCAAGTCATTTCTAAAACAAATCATATAAATTCTTTCTCTTTTCTGCGGCACTCCGTAATCAACCGCATTTAAAACTTTTTGAGTAAAGGTATATCCCAGTTCTTCCATTGTCGCTTTAACGACTTCAAGTGTACGGCCATCATCATGTGTTGCGAAATTTTTCACATTTTCCATAAATACTATTTTTGGTTTTTTTGCTTTAACTATTCTTGAAACATCAAAAAACAGAGTTCCCCGGCTATCTTCAAACCCACGTTGCTTGCCGCTTATCGAGAATGCTTGGCATGGGAATCCAGCACATAAAATATCATGAGATGGAATGGTATTTTCATCTACTTTGGTAATGTCACCCTCTGGCATGTCCCCAAAATTATCCTCATAAACTTTTTGCACGTGCTCATCCCATTCATTAGAATAAACACACTTTGCTCCAAGTGACTCTAATGCAATTCTAAATCCTCCTAAGCCTGCAAAAAGATCTATAAACGTATAACCCTTTAAATATTGTTTTTCTACTTCAATCATTTCTGTATGCTCCTTTTACCCGTTGATATTAATATATTATAGCGCACTGCGCTATAAAAATCAATAGGTGCAACAGATATTCCTCATTCTAATTTATTAAATAATCTTGTTAAATCGCTCTGATTGTTACAGTAATTTTATCAACTCGCCACCTCTTTGACAGTAATATCGTCAACTCAGTAGACAAAAAGTAATAATATCCACACAACCTTGCTTTTTTATGGCTTTAGATATGTTCTTACAATAAAAATTCCGTGACCTGGAACCCAATTGGAATACGAGTTCAAAATCACGGAAATCCCTTTATATCAAGCACTTTTACACTTTTATTTATCAACCCTTGACATCAATACAACCGTCTCAACGTGCCATGAGTAGATAAAAATGATGTCTTGAAGACCCACTTGTTCCTTGGCGGAGGGTGATTTGTCCATACATGATCGAAATCAAACTTTCTTGAAAAATGCCTTTATTCTGCTTTTCAAACTTAACTTATATCATGCCATTTTTATGACTTGAGTCGAAAATTGCGCTATGACTTTGATTGAATCCCAATTCCCTTTTGTATATTCAGCTGCACCGCTTGAGAGATACTCCATTAGTGATATATCCGTAACATTCTTCTTAAAAAAAGATCTAATCCGCAAGTTGAATATTCAAAGAGTGTTTCGTTAAAACGATTTATTACCTTTGCATCCAAACCATTTGCAGGGGTTCAAATACTCTCTGTACTTGCTTACTGCTTGTTTTCCTACAATAGCGACCCCAAACCACCAAACAATTTCACCCATTATAATGAATGCAGGGATTACGGCTGCTTTAAACGCAATCGATAAAGGTGCAAGAGGAGTTAACATTGCTAATCCGTAAAATACAAAGGAAAGGATAACAAGTATCAAAGCAATTCTAGTCATCATAAGACTCGGTGTCCCAGCTTTTACAACTATGCGATCTTCTTGATGAGTTGCATCTAGGTCACCGTATAGGTATTCTTTTAACATTTTTCCGTACTTCTTCATAGTAATAGCATCTGCCAATCTTGGCATTACTGAATTTACTTTTGCGAAGAATACTGTAATTCTTCCGCCCATAATCCCTATGTTTCTTTTCTTTTCATAAGTTTTTATTAACTCATCAGCTACATTTTCAACAGGTACGATTTTAATCCCCATTTTTTCCCACAATCTGTGGAAGGGCCGCTCAGCTTCAGTTTCTGTTGGACTTGGACAGAAATACGTTACTCGAATTTGCTTACCCTCAAGCTCCATTTCTCTATTTATTGATTCTATAAAAGAGTACACACCAGCTCTCGTCGCTACATCAACAGAATAGTACGGAAAAGCCATTCGTCCATCAGCAAATCCACCAATATGGAGTATTGTACTTCCTTTTTTATCTTTCAAATTATTTATCAACATTTTTGTAATCAGTATTGTTCCTAAAAGGTTAATATCAATTTGCTTTTGTACGTCTTCTAAGCTATGATCTTCAAGTGATTTTCTAACATCAAAACCTGTTGCATTAATTATTAAGTCAACTTCAGATGACCACTGTCTAATTGTTTTTGACAGTTCTTCTAGCTCAATGAAATCAGTTACATTGGAGATTGCCAAATCAACATCACCATTTAAGCTATTTTTAACGTAAATGAGCTTCTCTTCGTTTCTACCAACCAACAGTAGTTTAGCACCTTTTTCTGAAAAGGATTTAGCGAAACCTGACCCCAATCCTCCGCTTGCGCCAATTATTACAACTGATTTACCTTCTAGTTTCTTCGACATTTAATACCTCCTTAACTTCAAAATCATGTTCAATTTTAACCACTAAAGATTATTCGCTAATTGCAAAAGAACTTTCTCGATTAACTTATAATTGCTTTCATCAACAATAGTACTTTTTATCAATGTCTCTATACGATCGTATAAGGCTTCATCTCCTTCAACAATCTTCTTCCCTTTATCTGTTAAATGTAAATAATGCATTCTCTTGTCATCCACAGATTGAATTTTATTTACTAATCCCATACAGGACAACTTATTTACCATTGCAGAAATTGCAGGTTTTGTTAGATTCAATCGCTCTGCTACCTCTGAAAAATTAGGGCCATTCATATAATAAATAGTTGTTAGATAGTAATAATCCTGACTACTGAATTTTCTAACTTCTGTCTCACTGAGTTGATTATTAATATTTTTTATTGAGTGCAACCAAAGTTGGTTTGCTATAAGTGCAATCGAGTTCTTTATCATAGAATAAATCCTCCGGATTATAGTTAAAAACATTTAATTAAATGTTTTTAACTATATTAACATCAACTGACTACTCTGTCAATCGAAATCGGCAATCCTACAATTACAAGCAATCAATCTATAAATCTGAGCTACTGTAGCCAGCATACTACCTTGCTATGTAAGTGTTCTTGCCATTTGGTAGATGGCATAGACATCAATATTAATACTGCTTAGATTCATTATCTTAAAATACAACTTTCAGCATAAACATGTTCCTTCGCAGCAGACCAGAGTTTATCATCAGCTGATAATAAAAATAAAACCGGCCAGATGGATCGGACTTCTATCTTAGACTGGTATCTCTTGTAGGTGACACACTGAATAAAATCTCGATCTGTGTGTTGGGCTCACCCAATCAGTTTCTAATCAAATAATCAAGGCGACTTTGAAGCCGGTGCGACTTACACTCATGAAAGCAACTTAAAATGAATCGATCATAGGATGCACATCTACCATTACTTTTCAGACATCCAATATCTAAATCAAATCCAAATTGCTCTGGTAAGATTGGCAAGACCTCTTCTTCTTTTTCTTGTGCATCTACCTTTCCAAATCCGTGTACCACAATTATTTCTCTACCCCTTGGTAAGAAATATGGAACCAACATCATTAACCGCTCTAGCTCTTGAAGTTCTGAATCAATCTTAAAACACTTTGACATCTTTTTTTCCTCTTTCTAATTCTTGAGCATAAAAATGAGGCAATGCTCATTGGTCATTTTAATAAACCCTTAAACTTTGCCTCATAATTATTCATTACTTAAATATTCATTTGTGTTATCAAAACTAATGCAAAACCATCATTTTTATCGATTTTAACCAATGTCATCTATATTTTTGCCCTTTTTTAGGGGTCAAAAAACGTCATTTTTTCGTCTGTTTTTTGCCCAAAATTCAGGCCAAAACCACTATATGTTGTGGTCAACCGCTACTTTTTCTCGCCCGAACCACTACGCGTCATCAGAATTATCGCTTCTACGTGCCCCGAGTTGGCCTAAATGATGTCTACCGCCGAAATTTCGAACCATACGTTAGTGGAAACAGGTCAGCCGTTTTTTAGCGTTTTCGAGGTATGTGGAAACATATCAACGGGTTCGAGGTTTTAGGGAACATATCCACTAATTAAAATGATGATACGTATTATGATCGAAATTAATCTGCTCAGGATAAGGAACAAGATACCCATCCTCAACTCCCAGCATAAATTAATTGCTCTAGCCCTTCTTCGGATGTTAACATTTCAAGATTATTAAATATCTTCTCTTCGTCCCAATTCCACCACTCTAACTTTAGCAAGAATTCAACCTTTTCATCACTAAATCGCTTCTTGATAAATTTAGCTGGATTCCCACCATATATTGTGTATGCTTCAACACTTTTTACTACAGTTGAGTTAGCAGCAATAATCGCACCATCACCAATTTTAACACCTGGCATAATGGTTACATTTTGACCTATCCATACATCATTGCCAATCACTGTATCTCCCTTAAAAGGAAGCTGTTCTACTGTTGGCATGACTTTTTCCCAACCACCTGCAAAGATATTAAAGGGGTAGGTTGTTATGCCATCCATTCTATGATTTGCTCCATTCATAATGAATTTTACTCCCTCTGCTATTGCACAAAATTTGCCTATGATTAGCTTATCACCAAGAAATTCATAATGATGCTCTATATTATCATAAAATTTCTCAGGAGACTTTTTATTATCACTATAATAAGTATATTCTCCAATTTCTACATTGAGCCGTTTTGGCAAATTACTTATATAACAAACTGTTTTTATGTTTCCATTTGGATATAGTTTTTTCTTATCTGGTCCTAGCATAGGATATACCTCTCTTTCATTCTTTTATATCTTTTATAATAATTCGTTCTAGTAGATTAACTGCCCTATCTTATTTCCCTCCTCGGCAAACCATATAGCTCCATCCGTCCCAAGTACAAGACCATGTGGTTCTGACTCCGGTGTAGGAATTTGATATTCTATAATTTTTTCGTATAACGTAATCCTACCAGCTTTATTACTTCCCCACTCTGTAAACCAGAGATCTCCATCTTTACCTAAAGTAATTGCATGCGGTTTAGCATTTGCTGTCGATAGTGGATACTCAACAAATTTACCTGTTATAGTAATTTTTCCTATTTTGTTGCCTATTATTTCAACAAACCACAGAGCAACATCCTGACCTGCACAAATTCCTACTGTTCCAGATGTTGCAGTAGGAATATTTATATTTTATAATTATATTTTTAGATTTTTAGAAGAACATTTATGGCAAATTAGAACATTAAAATTACCTCCTAACGGCAGTTTGACACGATAGCAAAGCATCCTTTTCTAGTTGCTTTACAAATGCATCCTTACCGGCGCAGTAGCCTTCAATATCCTCCGGGAACCGATAAGCTAGCTTCATTTTTAATTCACCATACTCTAAAGCAATGTCAGGATGTGCACGCAGAAAGTCCCTTACTGCTATATGCCTATCTATATCTTTGCGATTACTTTGCTCAAAAATATGAACCTGGTGTGTCCTGTTATCGCCGCCTTTTCGGAAATATCTCCGTCCTTCAATACCAAACTCACCCATACACTCATATCCAATGGCTACAAATTCTTCGTTATGCTTATCAACCAAACTAATATTTGTCACTACAGGCATTATATCAATGATTGGCTTAGCGGATAACCCTTTAACTGCTGTACTACCAATATGGTAAATCTCCACCAATATATCCTTCAATATGTTCCTTATCATCTGTGATTCATTTTCATACTCTACTTCCCAAAAGGGATCGTACGGAACTACTCGTATTAACAATATTAACCCTCCAATCTCATTCTCAACGAACACTATTTAGAAAAAAGTCTTTATACTTTTTAACAATGGAGCCGCCAGCCAGAACAGACTACATTGACCGGCGACTACCTTAAATTTAATGTTTCAGATTTATTTTCTTATCGCTAATTTCATAAACCACGTCAGCCACATTATCGAGTAGCCGTTTGTCATGAGTGATAAATACTATAGTTCCAGCATACTCCTTCATTAATATTTCCAAAGCCTCTAAGCTTGGTATGTCAAGGAAGTTACTCGGTTCATCCATTAGCAGGATGTTATATCTACCCATAAGCATTTTAGCCAGCAACAATTTAATAATTTCTCCGCCGCTTAAAGCAGATAAGCTTTTTCCAATATCGTTTTGTTTAAGCCCCATTGATGCTAGAACCGAACGAATTTCTGAAACATTGTATTCACAATCCTCCTGCATAAACTCCATGACTTTCTGATTACCGTTGTACTTGTAACTATTTTGTGCAAAGTAACCTATTTTTGCCTTAGGTGAAATAGAAATTCCATCTTCATGGTTTATGATCATTTGGATTAAAGTTGTTTTTCCTGTTCCATTGGCACCAGTTAGCGCCACTTTTGCTCCTAGGGGAATTTGAAAAGATGCTTTTTCAAACAGTATCTTATCCCCAAATATTTTAGTAATTTCCGTACCGACAATAGGATATGGATTGTAGAGTGCCAATGCATCACTTTGCCTAAAACGAATCCTGCTAATATTTTCTGGAGCTTCTACATTTCCTAAGGCCGCAATCCTATGATCCAGGGACTTAGCGGCATTATGCATCTTTTTTTCCTTACTTCCTATTGATTTTTGATGAGCTAAACGCCCTCCACCTTCAGTACCTTTTTTCTTTGAAGCACCTTTTGCCTTCTGTTCTATTTTACGAGCCTGTTTTCGCTTTTCCTCCGCAGCCCTTTCCAATCGGCCACGTTCCGCAACAAATTGTTCGTATTCTGCTGCCTGGCTCTTGCGTTCTTCCTCTTTCTGGCGAAGAAAATCAGAATAGTTTCCCCAATACTCAGTGATTTTTCCATCTTTCAGTTCCCATATTTTATCTACTACCTCATCAAGAAAATATCGGTCATGGCTAATAACTAACAGTGCACCTGTAAAATATTTTAGCTGTCCAATTAGAAAATCAATTCCTTCACGGTCTAAATGACTGGTAGGTTCATCGGCTAAAATACCATGTACTTGTGCTGATAAAGCCTGTGCTATTTTAAGTCTTGTTTCTTCACCACCGCTCATGGTCTGTATATCTAATTGCTCAACACCCAGCTTGCCTACAAGTGCAAAATCTTTTTCCTCCTGCAAACTTACTTCGTCCAACTGAGGGATATAAGCAAGTTCACCCAGACGATTCATTTTACATCCTGCTGGAGTTAATTCCCCTAAAAGCACCCTGAGTAAAGTGCTTTTCCCTGCACCATTTGCTCCTACTAAACCAATACGGTCATAATCATATACTTCTAATTCATCTATATCTAAAACATCTCGCCCTGTGAATTCCACACGAATGTCTTTGGCTTTTAATATCAATTCCATCTTATTTCCTCCTGTCTATAATCGCATGCTTTCATTTGCTTGTACGCAGGGAAAACCCTACGATTTTAGCAGGAAGATTACATGAAAATAAGATACATAAATACCCCTCCAATATTATTTTAAATCTAATTTTCTAACCTCTGTTAGCATGGGGCAAACTATAGCAATGCCAATAATTAAAATACCTGATAGTAAAAACCAATGATTTACACCAATTCTATCAGCAAAGAATCCAGAAAGAATTAATCCAATTGGCATAGCAAATGACATAATACTTCCGGTCAAAGAAAATACACGTCCTAAATATTCAGGCTTAATCTTCTCCTGAAAAAGAGCTGTTTGCACACCGCTATAAAATGGCACCGAAAGCCCCATTACTGCACAGCAAGCTACAAATATAACAAATCCACTTGGAGGAAGTAATCCTGAAACGGCTAAACTGGCTCCCATTATAAAGAATGAACCTGTTATTAGTAATACACGCTTTTCAAAGTTCCCCAACCTTCCTAATAGTAGACCGCCTACTAGCATTCCAGATGCAAAAGCGATTTCGGTAATGGAAATATGCACAGGTGTTCCATTAAAGTATTCCATGCTAATTAAAGGAAATAGTGCATTAATTGGCATATACACAAACGTATATAGCGTTCCTAAGAGTAATAAGGCAAATAAGCCTTTGTTTTGTCTCAATGCGACAATTCCTTCTTTCATTTCTCTTAAGAAATTTGGTTTCAAACTTTGCACTTGATCGCCCAGCTTAGGAATACTTACAATTGCTACCGTAATAGATGCAATCACAGCGCCCAATACATCGATAGCAATAATTGCATTTAATTTCCAAGCGGAGTATAACAATGCTGCAGCCGCCGGACTAATAATATAGCTTATTGACTGCACAGACTGACTATAACCTGCGCATTTCGTAAGCTGTTCTTCTGGTACTAAAAGTGGCGTAACCGCATTGAGGGCCGGAGAATGAAAAGCCGTTCCAATGCTACGGATAAACAATACTACCATAACCATCCATACCGGTAATTCCATATACAATGCAACAATAGCTAGCATTGCCCCAGCTGCTGCGATAATTAAATCAGCACCTATCATTATCTTTTTCCTGTCATGACGATCCACTAATACACCAATGGCAGGCCCAAAGACTGCATAGGGTAAAAAACCTACTAGTGAAGCCATAGACAAGACCATCGCAGATCCTGTTTTTTCTGTAAGATAAAAAATAATCGCCATTTGCAGTGTGGCACTAGTGATTAAAGAAACCGCCTGCCCTGCCCATATAGTATAAAACTTAAGTTTCCAATTTATATATTTTTCCATCTTTATTATCTCCTGCATATTATTTTTGCTTGAATTTCTATTTTAAATAGTATTCTAGGCAATAAAAAATGCAGGTCAAAATCCACAATGTGGCTTTGGTCTGCATAACATACAATATAGAAACATTCTTTAAAAAGACATAGTTAAATAAAACTATAGTAAAATAGTTTAAATTTCACCTTAACTAATGAATGCTCAATATCGTATAAATAAGCACAACAAAAAAGCCTATCATCGGGGATAGATTCTGCCTTTTTTATTGCCAGCTTATCTTAAACGCATTGAGGCTGTCATAGTTTCGGTTCCTCCTAAATCCTTATTTGTATCAGCGATTATTATAACATAACGAATTGATATAATCAACATTTAAAAGTGGAAAAACCGCCAAAGGGTGTTTGGTTCCCTCTATTGGCGGCGGCTCAATATTCTATATCTCTTTGTCTATTTGTATTCCAATTCCGGACTTAAATTCAACTATGATGTGGTCGTCGTAAACCGTTATCTTTTCCAAGAGAGTCCTCACATAGTCTTCTTCATATTCAGTTAGCTCACAAGGCAGGTCGTTAAGGAAACGCATCAACTCATTAATTCGCTTTTTCATATCCTGTCGGGATGCCTGCTCGTTTTGAAGGGACTGCTTCTCATCGCGCAGCCTCCTAATCTCCAGACCAAGCTCATCACCGGTATTCTTAGAATTAACTGTTGCCATTAGCTCCTGCTGCATTGACTTCATCTGTTCATCAATCGCTGCAATCTGATTTGAGGTGACTTCCCCAAGGCTACTCTCGATATTCTCTCGTAAAAGTGGTAGGATTGCTTCCTTTTCACGGAACGCTTCGTTTATAGCTTTGATAACTACCTCCTGAAGCAATTTCTCGTGAACAGTTCTTGCCGGGCAATCAGGGCCGTCTTTTTCAACCCTGCTGACACAGCGCCAAACTGTGGACTTACACCCACGATTGTTCCATTTAATTCTGCGGAAGATGTCGCCACAGTATGCGCAGAAAACTATTCCAGATAAAGCGTAACGGCCACTATAGATTCGTTTGCGCTTTGTGGTGCCTTTGGTAAGATTTGCGCGTCTTGCGATTTCCTCCTGTACCTTTAGGAAGATATCCTTTGGAATAATTGCTTCATGGCTGTCCTCTACATAATACTTAGGAACTTGACCCTTATTAGCTTCACGCTTCTTTTCAAGAATATCCACCGTATAGGTTTTCTGGAGCAAAGCGTCTCCGATGTACTTCTCGTTTGTGAGTATCTGCTTTATATTGCTTTCATGCCATTTTGCATTACCTGCACCGTTTAGAATTCCATCTGCTTCAAGCGACCTTTTTATCTGCAAGAAGCTCTTTCCACTAAGATACTCCCTATAGATGCGCTTCACGACTTTAGCTTGCTCTGGATCAATGATGAGATGCCCCTCTTCATCTTTGGTATACCCCAAGAACCAGTTGTGGTTGACCTGAACTTTTCCTTGCTGGTATCGGAACTGCAATCCAAGACGAACGTTGGCCGACAATGACTCACTTTCCTGCTGCGCAAGAGAAGCCATAATTGTCATGAGCACTTCACCCTTAGCATCGAGCGTGTTGATATTTTCCTTTTCAAAGTAAACGCCGATATTCTTATTCTTCAGGGCTCTGGTGTAATTAAGGCAATCGACCGTATTTCTTGCAAATCGGCTGATGGACTTGGTAATAACCATATCTATCTTGCCATCATTACAGTCGTTAATCATTCGCTGGAACTCATCACGCTTCTTAATATTCATTCCAGAGATACCGTCATCGGCATATATTCCTGCAAGCACCCAATCCGGATGACTATTGATAAATGAAGTATAATGCGCAATCTGTGTTTCGTAGCTGGTTTCCTGCTCATCACTATCAGTGGAAACTCGGCAATAAGCAGCTACTCGTGTTTTCTGGACTTTATCGGTTGTTTTCTGTGTACCGATTGTTTTCTTTGCTGGAATAACCGTAACATTGCTGGCTAAGGAAATCATACATCCACCTCACTTTCTATCAAGCTGTAGACGTATTCTGCCTGTTTAAAAGGATCATCATATTTCATTTGCACACTTGGCATTCTAAAACCTTTAGCAACCTTGTTCTCTTTGGCTGGCTTATCATCAAATACTCTTCCAAGCTTAACCTGTCGTTTGACACGCTCGGCTTCTGCAGCTTCAAAGGTCTCATTATCAATAATCCCCGGATAATAGTCGTCTCCGAGGTAATGCTTATTTTGCATCATCTTCTTTGCACCTGTGTGGTAAAGCTTAAGTCCGGCGGCTTCTGCTGCTGGCACGTAGGCAAGGCCAGAGAGGTATGCTTTGTAGAGCTTCTTTACTTTCTCTGCTTTTTCTTCATCAATAACTGCTTTACCATTTTCAATTCTGTATCCGTATGGGACATGACTCATATTCTCACAACCTTTCCTTAAGGGTTAAACCGCACTTTAGTGCGAAGCCTATTTCACTTCTGTTGTAAACAGTGATGCGGTCAACATGTGCCTCAAAGGCATCTGCATCAAATTCTGTAAGTTCTGTACTATTGTTTATATACTTTAAGAGCCTGCTTACTGCTTCCGCATTCTCAAGCTCACCATTTACTGAGCGGTACAATACTTCCTTTTCATTTCTTAATTCCTCTGCTTCAGCTAAGAGCTCACTGTTCTGCTTGGCATAAAGTGCAGGCTCGATGTACTGCTTTGAAAGAAGGTTTGTAAGGACCTGCCTTCGGTCAAAGTTCTGTTCCAAAGCCGTCTCAAGCTCGTTAATTCGAGCAAGTGCATTAGCTTGGTCAATGCTTTTAAGGCTATTAAGGAAAGGCTGTAAAAGAACCTTTTTGCTAAAAATTAGCTTGTTCATCATATTTACAAAAGCAACCTCAAAATCCATCTCTCTGATAAAAAGCTGGCCGCACTTATTCTTCTCCTTCAGGTGAGTATTGCAGGTGTAAGCATAATATTTTACCTTACAGGCAGTATGTGTTCTTCTTTTCCAAGTAGCGCTACATTCGCCGCATATTATTTTTCCTGAGAATGGGTAACGGCTCAGGTACTTCTCATCATCCGCTACAATATTCTTTTCTTTAGCACGCTGGACAATAAGTGTCTGCGTTGCTTCGAATTCTTCATTGCTAATTATTGCTTCATGATGATCTTTAACATAGTACTGTGGCTTTTCACCCCGATTTGAATGTCTATCAAATTGTGAATCCGTGAATGTTTTCTGAAAGAGAGCATCGCCTGTATACTTCTCATTCTTCAGGATTTCTTTAACTGTCGTGGAGCTCCATTTGCCGCCTCGCTTTGTCGGTACCTTTTTTTCTCTAAGTGCTTTTGCTATTTTATAGCTGCCTTTTCCAGAAAGGCATTCTCTAAAAATAAACCTGACAATCTCTGCTTCTTCTTCATCAATAACCATCTTGCCATTTACGTTCTTATATCCGTATGGCGGATATCCAATTTTGAAGGTGCCGTTTTGGAACCTTTTCTGAATGGCCCATGACTCATTCTCAGCAATGGAAACTGATTCACTCTCTGCAAGGCTACTAAAAATCGTAAGCAGCAGCTCGCTCTCCATGTCACCGGTGTTGATGTTTTCCTTCTCAAAATAAATAAATACCTTAAGCTTTATAAGCTTTCTAACTGCCTCAAGGCACTCTGTTGTGTTTCTAGCAAAGCGGCTAATGGATTTAATAATGATGAAGTCAATCAATCCTTTCTCACAATCGGAAAGCATCTTCATAAGACCATCTCGCTTTGCCATGTTTGTACCGGAGAGTCCTTCATCGTAATAAAGGCCAACGTACTTCCAATTTGGATTGCTTTTGATATACGCTTCATAGTGTCGTTTTTGAGCTTCCAAACTGACGAGCTGTTCACGACTATCTGTTGAAACACGAGCATAGGCAGCAACACGCAGTTTTTTAGGTGCCTTCTGCAGCTTCTCATTTGCTTCAATCTTTGTTATCCGTTTCATTGTCTCAACCTCCTTTCTCGCAGTACTATACATCACTCTAAAAGCCTTATTTATCAAGTCTTTTAGGACATAATCTCTGCTAAAAATGGAGAGAACGTTTCACGGTTTTTGACCATTATCTTGTCAAATTCACTCTGGCTAATAAGCCCCTTTTCTAAGAGCTTCTTTGTAAGTTTTTCTGCAACCAAATAATCGTGCTCGTTCTTAAGGGAAGCCTCTGTAGGCTTTTCCGCTACATACTTTATGGAATCAACGGCTTCTAATTTTGTTAATTTCATTTTCTCGACCTCTTTCCGAGGGAACATATCAATCAATACCCTCTAACAGTCCCAGGACAGAAATCAGCCGAATGAACGAAAAAAGCAAAAAAATAATGCCTACCGAAAGACGAATCTCTCGATAGGCATTAAATTAATTGTTATTCGCTGTATTTAATAAAGGCATCGGTGAACCCAGCTGCTTTGACCTTGCTGAGCATGGTCTCTGCATTTGTCTTAATAGAAAAGGCTCCAATCTGGACGCGGTAGTATTTCTTGGGTGCAGCCGTCTCGACCGGATCAGCAGAGGCAAGACCGGATTTTACATCGGAGCGGAAGGTATCCATCGACTTGCCATGTTTAGGAAACCAATGCATTACATCACCATGATTGCTGGCGATGCCTTGCTTATATCCTTCGCTATGGCAAATAATATCTTTTTCAGTTAGACCAAACTCCTTACATAGATAGACACAAAGTTCAACGGCCTCCCGGTACACCTTGTTGAAATAGGTGCTGTCCGAAAGACCATCCTCGCAAATCTCAAAGCCAATATGTGTGTCGTTTGCTTTTCCTCCGGCGTGCCAGCCTCGGTGGTTCCATGGCAAAGTCTGATATGTGGCGATTGTTCCATCTGCCAGCTTACCGATGAAGGCATGAATGCATACCTGACGACCGCCGGGCTTTTCTTGATTCCAATGATTGTTGTATTGGTTCTTTCCGAGCAAGCCATCATCCGGGCCAACATAGCGCTTCAACCATGGGTTATCTGCCCCGGTAGAGTGTACCATGATTCCTTTTGGTTTAATGGTACGGGCTGCCTTGTAGCAGGCGTTGTTGGTTAATATAAGCTTATGCAGTTTCATTTATTTATCCTCCTTGTTTAGCTGCCCTAAGACCGCTTTTAACTTTTCTGGAATAGGGAGCCCAATCCTGGCAGCATTCTCAATAATGCTGATCCCTTCATTAGACAAATAAAAGAAAATGACGGCGGTTCGCACGACACTGCCCGTTTGAATAAGGTGGGAATCGATGATATGGGCAATGGCTACAAGTGAGAAAATCAGCACTTTTTTGAAAATTCCCCGGAAGCCCACTTCACTTGAGAGCTTTCTCTCAAGAACAGCCACCATTATGCCTGTGAGATAGTCAATCACGACAAAAGCGATCAGCGCATAGAGAAATCCGTCAAGTCCTCCCAAGAAATATCCAACAGCTCCGCCAATCGCGGCGACAATGATTTGTACTGTATTAATAATGTCCTTCATGTATCCATCCTCCTTTGTTTCAAATAAAAATAGAGCCCTTGGGCTCATAAAAATTCTTTGATTTACTTTGAGATTAGTTCTTTCTTTAGCCTTTCTATTTCAAATTCCAAGGCTTCAATTTTCTCCTCCGTTGCCAGCATGGTAGTAGGCTCCGGCTCCTTGATCCTTTCATCTACTTCAGACCATTTGTTCATCGTTTCTCCTGTTGGGATGAATACTTGTTTCGTTCTTGCGATCTCTGCGCCTCCCGCTATCAAAACAAGCTCCTTACCGGTATCTGCTTCTAATTCATAGCCATAGTCTAATTCACGTTTGACCATCGTCACTCCTCCTTAACAGTATACTTCGACTTCATAGGTGACAGTCATGCCATACCCAGGAGGCCGGTCCGGCGCGTCATTGGGCAGCTTGTATGCTGCAATGGCAATGGCAGCGCAGGGGAAATTATTTGTTCCGTTATAAACATCCATCGGGTATTCCACAAGAGCTCCAAACTCACTTCCTATAAGGGGCGAACCTCCATACCCGTTATACCATTTATAGTTGCCCCAGTATCCCAATCTTCCTGCCAGTTCATCCGTTGACATATCAAATATAATACCGCTTTGCCCGTAGCGTGTATCAGAAGCGGCATGAGCCAGATACTTGCCGGAGCAGCCTACCGAGGAAAAATTGGTGTAACCTCCGATATCCAAGATATCCGAAGTATTTACTGTAAAAACCACAGGCACCGTATTACTGGCAAAGTTGCTTTTTATAATCGTGTTATAAGAAACGATGGCATAGGCGCAATTGCCATATACATAGAAATTCTCACTTCTGTTGTCATTGGAGGTGGGATAGATATTAAGCAGATTTCCAAAGGTCCCATCTGAGAATTCATACATGCTTCGATTTGCAGGAGTTGTTCCATCAAATTTTCGAACGTACAATCGCCCATTAATCTGATTGCAACCAATCTTAACATTCACCGTCCCTACAATGGAGCTTATATCAATCGTTGTCGCGATCCTGCTTTTTAGATGGCGTTTCGTCACAACGCCTGAAGCAATGGAATAGAAATTGGTTCCATCGGATGCCCCCGCCGTGGAGGGTGTTCCGTAATTATTCCAGTTCGTATTGGATTTTCTGACAAAAAAAGTCCGCCTTGGGTTATCATACTGTTCCGTTAATCCGATGGACTTGACCGGGGAAGGAACCTGCAGGGGAGTAAAGTCAAAGGCAAGCTTTGAGGATACTCCTGATGCACTTACGGACTGCAAAAAACTATAGGTAGTGTTCCAGGCACCTTTAAATGTTCCAGAACCCAAAGCACCAATTGCGCCGTATCCAACGGGGTTCCCCAAAAGATACGGAAAGCCGGCATCAATCTCTCTGGTGCTGTCCGTCATGACTAGTCTGACCGATCCGAGCATTTCCCACCAAGCTGGATGCTGAAACCAGGCATCGGCAAACACATGGTTTTTCCCTTTGATCTGTTCTTTCACCTTGTGGTTAATGGGATCGGTATAGTTGATGCATACTCTACCTTCTGCTCCATAAGGTCTCAGGTTTTTTATATGGATAATTTCCTTCATGAATTGTCCTCCTAAACACCCCAGTAGGATATGTCTGGTGTTTCACTCGTAGTTAAGCTATCGTCGACAATGATTGCAGCCCCCTCCCTGACCGAAGTATCAAGATAATCTTGATAGTAAACGATGGGAGCTTCTAAAGTCCCTCGCCGGCTTGGGATAAGTAGGGCTGCGGTTTCATATGCATAGGCTTTCCTAATGATTGAGGCTAAGCCTGCCACATAAAACATGACTGAAAAGGCTGGGACAAAACTCTTATTGGCAAAGACCAACAAGGATGACTTTTTATTGATTACCGTTACTCCTTTTGTCTTGTCCGAAATATTGCAGAAAACTTTATATACACTGTCGGACACCTTCTCAAAGTTTAAAAGTTCTATTCCCTCACTGTCATAAATGATTAGACTCTCCTTTAGCATTCCAACAGAAAAGGTTTCAATTGGTAGCTTAAAGTCGATGTAGAAATAGCTATAAATGCCAATATCATTCCAGATGTTTGGCCTATAGAACTGGCCGCTTCTAGTCAATCCTTTCGTTGCCATGCCGCATATAAATCCGTTATCAAAATCAATGCTACTCATTTCTTCACTTCCTTTAATGCCAGGTAACTGGGATGCTGACATTGTCATCTGTTGTCAGTGATGTTATTTTGCCGCTTCCATCCTTGGTCCAGGTCCATGCATAGGTTATTCCTGAATATTTTGCGGAGAAGCCGGTGGAATAAAAATCAAGCTGTTCAAGGTCATATGGTGTTATAAATACACCATCATCGCTGAGTTTGATCTGTCTTAATGTTCCATCCTGAGAATCGTAATAATTGATCTCATAACCGAAAGCCGACTTATAGATATAAGTTTTGCCCCAGTCCGGGTGCTCCTCCGGGTAGGAGCCAAGCCCTACTATTTCTGCCGGTGTATACAGACCGTCTCGCATTTCAAAGCCAATCTGACGTTTGATGAATTCTGTGTACTTATAGATTGTGATGGGATAATTCGTAGCTTCAGTGGTTGGGTTTTTAAATGTATCGTCCTCCCAATAAAGCTGCCCGCCGTCCCTGTTATACACATACTCTGTTTCTATACCATCCGTAGTTGCGGTGATGAATTGCAGCCATTGGTCATAGATCCTGATGTAATTTACATCCGTTGTGTCCTCGGCTAGGTACTTGGCAATTTTATCGTGGGTTTGCAGTTCATCAACAGTCAGTTCTGCAATATTGGCTTTCTCCGCATAAAGGTTCGGCGTAATAAGGGATTGCAAGGCGGTAATTGTATCAGCTGATAAATCACCATCAAAGATATACTTCGCTGCAATCGGATCGAAGTAAAGCTTATTGATCCAGTTGTCCCCACTGCCATCACCTGACTGAAGAGCAAAGGTATCCGAGTTGAATATACCCCTAGCCATGTTGTCATTTCGGATGCTTTCAAAGCCAAGTTCAGGACTGATCCTTATCCCATGATAAAGCTTATCCTTGACCACAGTGTCCCGCTGTATCTTCGTTACCGTATCCGTGAAAAGCTCGATATGGTTTGCTATCTCAAGCGAGGTGTTGATCGACCGGATCGGATTGTAGATTCGTTTAATCACCTTATTGGCCACATCAAGTCCCATTACCTCATCAACTATCCGGATAGTATCGCCTTCTTCAATAGTTTCAAGGTTTTCAAACCCAGCAAAGCCCAGATGGCTTTTTAGCTCAATAATATCCACGGAATAACAGGTCAAGTTATTTCGCCTGTCAAATATCTTTTTAACCCCTGTAATGTTCTTTCCAAACCGAGCTACAAATCCTCGGTCCTGGCCGATGGTGTTTTTTAGGTTGATCTTAAAGCCGTCAAAGTCGATTTCAGCAGGAATAGTATTAGCAAGAAGCTGCACCAGTCCCAGTTTATTTGTCTCCTCGTGTACAGCAAAGGTGATCACATCTGTCTTATCTACGACTCCCGGCAAAAGCTCAGTGCCAGATAGGATATCCGATAAAATCTGCGCCGGTGTCCCATCAAAGGTATAGTAGGGCACATCATGGCTGATCAGCCGGTAGCTTACATGTTCGCATTCCATTTGGTAAGTTAGGATATCGGAATGCTGCTTCTCAATATATACGATATCAAAGAGGTATCCATCGGCCATCACATAGACTTCATCCTGAAAATATTCACTTTTCAGGTCGGCTTCCAGCGCCTCAAACTTTAAGGTAAACTCCCCATTGATCTGCCGGGATATGCTGATGCTATCATTTATGATAATGTCATCCAGAAGTGCCAGCCTTTTGTTAGTGCTTTTCCCATACAGTTCTATCAAAGCCGTCACCCCCTAAAGATACGTGTCATTAAATTGGACGGATATATTGGAAACAGTACCGGTTACAGAGATATTGTTGAGCCCAGGAGCCAGTTTGATAAAGCCTCCAGAGTGAATGTGCATTCGATTCTCTACGAGGTCGGTATAAACAAGCATTCGCTTACTATCAAGATTAACTTTTTCAGTCATGCCAGCCAGTATAAAGGACTGGTCTCCGCAGGAAACCGCAACATTTCCAGTTCCGATAACCGATATGACGGTTTCCGCATTCGCAGTTCCGTTATGGGTAATAGAAAGCGAAGTGGGATTATCCGTTGAAATCGTCTGCAGACTTCCATATTGAAAGGGCTCAACCTCGAAAACAAGGTTAAACTCATCAACCACCTGCGAAATGGAAAGGGAAATATCGCTGACCACCCGGTCCACTTTGTAAACCTTATTCTTTTCATGATCAAGGACTAGGTCACCTGTGCCGGAAAGCCAGGCTGCAACTTCTCTGGCTTTAATCCTTCTTTGCGGTATATTTCCCTTTGATAAGGCACATTTGAACTCCAATACCTTGTTCTCAAATCCATTCTCAAACACATAGCTGCCATCCCGGCCGGGTATACTTACTCGGTGCATCTTTGTTGCCGCCAGAAGTGGATTGTTCACTGTTCTCACTACCAATCCAGTGAATTCACTTGAATGGGTGCCTCGAAATCGAAAACCTAACATTATATTGCATACCCCCTATCCGTTCTACGCTGGAGCAGGTAAAGCTCGCGAGCGATGTTTTTGATGTCGTCATTGTTTCTGACTACCATGCTTGCAATATTAAAATTATTGGTAGCCACCCCGGTTCCTCTGTTCTTAAGACTGTTTGCCCAATTAACATCAAAATCAGTTGGGATAGCATTCTGGATATCCTCTGAAACCTTGTTCATCGATTTATCAAAACCTTGCCCTAGACCGATGGCCATATTGTCACCGATGCTAGCAAAAACGGTAGAAGGGGAGTGGATACCAAGCAGGCCCTTAACGTTTTTGACGATACCTCCAACGAAATCACTCACTTTACTCCTAATCCAGCTCGTCATGGAATTGATGCCATTCCAAAGGCCTTGGACAATATTCTTGCCTATTTCGACTATTGAACCAGCGGCTTTTCCAATGCCCGTAACGATGGCAGAAACAATCTGTGGCAAGTTTACGACCAGCTGAGGAATTGCTCTAATGAGCCCTGCTGCAAGCTGCACAGTAAGCGTCATACCCATGCTAATAATGGCAGGGAGGTTCTCTGTAATAAAATTTGTGATGCTTGAGATGATCTGGGGCAGTGCCTCAATCAACTGAGGTAGAGCATTTAGCAGACCTTCCGCCAGACCTTTTATGATAGCAAAGGCTGCCTCAAGGATTTCATCCATGCTATTAAGCAGCCCCTGCACAATGGTGACAATGGCCTCCACCGCCGCCGGAATGAGTTCAGGAAGCGCGAGTCCGATGCCTTCTACGAGTGCTGTTACCAATTGCACTGCTGCATCAAAAAGTTGAGGAAGGTTGTCAATGAGGGCATTTACAATTGTCATAACGGCAGCTACTGTCGCAGGGATGAGTTCAGGCAAAAGACTTAGGAGCGTTTCCAGCACCTGAGTAAACAATTCCGTGACAGTATCAAGAAGCGCAGGAAGCAAATCACCGATTGCCGATAAAATGGCATCCATTGCTGTAGGGAGGGCAACCACTATGTTCTCAATCACAGGCACGATGTTTTTAACTACCGCTTCAAAAGCCTCAACAAGATTCTGCGTCAGATTCGTCATATCGGCATTAGCGTTACCAAGTCCCGCTGTAAAAGAACCAAGTGCGGCCTGCATTAGTCCGATGGAACCGGATATGGTCTGGGTTGATTCTTTTGCGAAGTTCCCGGCATATTGTTGGGTATTCTCAAAAAACATCTGCATGGCCACTTCAGCTTTTTCCGCTTGCGTGGCAGTATTCCAAGTGAAGTCCAGACCCTTAGCGAGGGCATATGCTTCAATGTTAGTAGCATTCATGGCAACACCCAGATTGTCCATCATGGTAAAATTGCCCTTAGCAGCTCCCGTGACTGCCTCCATGGCCATCGACATATCAATTCCCATGACAGATGCCATGTCTGCGGATCTTTGCATTGCTTTCTCAGTTAGTTCCAGGGACTTTTGCTGTTCGATACCGGAGCCTTGAAACAGAGCACCCATCTTATTGGCGGTGGCCAGGTAATCGCTTTGGGAAAGACCGAGATTTTTATATGCTTCTTCACCTGTCTTTTGGATGGAATCAGCATACTTTCCAAAGACCGCCTCTGATCCGCCAAGGTTCTGCTCCAGTTCACCGAATTGCTCGATAACCTCTTTTCCCAGTTTAAAAGCAGCAACTCCTGCGGCAACGGAGGCGGCGCCCATCGATGCGCCGACACCCTTGAGGACACCGCCCAGTTTATCAAACTTACCGCTGGCATCGTCAGCACTTTTAGCTGAATCCTGAAGTTCATCGCCGAGTTTGTCTGCACTATCTGCCGATTGCTCTAATTCACGCTCCATACCGTTGAGTTCAGCTTTAGCGTTGTTAAGCTGAATTGCCCAGTTTTGGGTACGGCGGTCATTTTCGCCAAACGATGAGGATGCATTCTCAAGTGCTTTACGCAAGGTTTCGATTTTGTCCTTCTGAGCATCGATTTGCTTGGTGAGCACCTCATTCTTGGAGGTGAGGGACTGGACGCTATTTTCGTTTTTGCCAAATTCGGACTCGACTAGCTTCATTTCAGAGCCGAGCACCTTGAAAGACTGATTGATATCAGAAAGGGCCCTTTTGAACTCTTTTTCACCCTCGACGCCTATTTTTAGACCGAAGTTATCTGCCATGTTCCCATCACCTCCTTAAATGCCGTTTGGTATGATTTCATCGATGTAATACTCACGGGCTGCCTTAGCAAGTCCGTTGAACTGCTTGTATATCTCCCACTGGTCGAGCAAATGCCCGATTGGCATCAGCCAAACTTCCTGCTCAGACCGATGAAGGAGGGATACACCATAAAATATTAGTCGGGCAAACAACTCATCGTCGCTTACCCGACCTGTGCGTTTTTTGATGGTTCATCCTCGCTTTCAACATGGCGCTTCGTTCCTTTATACATGGCGTCCATGATGGCGTTTTTATACTCCGCGAGCTCGAAGGGAGAGGTGAGAAGCTCAACGGTATCTTCAGTAAGCAGATCCCGCTTTTTTGAAGGATTCTGCAAGTTGTGGACCAGTACCGATTGATTGGCCAGAAGAGTGATAAGCCAAACAACCTCATCTAGTGCTAGCTCAAAGTTCTCCGTTTTCATGAGCTTTTCGCCCAAATTAGAAAGACCGCCATATCTCTTGGCGATCTCCTTCGTTGCTTTGGTCGTCAGGAGCATTTCATATTCCTGGCTACCTATTTCAATGATTGCACTTCTTTCATTATCCATCGTTATACCCTCCATTACGGTGTGACCGTGAATACAGGTTCATAAACCTGCGTGTACCAGCCGGTGATAACGGATGCCGGAACGCTCACGTCGTCCTCGTTGACTTCTGATTTCCACGGATGCTTGCCGTTGCCATCAAGCTTATTTCTTCGCACCACAGTTCCTTCGATGGTCGGGGTGGAAAAGGTGATGCTGTCGCCCTTGGTGGCGAGGTTGGTTGCCGGGATGCCAAAGACAACACGGTAAAGCCAGAAGTATCTGTAATTGCCGTTTGATTTCTTAGCCCTGAACCCAACAGCCACAGGGGAACCGCCATCCTCACTGCCGGAAACCACGACATGGTTGTCGTCAAGCTTTGCTCCGGTCAAATCCCCAGCCGCCAGCGCACCGATATCGTCAATTCCAAGGGAAAGGGTCCCGCTCTTGAATTCCTTCACAATTTCAGCAGGTCCATCATCGGCATATAATGTTGCTTCCGCAAGCTCTACGGACAAGTCTGCCTTCATCGCTTTTGCAAGTTGGATGGGCGTGCCGTAGGTTTCATTTCCGCTCAAGTCCTCTGTGATTTTGGCGTAATACAGTTTATCTAATCCGATAGTCGCCATTTGTTAATCCTCCAATTCGTAGTTTTTCGCCACATCAATGGCGTAATGGAAATAGCCGGTGTCATCCTCGTGTCCGATGTACCGGCGGTCGGTTATGATGAAATCCGCTTCCAGAAGGAGTCGGACAATTAGGTTTTTGAGAGTCGTATAGCTTCCCTTGTCAAACAGGGATATCCGCGCCTCCTGGATTTCATGCCGTGGTTTATCGTCGGTAAAAAGCTCGAACGTATCAACCATCGGCGTGATCACAGCATATCTATCTGGTGCTGGCTCAGAAAACACGCCTGTCTCCAAAGGAACGAGGGGTGAGATGATGGTGTTCAGTTCACTGAGAAGGCTCATAATTTCTCAACCTCCTCCTCAAACGTCGCAATCATCGCGTCCACACAGGCCTTTTTACTTACTGTTTTCGCAGGCTTCAGAAAAGGTTTAGGAGACTGTCCATGTTTGCCGTATTCCAAAACACCTGCAACCATAGCGTTACTTTTGCCATCCTTTCGAGGTTCAGAAAAACCGACCTTGACGTTGAAATTTCCTTCTTTGTCTTGTCTGGCAGAGGAGACGCCAAGGGCTGAAACGAGCTCACCAGTGGATTTGCTATCTTCCTTTGTGCCATTTCCAATAACACTCTGGAGATTACTTTTCACTCTAGCGCAGGCAACCTCGCCGCCTGCTTTCAGTATGCGGGGAATGATTTCATCCGTTTTCTCGCCAAGCCTTGAGAGTTTCATCAGGAAGTCGTCCGGCATTTTTAATGTTGCTTTAGCCACTGGGTTTCACCTCCTTGGCAAGAACCTCAATATACATGCCGCGTCCCTTGACATCCTCTACCGAGGTGATTTCAAAACGCCCATTTTTGTTCACTACAACCATCGAAGTTGTGACAATTACATTCGGGATGCGGCGAAAACGGAAAAGGTCGGTGGCTTCAGAGAAGCTGGCTCTGTTTGCCCATTTCTCGTTGCCGTGCCGACCCTCCCGATACGCTTTGACAGAGGCTATGGTGTTGTCGACTTCCGTCCTGAAACCCTCCTGATCTTTGGTGGTCACTTTTTCCACGATGTCGATGAATGTATTCATCTTTCCATAGCTCATAATCACACCTTCCAATCTCGGTCCAGCCGGAGTAAAAGGTTGACGGTATTCCACACTTGCTGTCCAGCCTGGACATTGTCCGCAAAAAAGCCGCCCGTGCTGCCATCCCTTGATTCGTAGAAGTGTGACGACAGCATGATGATGGCTTGCTCAGTTGTGGCTGGCATTGTGGTTTCGGCATAGGCACCTTCGGGAAGATGCTGGTAGCTCTCGGCATAGCTGATGGCAGCGGTTACGTACAGCTGCAGAAGTTCATCGTCTACCGAGTGTTCTAAAATGAGATTTGCTTTGACTTTTTCAAGCAGTGTCATACCGTCACCATCCTTTCATCAACCTTATGCGTCCGGTGCCATCAAGCCAGCAGTCTTTAGTTTGACCAGCAGTGCGTTAAAATCAACAACAAGTCCGGCAATAGTTGTAGCGGTTGAGTCTGCCTGGTTTTCGGCTATGGACGGCTCTGGCACACTGGGATAAGTTTGAACATAAAGGATTCCATCCGTTCCGACTTTTGCAGGAACGGTATCCGTTTCCGTTTTAGTAGCTGCCTTGATCCCACCCAGCGTGGTTTCAGTAGCGATGGACACGGAAGCAGAAGGAAGCCCCGTTACCGAGGCTCCCTCCAAGATTTCCAGTGTGCCACCGATGACGGTTTTCTCGCCGCCCTGTTCGGTATAGTTCTTTGCGTTATATTCGCTCATTATCTCGTCCTCCTTTTAGGCGTGCTGCTTCAGGAGCTTAATGCCCTCTGGCAGCACGGTCTTAGCGTCCACACGCTGGAAAGCGTAGAAGCCAGTCTGAAGGTTGGCGATGTGCAGTTCATCCGCACGGCGCACGGTTCTGCCGCTTCGGTCGGCAATCCAGTAGTTCTGGAAGTCACCGAAAGCGACGGTGTAGGCGCTTGCCGCGATGGTCGGCGCATACTGTGAGACATATACCGGGAAACCAAGCAGTCTGTCGGGCTGACCTGCCTGCAGCGACGGCTGCCACATATAGGCACCGTTACCATCCTTCAGCTTTCGGATACCCGCGAGGGTAGCGCTGCTCAAAATAAACGCTGCATTTTTCTTGTAGCCGTCCTTGAGTGAATACGTCAGGTCAATGAGTTCATCCGCCTTGATATCCGCTGCCGTTGCAGTGGTCACGCCGACGTTGCCGCCGTTCGCGGTGAAAATACCAGTTGGCTGGCCGCTACCGGTGCCGATGCAGAAAGCCTGCTCTTCTTTTGCCGCAAAAGCGCGAGCAAAATTGTCGATGAGGTAAGCTTCCAGATCGAACATGGAGTCCTGAAGCAGTTCCTCCGACACCAGTGCTGCCGCACGGAGCGTAAATGCGTCAAGTGAGAGCTGATTGAAGGTGGGCGTGCTGGGCGTAAATACGCCGCTTTCTGCCACCCAGTCGGCGGATACATCCGTCAGTGCGACGTTAATCCTGTGTGGTGCCGCGGTCGTGATGACCTTGGCCAGAGAACGAATGACATTCTCACGGGCAAGCGCCTGGACGAGTGCACTATCAAATTCCACAGGAACGAGATAGCCTCCGGTGGATGAAGTGCCTTGCTCCATAACATTGTGAATAGGACGCTTACCGCGCACGAGGTTCAAGAAATCCTCACGGTATTCGGCGGTTGCTCTGACAATGACTGGCTTACCGTTTTGTGCGTTGGGCTTTCCCGTAATGGGCAAGCTTGTCGGCTGCGCCATTGCCGCGTCTCTTGCTACACGGTCTTCCTCAATGGAAATCTGATGTGCCATCGAGTCCACATCCGCGAGCATTTTGTCATAGGTTGCGTTGTCTTCAGGAGAAAGGACACCTTCCTTTGCTCGCGTGTCGAGAAAAGCTTTCGCTGCGTCCCATGCTTTTGCGCGTCTTTCGCGCATTTCCAGTACCTTTTTCATAATCAATTCCTCCATTAAATGTATTTGCGGGCTTGCAGTTTCTGCATAGCCGCTTCGATGGAAACGCCAGTCGGCGCCTCCTGCTTCTGTTCTTCCGCCTTAGCAGCGGGTTGCGAGATGAGTTTATTCATTAGCGAATTGGTCACCGCCCTGCGGCTAAACGCAAAGACCACATCTTCGGTTTGGCCGCGCTTAGCATCCTCCAAGACACCGTCAGCGAAGCCCAGCTCGATTGCCTTGTTCGCGTTCATCCACGTTTCACCGTCCATGAGATGCGAGATTTTCGCCCTCGACTGGCCGGTCTTGATTTCATAGGCGTTGATGATGGATTCTTTCACTTCGTCTAGCATGGCGATGGCTTTCTGCATTTCCTCGGTATCGCCAATAGCGACGGACATCGGGTTGTGGATCATGAGCAGTGCTGTTGGCGCCATGAGCACCTCGGTTCCCGCCATAGCGATGACTGATGCCGCGCTTGCCGCCAGACCGTCAATTTTTACGGTGACATTTCCGGGATAATCCATGAGCATGGCGTAGATTTGTGAAGCCGCTACACAGTCCCCGCCAGGCGAGTTGATCCACATGACGATGTCACCGCTGCCGGAAAGCAGCTCATCCTTGAACATTCGTGGCGTGATCTCATCACCCCACCAGCTTTCGTCCGCAATGGTACCGTCGAGGTATAGGGTGCGGACGCCCAGTGCCTCGTCATTTCCCCAGTTCCAGAAGTGCTTATCACGCACCCTGCCGAGGGACTTGTTTGGACTTGCTGCCCGTTTTGGTTGGTCCATCTGAGGTTTCCTCCGTTTCTGTTGTATTTCTATTTGCAAACGCACCTGCGTCCTGCAATTTGGTCATTGCTCCATTAATGAGGTACAAATCCCCGCCAAGCTCCACTGGTATTCGGTCGAGGTTCTCAAGCTGCCGGATGTCGTTTGCGCTCATCCAGCCGTTTTGCCGAGCCGTAGCATAGCCGGTCATACGACTGGCATAGTCGCCACGAAGCAGTCCGTCCACATTGAATTTGGTATAAACATTGCGTTTTTCGCTTTCGAGTAGCAGCGACTTGTTCATCGCCTGTTCCCAGCGGATAACCCAGGGATCGAGTGTGTATTTCACGAATTCCAGCGACTGCTGCTCGATGTTGGAAAACGAGGATTTCTCCAAGTCAGCCAGCATATGCGGCGGCACCCTGAAAATACGGGCGATTTCATTGATCTGAAACTTACGAGTTTCTAAAAACTGTGCCTGCTCGGGAGAGATGGCAATCGGCGTATATTTGAGCCCTTCCTCCAGCACCGCGATTTTGTTGCTGTTAGCGCTGCCGCCAAACGTGGACTGCCAGCTTTGTCGAATGCGCTCCGGGTCTTTTATCGTGCCGGGGTGCTCGAGGACGCCGCTTGGCGCAGCGCCGTTGGCAAAGAATTTTGCTCCGTATTCCTCGGCGGCAATGGCAAGCCCTACGGCATTTTTCGCCATCGTAATCGGCGAGTACCCCACAAGACCGTCGAAGCCCAGACCGAGAATGTGGAGCACATCGCTGGGTGCGAGAATCACATCGCTTTGCTTGTTTTTGCCAACTTCCGGTGCGTCGTCAATGTTTCTCCGGTATCGGTAATACAGTCGTCCCTGTGAATCTCTGTCCACATTCATGCGATCAGGCATAAGCGGATACAGCGCCACAACCTCGCCACGCGCATTTCGTATAATTTGTGCGTAGGCATTACCCGTCAGCAGCAGGTGGTTCATCATGGTTTCTCGGAACACAAACGAGGTCATCTCGGGGTTTGGTTCGTCGTGCAGCACCCGCCAAAGCGGATGGTCAAGATATTTTTCCTTGCTTCCGTCACTGCCGTATTGATACACGAACAGCGGCAGGCCCGCGATGGCTTCCGATAAGATGCGGATGCAGGAATAGACCGCCGTCATCTGCATAGCCGTCTTTTCATTTACGACCTTACCTGATGACGAGCTTCCCCATAAAAAACTGCTCCCGCCGCCTAAGTTTTTAGGCTTGTCGCGGGCTTTGAATATTCCCTGAAATATGTTCATAGGCAATTACCTCCAATCAAAAAACGAGCAGTCCACGTGTGTCATACACGCTTTCGCCCGAGTCGTTACCGCACCGAATTGCGCGGTCCAATGCCATAATCGTCGCAACCGCACCATCGATCTTTTCTGTGGACTTTTCCTTGTCGGCCTTGATGTTTCCGGCAGGATCGGTTCGAATAAAAATGTTATCCATCATCCACCGAAGGACCGGATGGCCACCGTGCGCGATTTTTTCTTCAAATGTAAGTTTCATTAGCTCTTTTGTCGGCGGAGACATATCCTTGAAGCCCTGCCCAAACGGGATGACCGAAAAGCCGAGATTCTCCAAATTCTGTGTCATCTGGACCGCGCCCCAGCGGTCGAAGGCGATCTCGCGGATGTTATACTTCGTGCCCAGCTGTTCAATGAACGCTTCAATGAAGCCGTAATGCACCACATTCCCTTCGGTAGTTAACAAAAACCCTTGTTTCTGCCAAACGTCATAATTCACATGATCGCGCCGGACACGGAGGTCAATGTTGTCCTCCGGTATCCAGAAGAACGGGAGCACACTGTATTTGTCCTCCTCATCGAGTGGCGGGAAAACCAGCACGAACGCTGTTATATCCGTACTGCTAGAGAGGTCGAGTCCGCCGTAGCAGACCCGCCCTTCGAGAGCGGCTTCGTTCACGGGAAAAGCGCATTGATCCCATCTGTCCATAGGCATCCAGCGCACCGCCTGCTTGACCCACTGGTTCAGTCGAAGCTGCCTGAAGCTATTCTCCTCGGCGGGGTTTTGCCTTGCTGATTCAAACGCTGCTTTAACTTTGTCCATGCTGACGGTGATGCCAAGTGATGGATTCGCCTTTTTCCACACCTTCGGATCAGACCAGTCATCCTCGGAAGCTGCCCCGAAAATCACTGGGTAGAAGGTGGGATCGTTCTTTCTGCCGTCGATGATATCCAGTGCTTTTTGATGCACTTCCCAGCAGATGCTGTTTTGGTTATCACCGGCAGTGGTGATCAGGAAATACAGTGGCTGCATCCTGGCGTCGCCGCTGCCTTTGGTCATGACATCAAACAGTTTTCGATTGGGCTGGGTGTGCAGTTCATCAAACACGACGCCGTGGGTATTGAAACCGTGCTTGTTTCCCACATCAGCAGACAAGACCTGGTAGATGCTGCCGGTTGGCAGAAATATGAGCCGTTTCTGTGAATCAAGGATTTTCACCCGCTTGGATAGTGCCGGGCACATGCGCACCATATCCGCCGCTACGTTAAAAACGATCGAGGCCTGATTGCGGTCTGCAGCGCAGCCATAAACCTCGGCGCGTTCCTCGTTGTCACCGCAGGTCAGCAGCAACGCTACAGCGGCGGCGAGCTCTGATTTCCCCATTTTCTTAGGTATCTCTACATACGCGGTGTTAAACTGCCGATAGCCATTGGGTTTTAGGGTACCGAACACGTCTCGGATAATCTGTTCCTGCCAATCAATCAGCTCGAAGGGTTTTCCTGCCCAGGTGCCTTTGGTATGGGAAAGTGCCTCGATGAATGCGACTGCATAGTCGGCCGTCTCTTTGCTGTAGTAAGCGTCCTTCGCTATAAAAGTAGTCGGTTTGTATTTTTTGAGTTTTCGGATATGCAGTCACCTCCTTCAAAAGGGCATAAAAAATAGACCACAATGGGTCTTTCTTAACGAGGAACAGAGCCGCAAGGCTCCATTCCGGGATTTGATTTTTTATCGGGTTAGTTGTGTTCTTTCATCAGGATTGCAAGAGCAATCTCTGCATCGGAATCGAGCGGTTCTATGTCCCAACCTCTGTCGTAGTTGGCGATGATCTCACCATCGCGTTTTAGCATGAGTTTGGAAATGCGGCCCTTCTCGATGCCGTACTGCGATCCTTCTTCAAAACACTTCACCCAGTAGTGAATGATGCTGCTTCCAACTTTGATGCTTCCTTCTTTCCACATGGTCATGTTCTCCCTTCGTTTTGTATGTGTATGTTATTCCTCGCCGGTCAGGATGAAATAGACATATTCCTTACGCTTCTCCTCGAGGTACACGACCAGCTCATAGAAGCCCCTGTCGTTTGCGATACGCTGCACCGCCACCACATCAAACATATTCGTCAGCCCCGTGTCGCGAATAGCCAGGATCTGCTTACGCACTTTATCTGTCATCGTCGCACCTCCGGCAAAGGTCCTCACCATAAACCACATTCAGTCCACTACCGTTGTCCCAGTTAACCATCACGGAGCCAGTGTCGTCAACGCCAATCACAGTGCCTTTCGTGCCAAGGGGCGGAGCCTGCACATCATCCATACGAAGAAGCTCTACGCGGCAACCAACCGGAAACTGGCGGCGAATGCGCTCGACGATTTCTTTCGAAGGGAAATTATTCTTCATCCTCAGTTCCTCCCAATGTTGCTTTGACCTCTGCGTGTTCATCGGAGCCTGATTTTGCTTGATCAAGCTCCTCCTGTGAAATGCTATTTTTCTGTCCAGTTTTGAAAGCCGAGCTGCCTGAGAGATTCTGTAGGAGGATTTTACGCACATCTTTATATTCATCTCCGATAAATCCAAGTCGCAATAGAAAGCACCTGAAAGCGTACTTCTCATTGTCCGTTTCCTTTTCCTTTGCTGTCACGCGCTTCTGCCTTTTAGCTGCTGCACAAAGAGCACCAATGAAGCGTGAATAGGCTGCTACCTTATTGCCTTCAGCAGGAAACTTAAACCAAGGAAATTTGAGTGTGGTTTCGGTTCGTTCGATATGAAGATCCTCTACACCGAGTGCCTTTTTAATCAGTTCCGCTTTGCTGGCAATCATCTTTTCAAGATTATTGAGTCCTTCCTCGGTCATGAATGCAAGCGGCATTTCAATGGCTAGTTGGTCTGGCATCGTTGATTCAGTCGCATCACTCTTTAGGTCCTCGAAGCCAAGAACCTCATCTAGTTGTCTTTGCATGGCGTCGGTAATGGGCATATCGGGATTAGCATACTGTCCGGGGTGGTGCTGGTCAATGTCTGGAATCTCATCAACTGCCCCCATTCCGCCAAGCCCACTCTCATAGGTATCAGGTTCATCGTACGCGCGACTTTCGCCTTCTGCGTCAAAGCCAACTTGATGGAGCGAATCCTCTAGGTCGAGGTTGTCGGGACCTGTAAGTGTTCCGGTCTTGTCGACGTGGTAAGCGCCGATCTCATAGACGAAGGTTGGTGCTCCGAGGTATTTGGTCGGGGTATTCAGCGCTGCGCTGATAGCTCCAACCAGTGACTTACGCTCGCTGCCTGTAACATTGTAGTTGAGTTTCATTTTTTCAAACCACCTTTCTTTTTTCGGTATTACATTCATCACTCTAAACCGATTAAATAGCAACGATTTTATGTGATTTTTGTAGAGATTCTGTACCGAATATTCGGTGGTTTAACTTGAGGCTATTTATCAACACTCACATCCGCAAAGGAGTAAAGCAGACCTTCACGCTGGACAGAAACCTTGTCAGCCGTGCCGACCTGTTCGATGTAACGCTTGACGATAACATCGCAGAATTTCTCATCGAGCTCGATGGTATAACAGGAGCGGTCAGACTGTTCGCAGGCGATAAGCGTTGAACCGCTGCCACCAAAGGGATCGAGGACCAGCGTGTTGCTCATGCTGCTATTCATAATCGGGTATGCCAGAAGCGGAACCGGCTTCATGGTCGGGTGATCGCCGTTTTTCTTAGGCTTATCGAACTCCCAGATGGTGGTCTCCTTGCGACCGGTATACCACTGATGCTTTCCGGTTTTCTTCCAACCGTAGAGCACAGGCTCGTGCTGCCATTGGTATGGAGAGCGCCCCAGCACCAGTGACTGCTTCTTCCAGATGCAGCAACCGGACAAATAAAAACCGGCATCCACAAAGGCTCTCCTGAAATTCAGTCCTTCGGTGTCGGCGTGGAAAACATAGATGCTGGCGTCATTCGCCATGACGGATGCGGTGTTTGTAAAAGCATCGAACAGGAAGTTGTAGAAGGCATCATTTCCCATATTGTCGTTCTTGATTTTTCCGGCACTGCCTTCGTAGTTGACGTTGTAAGGCGGGTCCGTGATCACGAGGTTTGCTTTAGCTCCGGCCATCAGCAGGTCAAGGGTCTCCGCCTTAGTACTGTCGCCGCAGACCAGCCGGTGCCGACCGAGCGCCCAGAGGTCACCGAGCTTGGTGATCGGCGGTTCCTTTAGCTCTGCTTCCACATCGAAATCATCATCGTGGATGCCGTCTTTGATACTGTCCTTGAAGAGGTCATCTAGTTCGGCGGGGTCAAAGCCTGTGAGTGACACGTCGAAGTCAGCGCCCTGTAAATCTGCTATGAGCAGTGCTAGCTTTTCCTTATCCCATTCGCCGGAAATCTTGTTCAGCGCGATGTTGAGTGCCTTTTCCTTTTCGGCATCCATCTCAACCACCACACACTCGACTTCGGTGATGCCCATATCGATGAGCACCTTCAATCGTTGATGCCCACCTACAACACGGCCTGTCACCTTATTCCAGATGACCGGCTCGACATATCCGAATTGTTCAATGGAGCGCTTCAGCTTATCGTATTCAGCATCGCCAGGCTTCAGGTCCTTGCGGGGATTATAATCCGCAGGTAGAAGCTCGGCGGTATTCTTTTTCTCAATCAACATATTTCTTTACCGCCTCCCGTAGTTCTTTATACCGGTCCAGCCATTCCCAGCGAGAGAGTGTCCCGCTGAAATGTCCGTAAGTTGCTGTATCTGCATAGATGGCGTCATGCAAACTCAATGCTTCGATGATCGCTGCTGGACGCAGGCTAAACACATCAAGTACTGCTTTTCTGAGTACGTCATCAGGGACAGTCCCGGTGCCGAAGGTGTCAATCTCAACTGCAACGGGGTCAGCCTTACCGATAGCATAGGAGATGGCCACCTGACAGCGTTTGGCATAATCACACCAGACGATGTTCTTTGCGATGGCCCTTGCCATGTAGGCACCGGAGCGGTCAACCTTTGTTGGGTCTTTACCGGAGAACGCGCCGCCGCCATGAGCAGCAAGGCCGCCATAGCTATCGACCATAATCTTTCGACCGGTCAAACCGGTGTCAGCAGCAGGCCCACCCTCGACAAAACGACCGGAAGGATTGACGAGAATTTCAGTGTCATCATCAAATGGAAATTTCTCAAACACCGGCCACAGCACTTGGGAGATGATCTCACTACGGAGAACCTCCAAATCCTTGTCAGCACGGTGCTGCACAGAAACAATAATCGTTTTAATGCGCTTGGGCTTGTCATCCTCATATTCAACCGTGACCTGGGCTTTTCCATCGGGACCGATGCCTTTGATGACGCCATTCTTCATAGTGCTATCGAGCTTCCGGCAAATGGCATGAGCGAATACGAGAGGAAGCGGTAGCTTCTCAACCGTTTCATCTGTGGCGTAACCATAAACGGTGCCTTGGTCGCCAGCGCCAAGCATGGAATACCAGGAGGTATCTCCAGCGCGGGACTCCATAGCCCGATCCACGCCACCGGAGATGTCCTTACTTTGCTGGTGGACAAACACAAACACCATAAACTTCCACGGGCTGTAGCCGACGTCCTCAAGGACTCTGCGGACCACCCAGCGGATGTCCACCTTCTTCGAGCAGGTGATTTCGCCCGCTACGATGATTTTGCCTTTGGTAGCCATGACCTCGCAGGCCACACGGGAAGATTTATCTTTGCGAAGACACGCATCGAGAATGCTGTCAGCAATCAGGTCGCAGAGTTTATCCGGGTGACCCTTACAGACACTTTCAGAGGTTTTGTATTTTTCCATATCATTTTCCTTTCCGGGCGGTTAAGAGCCGCTCCATCACATCGTCCTGCGGATTCGCACCGCTGTATTCGCCGGTACAGTTTTCTTTTACGATCTGAAAAATCTCCATCCACAGCCGGTTTGTCTGGTTCATATAGTTCTGGCCCATCGCCACATAGGGGCTTTGGATGGCATTTCCCGTTGTTGGATGCTTCGCCAGAAAGCCGTATTCTGTGACTGCTTCCTCGCACTGAATCCATCGGGCTACGCTCATGGCATATCGCTCCAAAAGCTGTGGCGACACAAGCACTGCACAGCCGCGCTCGTTCAGCCACGTCCATGTTGATTTATATATTTCGCTCGCGACGAGTGCCTTCCCGTCCTTCTGTATCGCTTCGAGCATCTTTGCTGGTTCCGGCATCACTTGACCGTTAAGGTCTGCCGTATCGGTAAACTCCATCACGGTCAGTTTTCTGCCGCCGGGATTACCTTCGGCAATTTTGTCGGCTAATGGCTTCTTTTTCGCGCCCGCGCCGACACGAGCGCCGCCACGATTGGTACCGTCTTTTGCCAAACAGCACACCTCCTTATTGGGCGAGGGCTATACCCCCGTTTGAATATGCGTTTTTCAACACGAAGCCCCACGCCGCTGTCCGCTTGAATGGGTTTTAGAGATTTGACCTCCCCCACCGGTCACCGCTCTCGGCAGTGATACTGGAGTGGCAGGACTTGCACAGAGCCATGAGATTGCTCGTTTCGTTGCCCCCGCCACGGGAGAGCGGACGGATGTGGTGTACCTCTACTGCAGGTGTTAGTCTGCCTTGCTTCTGGCACTCCTCGCACAGAGGATGCGACTTGATGAATCTGTCACGGATCCTCTTCCAGGAACGGCCGTAGCGTTTACTCGATGCGGGATCTCGTTCGTACTGGTTGTAGTGTTTGTCCATAGCTTTCTTATGCTCGTCGCAGTATTGCTCGTGTTCAGCAAGCAGACCGCAGCCGGGGTAAGCACAGGGACGTTTGGGTTTGTAGGGCATTGGTTCACATCCTTTCAGGCATAAGAAAAACCACCGCAGATTTCTCCAGGGTGGCCTTCAGTATTCTATTTCTCTATTGTAATGGTATCAAAAGAAGCTATGAACATCTACTAACATATCCTATCATCTTTTCTTGCGGGTATAGAAATCGTTGCTAGAGCCTTGTCCCTTATACGATAGATATGCTGAATACTGTAATCCATATCAACGGCGATCTGCTCCCAAGTCTCAAAGCAAAGGTAACGTTTCTCAAGCAATGTTTGGTATTCCGTGTTGTCCACTGTTTTTATGACCGCTACGATTTCACGCTTGAGGTCAACGAGGTGGTCGATATCACGGTTTATTTCCGCCTGCAGGTCGATGATTTTCCCAATGGCATCCGCCATAGTGGAGGTTGCACGATTGGGGTTTTTCGGCATGCCTGTAAGGGTAGATGTCGCTTTGGTGGCAAGGTCGTTCAGCGAAGACACTTGCCCCAGCTTGCTGTTTATGCGTTGGTCAAGGCGGTAAGCCTGCCCGAGATAATCTTTTACCGTCATCGTATGACCTCCTCGTTGAGTTTTTTTATAAGCATTTCCGGTTCAACTGCAGTAAGCGATGCGTACCATTCGGAGCGGAAGAACCGCTCAACCTCAAGTTTCGTATATAAGGCCGAATCATTGCGAGGGTGTTTCTCCAGTCTTTTCAGGGCAAATCGGTAATTCTTGACCGCCTGCAATACAATGGCATTTGCCAGTTTTTCATAACCATCTATCATACAGCCTCCCTCGCCTTCCTTAAGTTCACTTTGACCGCATTGATGAGGTCGGACTGCGTTTTTTCCTTTCGTTTCAAAGCGCTCATGACATCCTCGTCAATCGTTTCTTTTGCAACGATGTGGTGGATGACCACCGTTTCATTCTGGCCTTGCCTCCAAAGCCTCGCGTTCGTCTGCTGATAGAGTTCGAGACTCCAGGTAAATCCAAACCATATCAAGGTAGATCCTCCGCTTTGCAAGTTCAGGCCATGCCCGGCTGACGCCGGATGGATGACCGCCACAGGAATTTCTCCGTTGTTCCAGTCCTTAATATCCTTGGAGGTCTTGATTTCAGAAACTTTGAATCTTGCTTTGATGCGCTCCAGATCATGATTGAACCAGTATGCAATAAGGACAGGCTTTCCGTTTGCTCCTTCGATCAAATCCTCAAGTGCATCCAGCTTGCGGTCATGTATGAAATGGGTATTTTTATCTTGATCATAGATAGCGCCGTTTGCCATCTGAAGGAGCTTGCCTGAAAGGACGGCTGCGTTCATGGCATCAATCTCCTCTTCTGCAAGTTCAAGAACCATTTTCTCTCGAAAGCTCTCGTAAACAGACAGCTCTTTTTCGCTTAGATACACAGGCACTTCATTGATCACGCATTCTGGCATTTTCAGAAAATCAATCGACTTCATGGAAATCGTAATATCGGAAATGAGCCTGTATATCGTATGTTCCGCGCTTGGCAGTGGCTTATATGAAAACACCATCTGCTGATTGCGTTTATCTGGAGTAAAGAAGGAACTGCGATAGTGGGTTATATACCTGCCCAGTCTTACACCCATATCCAGGATACGAAACTCCGCCCACAAATCCATCAAGCCGTTGCTGGACGGCGTTCCGGTTAGGCCCACGATTCGTTTTGCCTGAGGCCGAACTTTAAGCAGGCTTTTGAACCTTTTTGCCCCATAGGACTTAAAAGACGAGAGTTCATCAATGACCACCATTTCAAAATCAAAGGCGATACCGCTTTTGTTTATCAGCCAATCCACATTTTCCCTGTTTATCAGATAAACGCTTGCAGGTTTTCGTAATGCTGTCAATCGATCCTGCTCAGTACCGATCGCCACGGAAAACTCCAGGCCTTTTAAGTGATCCCACTTGTTTATTTCAGCCGGCCAGGTATCCCTTGCTACCCTGAGCGGGGCAATGACCAGAACCTTGCCTATCTCAAAGCTGTCCAGGCATAAATCGAAGATAGCCGTTAACGTGATCACACTCTTGCCAAGACCCATCTCCAAAAATACTGCAGCGGTGGGATGCTCTAATATAAAGTTCGTCGCATAGGTCTGATATTTATGAGCATTGTATTTCATCGAGTATCCCTCCAATCTGAGCATCTGTGTCAATTACGTAGCATTCAAAACCAAGCTTCCGTAATTGCTTTATCCTTCTAATCTGAAGCGGCCGCGGTTTCTTTCCCGGAGCTTTTAGTTCCGCAAATGCGATTTTCCCATTTGGCAAAAGCACCAGGCGGTCCGGCATCCCATCCAAGCCTGGACTTACGAACTTTGCCGCAATGCCTCCCATCTTTTTCACCGCTGCCACCAATTTCTTTTCAATATGTTTTTCTAGCATAAACGCCTCCTATATTAAGACTCGGAACAAGAAGACAACTAAAACCAATTTTTCCTATACGCGCGCATAAGTGTGTATGCACAGGCTGCAATTCCTCTTTTTTGTTATTTATAAGCCTATAGGTTAAATCTTGTTCCACTTGTTCCTTACCGCTGATTTTTCTTTATTTGCAGGCTTTCCCGCAAGAACAGGCATAGGAACAAAGCATGGAACAACTTCAGCTTTGTTCCTCCTCCCGGGAATAAGCGCGCTGCTTCCCGTAGACAGGAAAGGTCACAACCCCATTCTTGTTCCCGGTGTACTTGTTCCAATCGCCGATCTTTCTCATGATAGCGCCGATGGCATAGGAGTCGGATGTTTTCATGGAAGAGGCGTCCTTTCCAAAACACTCGCTCCAAATCTCCATGTTGCAGACAAGGGTTCTTTTTACCGTTCCAACACGGACGCCTCCGCCAAATTCGCTGCCGCCGAGGAAATTTCTACGCTCGTACAAAGACATGGTGGCCCAATCCTCCGGCATAAGCATGTCTAAATATGTGCGGACCAGTCCTTCACGCTCATCGGTTTCCATGGCATCAGCCTGCTCGCCGATTGCAAGGGAGACATCATCGCCTTCAAGGTAGAGTTTTTCGCCCTTCTCATAAAGCATCAATGTTTCTGCCCAAATCTGCTTAACTTCCTCTTTTGTAATCTGCCAGGCTTTGTCCTTACCATTGCCGCTGATCCGTACTGGCCAGAACCTGCGGTTTCCTGTTATGTCTCGTAGGAAACCGCTCTCTGCATTGGTGGAACCCACAATGACGCACTGGCGGGGATGGCTTTCTACGTTGACTCCATAGCTTGCACGATACTTGTCATCAGACCTTGATATGAATGACTTTACAACTTCCACGTCCGTCTTACGCATTCCGGCAAGTTCCCCAAGTTCGAGCATCCAATATCCCTGCAGCTTTTCAGGACCGGCTTTGTCCTTCATGTCCGTAATGGTCAAACTATCTGAGAACCAGTCGCCGGCAAGTTTCGCAAAGAAGGTGGACTTGCCGATGCCTTGTGGTCCGTTTAAGATAAGGACGCTGTCAAACTTCGTACCGGGTCTATAAATGCGGGCTACCGCCGCTACCATCGTTTTGCGAATGACTGCTTTTGTATAGGAATTATCCGCTGCTCCGAAATAATCAATGAGAAGATTTTCAACGCGGCTTATGCCGTCCCATTTTGGCAGCGAGTTGAGATACTCTTTAATCGGGTGGTATGCTCTTTCCGAAGCTACCGCAAGCACGGCGTCCTTGGTCTTAGTGGGAGAATACACACCATAAATGCTGCTTAAGTACACCTTTAAAAGCGCGTTGTCCGCGTCATTCCAGCCGCCTTTGATCTGCTCCCAGGGCAAGCCGCCTTTGGAGTCAATGCCGTCGCGATGGCAGTTGAATGCAATGTGCCGAAGCTCTTTATCCTGCCTTAAAATGAGAACGATGTTATCCAGGGTATCCTTCACCCGTCCCTGCTTATCCAGTTCCAATCCGGTCTGCCAATCATCCCCTCCAAACTCCTCCTCGGCCTGTTCCAGCCTTTCCTTCGCAAACTCCGCTTTCACAGTTTCATCTTTAATGGCAAGCTCGCACATTGCCGCAAAAGACGGCATCTTGCCCGAAGCCGCATCCATGGCCACCTTATCATCGAGAGAACCGAATTTATGGATCCTAACAAGGTCAAATGCGTTGAGGAGCATACCGCTTGCCGGGTCGGTGGCATGATGGCTGTATGCGAATTTATCATCATAAATGATCAGACCTGCGCTGCTGTCAGCCGGGATATAGTCATACCTCCCTTCCATAGCAGATGGAGCATAGACTGCACTGAGGAATTTCTCAATCGCCTCACGAACCGAGTAAGCACGGCAGAATGTTCCCACCATGCCCTCTTTAGAAAGCGGGTCAGCCTGTTCCTTCAAATTGCGATGAATGACTTCCGATTGGCGGGTGGATACCGGCCAGGTGCTGGTATCGTGCCAGTTATCGTATTTGGCAAGGTATACATCCGGGTCAAGCAGATTGCCCTCGTTTTCCTCATAGACAAATACTCCGTTTGAGGATGTGGACGGCCAATACATAAGACGGTGGGCCTCATATGTCGTATCATCGAAAAGGTCAATGCCGACTTCCTTTGCCACCATACGACCGACGGCCGCATATTCCTCTTCGCTTATTTCACGGGCAAGGGGAATGATCAGGCGCAGCCTCGGGTGTTCCGGCGTATGCTTGTGCGTGGAGTACATACAGCATTTGAAATCAAAAAGCAAGGTGATCTGATCCCAGATATCCGGTGTGCCGTAATCCATATCAAGTGTAAGTAAGGAACGGCATAGGACATTGCCTTTCTTTCGTCTGCCCTCATTCAGATGCCCTCCGACAAATCCGCCCACATCCTTGATATCATCCTGCTGGCCTCTTTTCAGTTTGCGGTGTTCTTCCATAGTTTCAGTGGTGCGCTGCGTAGTCTTCACTCGGGAGCAGAAAGCCTCCCAAGAAATATCACGGTTTTTCCATTTTCTATCCTTGCGGCTGTTGCCGACTGCGATTTTCATAGACCTTCGACCTCCTCAAACCCTGCGTTGAAATATCTGACCGTCTGTTTGCGTTTCCCGGCTTTTTCAATCTCAGTTGCCATACCGCTTGAGATGGTGTTGCCAAGCACCCAGACCTCGGTGCATTTGCCCATCAGCACGATATCCATAAACATAGCAAGTTCCCTTTCCTTTGGGTTTGACTCATCCATAAATTGAGGAAACATAAGGTGCGGTGCAATGGGGATATAGTTTTGCTCCAAGGCAAACCTGCAGAAGGCACGGGCCTTATTCACATTCTCATCCACATCGCCGGAATACGGGGAACAGATATACACAAGAGGTTTGAAGGCGGATGTCTTCTCCGCCTTCTCCTTTTTCATAATGTTGGTCAGCGCTTCATAGGGAGTCGGGTCATAGTATCCTTCGGAATTGTATTTGTTGATTCCCATCAAACAGCCTCCATTTCAATTTGAGGCAGTATACCGCCTGACTTCATCAATTCGTAGATGAAGAGTCTACCTTTCTGCGTCCAATAGGTATGAACCTTAGTGTGTTGTTCACCGCCCGTGCCAAGGTAGCTGTGCGTCTTGGTTCTGGTATAGCCTCTTTCCGCATACTTTTGGTATAAAAGCCAGATGTCGCCCTGTTTGAACTGGATGCCCTTCTCATGAAGATAGCGGTTCATCCAGATCGCAGACTTGCCATAATCCTTGGCAATCGCTGAAGTGGAAATAAGATCTTTGCAGTTAAGCACCACATCGTAATAAGATGCCTTCGGTTTCATTTCTGTGATTTGCTGATTCTGAACGGCAATTGCACCTTCAAGCAGTTTATTTTGATGCCTTGCTTGAGTCAGCTGCTGATTGGCATACTGAAGTGCCCTGGCCATGATTGCCTCCGGGGAATTCCATGCTTTTTCGATGTCAAGGAAGTACCTGCGGCATTGCTTTCCCTTTTCAGTGCGTTGGATCATACACAGTTCTTTTGCCATGTCGATGGTCAGCTCATGATCCACGCCTGGCCTGCCTCCGGTGCTTTCGCTCAAAAATGAGCTAAAGTCTGTCCCTTCCACAAATCCGTACTCACACATTCTTGGAAACCAGTCTTTATAGGCTGTCTTTACTTCCAAGGCTGCATGCAAATCACGGCCAAGCACTGTGGGGTGGTCATTTTCAAATTTGATTCTTACTAATTCGTCCATACGAATTACCTCCTGCTCTATATTCAGAGAGAATGGTCCCTCTTCCTAATAGCCGCAGGAGATAATGTAAGTTGAGGATTTTTGAAAAGTATAGTTAATCCTTTTTATAAAACCGGCACTCGTACCCATCCGCACTGAGCAGCAACCCTTTTGCCCAGGATGGCGTTCTTCCCATCTGTTCGCAGACGGAAGATGGCGGCATCCCCATATCCGCCTCGATGATGATTTCATCGTGCACATGAGCCACAATGGAACAATCCTTTAATGTCTGCATGGCAAAGCACAAAATGTCCCGGCTTATTGCCTGGACTATGTTTTCTACAAACTTGGGGCCGTAGCTTTCGATTCTTTCCCATTTTTTCGTTCCGCCGATGCCTTCGTAGGTAACAGACTCGCCGCCGAACACATTCTCGCCCATGCGGGGTTTCACATAGGCAAGTCGTCTGCCGGAAGGAAGGGCAATAAAAAGCATCCCACTTTGATAGGTGAACTTGATACCGTGTGTCTCTGTGGGTGTTTTCTGCTTGACGCAGGTTTTTACGGCACGATCAACGTCCCACCAGAGTCTAGTGATATTGGGGTTGGTCTGTCTCCATGCTGTTACCAGAGGCTGAAGCTCATCTTCAGAAAGTCCCATCTCTAGTGCACCCATCGCTTTCAATGCTCCGACAGATCCGCCATAACCAAGGGCAAGTTCCGCGATTTTGCCTTTCTGACGCAGGTGGCCGTTCACACCGTGTTTCTCTACTGGTATATGGAACATCTGAGATGCACTGGCGCAGTAGATGTCTCCGCCGTTTTGGAACACTTCCGTTCTCCATTTTTCGCCCGCAAGCCAGGCAATAACGCGAGCCTCGATTGCTGAAAAGTCCGCAACGATGAACTTCCTGCCATCAAGCGGTACGAAGGCAGTGCGGATCAGTTCCGACAGCACCTCCGGCACAGAATCATAGAGCAACGCAAGTGCATCAAAGTTACCAATTCGAACCAAGGCACGAGCTTGTTCTAAATCGGGCATATGGTTCTGCGGGAGGTTCTGCAATTGAATCAGCCTGCCGGAAAACCTACCGGTTCTGTTAGCTCCGTAAAACTGGAACATCCCCCTGGCACGGCTGTCATGACAAACCACGTTTTCCATCGCCGTATATTTTTTGACCGACGATTTGGCAAGCTGCTGGCGAAGTTCCAAGACGGCACCCAGCATATCTGGTGCTGTCTTTAACATCTCTACAACCGCTTTTTTGCCAAGGGTGTCAGTTTCCAGTCCGTTATCGGCAAGCCAGCCTCTCATCTGCTGTACGGAGTTCGGATTATCAAGGTCCGTCATGTCCTGCATGAGAGCCGTCAGCTTTACGCGGGAACGATCATCTATGGCAACAGCCTGTTTCACAAATGTCCTATCAATTGCGATTCCCCGGTCATTGATTTCCTGGTCGAGATGATATTCCTCCCACACATTATCCGGTACCGGAAAGTTGCCCAGTTTCTTCTGTATCGACATCTCGGTTTCCACATCCCGGATGTTGTATGATTTGAATCGGACCCACTTTTCCATATCATGTTCCGGCAGATTACGGATACGACCTCCGTTTGATTTGGTGGAAGAACAAGGCATGCAGAAATATCTGACGAGGTCTTTGCCCTCTGCCAGCTTTTGTTTTTCCAATCCTAAAACGGCGCCAACCCCCTCAAGGGAAAGAGGAAGTCCCAAATATGCCGACCATATCATGGAGCATTTCCATGATGCGGGATCAAGATATTCTCCAGAGGGAAGTTTAAACCATTTTGATAAACAAACACGCTCGAACATCGCATTGAATGCCCATTTGGTAACGGAATCGTCCATAAGGGCATCGATAATTTCGTTTGGTATTTTCTCACCGCAGGCAAGGTCGACCAACTGCACTTCGCCGCCATCAATCGAATATCCAAATAGCAGAATTTCAAAATCAACGCTTTCGGCATAACGGTAAACACCGGATTTCTGAAGATTGACACTCGAAAAAGTTTCTATATCAATAGAAATAGATTCCATATATTAAATACCGTCCTTTCCAAAGCAAACAAGGTGGCGAAGAACAACCTCCGCCACCTCGCCTTTTTAGTTATTCAGCTGTTATCCCAAGAAATCTTCATCAACAACAGTGATGAAATCATCAGCCGCATTGGTTCTGCCGCCTAAAGACTCTCCATCCTTGATTTTCTGTATGTTGCCAAGTCCACAGGCCACACCTTTGTTGCCGTTGGAGTTGAAAGCATAGAAATTCAAGGATACCCTTGCATAGCAACCGCTGTATACCTCGCCGCGGTCCAAGATAGGCCTGACCGCTTTGTCAACAATCTGAGGTGCGGTATTGCTGTTGGCATTTACAAAATAATGACCCTTGTAAGCCTCATCGTCACGTTCCACATCACCATCACGAAGCGGAATCTTTATTGTGGCTTTATTGGGTTTCTTGCCACCGAACTTGGCAATGCCCTCCTCGATTGCCGCATCGATTGCCTCATTTATTGCGTTGATGGTCTCCGTGTCAGTCTTTGGAATCAGCACGGACACACTGTATTTTTCAGTTCCGCCGTTTATGGACACTGGTTCCCATCCGTGGAAGTAACTCAATCGGCTGTTGACGCTTGTAATCACCTTGGTTTTGTTCTGATCGTTCATATTCTTAATCCTCCATTATTTCGTTAAATTCGTTTTTTACGTTTGATACGTTCATTGCCGGGCGCTTATCCGAAGTTGGTGCCAGAGTCGGCTTGCCCGGTGGTTTATATATGAGATCCCCGAGGATTTCTTCGAATTTTGTCTTGCCCATCAGCTTCTGCATTTCAGTAAGAGTAATGAGACTCTGACGGAAGATATCCTTGTAGCCGTTAATCCTTGCTGCTTCTGCAACAGCAAACTCATCCTTGTATTTGCGGATAGAACGGCCTTCTACTACCTTAAACCCGCTCCACTCCTTGCCATGGTTGATGGCTGCGTCCGTAGCATAAGCCACGATTTCATTTGCCCACCTGGTAAGGTCCTGCAGCTTGCTGAGAACCTCTTCAATTTCTGGGTCCGTAAGCAAAGGCGGCATCTTAAATTCCCACTGGGCGAGTTTCAACTTTTCTTCCGCTCTTGCCCGGCATTTTACCGCCGCGCGGCAGAAGGTACACCACTCTCCGGCGAGATACTCACCCTCGCCGTCATATGCTTTCTGCGCTTTTGGTTTCAGTTCATATTCCGCCCAGCTCCTTAATTCATCCACTGGAATCGTCCAGGTGCTGACATTCTCCCTGCGCGGCTGGAATATAGTCAGGGAAATCTCATTAATGTCATACAGGCTGTCGTAGATTTCCAGAGCCCCAAGCGCATACAATTTCATCTGCGGATTTTCTACCACATCCACCAATATCCCCATGCCGTACTTGAAGTCGATAATATGCAGACTTTTGTCCGCAATGATGATGCAGTCGCCGGTTCCAAACCCCTGGGGCACATAACAGGAAAAATCAAGTTGTTGTTCGATTAGTATCAGAGGATCCCTGCAGCTTTGCTTTGCCGTTTCAAGCTGTTCCATTACAAACTCCACATAGGCATCGCTGTGTTCTTCCATCTCATCGCTGTTATAATCCGAAACAGGACGCTTGCTCCTCATGTGAAGCACCTTGCGAAGTTTATGCTCGCATAAAGCATGTGCGGCGGTACCTTCGGCGGCTGCATTGGATTCGCTATTTGCAAACTCCAGTTCTAATCTCGCAGATGGATGGCAATTGAGCCATCTATGCGACCCGGATGCGGAAAGTACTGCGTGGTTACCCATTGCCAAGTACCTCCGCATCTTTCAAGATATTTGCGTAATGCTCCGGCGCAATTTCGCTCAGTTTTGAGCCGCCATATTTTTGAATGATTTCTCTCACTTCAGCAGTAAGACCGGCTTGGCTCTTCACGGCAAGTGCGGCTCTGACTTCCTCCAGCGTGGTTTCCTTCTTCTTTGATTTTTCCGTTTTTACCGGCTCAGGCTTCTTTGCAGGTACGGTCTGCTCTGTTGTTTCAGCAGGTTCATTTTCCTCCAATGCATTTGCAACCATTTGAAGGCTGTCTGCCAAAGAGCGCATATCCGAAACCACATCAAGGAGCAACTTGGTTTTGCTCATGGCTTGTCCCTCCTTCCTTGGTCTCGCAGATAGCAAGTTCCTGAACCGTGTCTCCTGGAACAAGGATAGTCAATTTCTGCATGTCACCCAGGAAGAAACGAAGGAAACGCTCCCTTATGTTGACATTGCGGCAAGTCACTATCCCGCCGGTCTGCGGATGCTTAGAAACACTGATTTTCAGATTGTGTTTCATATTGTTCACCTCTTTCCGAGAGCGTTTATTTGCTGCCCTCTACCCATTAGCCTTGAGAAGAGGTGAAAGTTGAGGATTCCGGAAAAACCTTTTTGAAATTTTTTATTGCGGTTTCCATACGGTGCGATATGGCGCTGACAGAAACACCCTCGCGCTCTGCATACTCAGTCACTGACATGCCGTCCAATACGATGGCTATCAGCATTTTCGCCTGTTTTGCTTTTAGAGTCTTACGAATGCTATTACAGATGCATTCATATTCCAGATGTTTTTCACAGTTCTCTTCATCTGAGTTATCAGGGAATAATTCAATTGCATTTTCCTTTTCACTTTTATCATCATCAGCATCATTGATTACTTTTGCATAACCCCTTTTCCCATTAAGTTTCTTGGGTGGAGTAATAGCAGCTGAATGCCTGTCAAACTTATGCCAGTTGTTGTACTCCGGCTTGTTGAAACGCTCGTCCATAATTTCCTGCACAGTACGCCGGGTTAAGGTTTCATTGTCATCAGCGGCGGATAGCCTGTCCTCATAATCCGCATCGATCATTACTGAGCATTCCTCGTCCGGTACCTCCAGGTAGGTTGGCTTGTTGTCATACAGAATTCGAATCTTCATTAAGTATTCCTTTCCGTCCTGGCATTGGGCGGCGGAATACAAAAAGAGCCTGAGGTGAAGATGTCCACAGACTCCGCTTGTCCTCAAAATTGGCGCGCGAAATCACGGTGGGTGCATCTTCATTCCAAACACAGTCTTGGTTACTGTGCTCTGAACTCTCTATGCATCCCGCCGTCCTAATGCGCATCTCGGACATTGAGATTATTTTCGAATGGTTCCGTTTGCGGTTGAAATATCTGTTTTCACGAACAATAAATTGTTTTATGCAGATATTTGTGATATACTGGGAAATAAATTACTTTCCAGTCAATTCTTTGGAACACTTTTCAATTTTTATTATAAAGGTTCCGCTTGGTATCCCTCGGTACGCTCGGATATGTTTGGATATGAAGGAGGCTTAAATTTGAAGTTCACTCAATTTGCAAAGTTAATGTTTGCGGTTGCGGGTGCCGGAAACAGTACTAGTGCTTATACGCGCACACTCTTCCTTTCAATCGTTATGTACGAGGATGAGGAACTGAATCCGATTTATGATCACAAAGATTCGACCTTTAAGGCTTACTATAATGGGACAAATGACATCACAAAGTTAGCGCGAAGAATCAGCACATACATCGAACCGGAAGAATTTATTTCTTATATTGAAAGCCTACCTGATGCCGCAGTCGAAGCTTTGTGTACATCCTTTGCTCCTTACATTCCAAGTATTAATTTGTACTCCGCCGCAGCTGATTTGGCTGATTTATTTAAATCAATTATCATTGAGGCCTCGTCAACAGATAAAAAAATCGCCCCAGCAAATGCTGTAGGCGAAATTGCAATTCAAAGTGATAAGCTGGATAGGATCTTCGGTACTAGGCTACTCGTAGAGACAAAGGGGCTATGTCCTAATGACAACTGTTGCAAGCATCTTTATTTGGATACTAACGGTCAGACAACAATGAACTATACCATTATACAAATTGATCCTACCGCTAAAGAAAACCAGATAAATAATGCAATAGCACTATGCCCAGAATGTGGCAAGAAATATATCTTGACGCGCAATGCCGACAGCATTGCCCGTATGAAAGAGATCAAAGAACAACTGCTAAGAGAATCAGACGCAATTGATACCTTGTCAAATACTAATGTAGAAGAAGGTGTTGAGCGTGTTCTTCGCAAGATAGCGGATCCTTTGGTTCAGCTTATACCTCTCAACTATGATCCTGTCGAGCTGAAACAAAAGATACTCCCTGAAAACCGACCGCTATATATAAAAACAAAGGGCTATGTAATTGAATATTATTCTGCTGTTCATGGCACCTTTCAACAATTAAGTAAGGAAGGTAAGTTGCGGTTCACTCCGTTTTGTATGCAGATAAAACTTAATTATTTAAATTTGCGAGATCGTGGGTTATCTCAGCTTGAAATCTTCGATGCAATGGCATCTTGGCTTGCATCTAACACCAATGACAGAAAAGACTTGTGTGAAATAGTGATTTCCTATTTTGTGCAGAAATGCGAGGTGTTCGATGCAATTACCGAATAAATTATTTACATACGGCGAAAGTATTCTATCAAAATTTTCACCCGTCTTGAAGGCATTAGAAAACGAATGCTTACCCGCAGGTGTTCTCTACACCAAGCTAATACAACATTTTGAAGATATTAATGAGTTTATAGAAGTACTTGATGCCTTATATGCTCTCAATAAAATCGACTATGATGATGAAAAGGAGGTCTTGTTATATGTTGTATGAAATCAGATGTGACAGATTTATGTCACAAGGAAAACTAAGACCACCGATTCGTTTTCACGAAGGCCTGAACACAATACTTGGTGGCAAAGCCGCCGATAATTCTGTTGGAAAATCAACATTCATGCTAATTATAGATTACGCTTTCGGAGGTGAAACATATAAGGACTCTGACGCAGCGCATCATCTTGGAAATCATGTTATACAATTTGCTTTCAATTTTGTAGACGGTATGCACTACTACTCCAGGGATATCGTAAATAGTAATGAAGTCAATATCTGTGATGAAAAATATAACATTATCAAGACCATTCGGTTAGATGCTTTTCGCGGCTTACTTTTTAAGTCCTACGGATTATCATTACCATGTATTTCATTCCGCGATATTGTTGGTCGCTATGCACGTATTCATGGCAAGGGAAATGTTTCTAGCACTCGCCCGCTTGAGTCATTTCCGGGTGAAAGCGCAGAGAAAGGCATTATTGCACTTGAGAAGCTATTTAATGTCTATTGGAAAATTGAGCAGTATCGCGAGGCATACAACAAAAAGGCTGAACTACAGAAGTTTTACCGGCAAGGCAAAAAGGTCGAGTTTATTCCTTTTTCTACTCGTACCCAGAAACAATTTAAAAGCAACGAGAAAGAAATAGAGCAATTAAAAGAAGAACTCAATCAGCTTGTTGGAAGGACAGACCAAGACTTATCACAAAGCGACCTCACTCACGCAGATGAGGCATCTGGAATCAAAGGCAAGCTTACTTCACTCCGCAGACAAAGAAGCCGTTATAAATCACAGTTGGAATCAGTAAAAGTAAGCATAAACGGAGGATTTACTCAAACGGCTATTGATCTCGCCGAACTTGCAGAATTTTTTCCTGACATAGATATGCATAAGCTTAGTGAAATTGAGCAATTTCACGGTAAGCTACAAAATATATTAAGTGACGAGTTGGTTGATGAAGCAGAACGTCTTGGGATCTTAATAGAGTTAATAACTGAAGAAATAATAGTCCTTGAAGAACAACAACGTCAGCTTGGTATTCCCACAACGGTGCCCAAATCCTTTCTAGATAGCTACGCTGCTTTACGAAGAAGAATAGATGACTTGACAAGCCAGAATTCTGCATATATAGATTCAAACACTTTAGTTGCTGATGTTAAAGTTGCTCGCCAAGACTTGATCACTGCACAAGAGGTTGAACTTCGCAATATCGAAGCGGCAGTCAATGCTCAAATGGTTCGCTATAATGATGCTGTGTACCACGGCACTCGAAAAGCACCAGTTATTAACCTCGTGGATGGAACTAAATACGAATTTGTAACACCAGATGACAGCGGAACCGGAACATCTTATAAGAGCCTTATTGTGTTCGATTTAAGCATTCTGAAGCTCACAGAATTGCCTGCACTTGTCCACGACTCTTTAATTTTCAAAAATATAGCAGATGCACCCATCTCCGAAATAATTAAGCTATATGCTGACAGCAAAAAACAAGTTTTCATTTCTTTCGACAAGGAAGAAGCTTATGGCGAAGAAACAAGCAATCTTCTGAACGACACCGCTGTTCTTCATTTAAACGAAGGTGGTAACGAACTGTTTGGCTATTGTTGGGGAAAAATAGACATATAGGTTATTAGGAGGCTCTAATGAGATTTAGTTATAACAAGCTATGGAAATTACTGATTGACAGAAATATGAATAAGCAGGACTTGAAACGAATTAGCGGAATTAGTTCAGCTTCTGTCGCAAAGCTTGGCAAGGGTGCTAATATTACTACAGATATACTATTAAATATCTGCGAGGCCTTGGATTGCGACATCTCTGATATCATGGAAGTTGAAAAGAACAAACCGCAAAATAAGGAGTGAAAAGATGAAGCTTTTATATTCAAACATGCTTCCACTCAGCACAACAGAGGAGCAGGAAACCATAATTGACTGCGTCAACCGACAGATTGCCGAATCAGATAGAATAGAAATTGCCGTTGGATATATATCACGTGCTTCTCTAGACGAAATCGATAGGCTGGTGGAGCAGTTCAATATCCAAAGCATAACTATCACAATAGGAATGTATTACATCGAAGGAATGCCTGAAGGTTCTTATCGTGTTGCTATTGAATTAAATCGAAAGTGGCAAGAACTTGGTATTGGAGAAATACGTCTTATCCGTGCATTTAAATATCACGGAAAGCTTTATTGTTTCTACAAAGATGGTCAGGTGTTTTCTGCTATTATTGGCTCTGCAAATATGGGGGTTTTGAAATTAGATGCAAACAACCGTAGACAATATGAAATATCATGCCTGGTAACTGAAGAGAATGAAAAAAATGAAATAGCAACATTTATTGAGCAGTTGAAAACATCAAATTGTTCAGCAAATATTGCGCTTGTACAAGGCATGACTCTTATCAGAGAAGTCAATGTTTCTTTAAATGGTATTGACACTGTTACCCAGCTGCCACCAACCGGAGTTCAGCTTTATATGCAGCACAAAACAACAGTATCTTTTGTACTCCCAATTAAGGTACCCTCGTTTGATGAGCGTTTTATGGACGATAATAGACATTATACAAAATCAAATATAAATGTCTGTTATGCGGCACCCAGAAGCCGCAGAAAATCGCGTGATTGGTATGAAACGCAAATGACAGTTGCAAAAGAGATTGCTCGTCAGGTAGGATACCCAGAAAAAAATGTAACCTTTTTTGTGGTAACGGATGACGGATATTGGTTTAAGGCACACACTACAAGTGACGGAAATAAGCAGTTTAGTGCAGTTGGAGACGAGTTGATTCTTGGGCGATGGATTAAAGGCCGCCTTGCAGCTGCCGGCCTCGTTAAACCAGTAAACGATACACAAATTGATGCCGATAGACGCGGAATGATTACTAAAGAAATGTTAGCTTCATACGGTTGTGACAGCTTGTTACTTACCAAAACAGATCAAAAGGCTTTGGATGAAGATAGTAATGAACTTGATGTTTGGATTCTTTCTTTTGAGGCAACCGCCGAAGAAAACGGAGGTCAATGATGCAATACCTAAAGACATACCTTGAAAAAGTTACTGACCGAGGAAACACTAATCTCGCCAATTCCATCCAAAGAACTGCAGAGGAAGTTGGGAATTTACATATTAAAGGTTTCTCCTTTACGAGCCATGAAATTGGCCTTCTCTTTGGAAATGTGCAATCGGGAAAAACTGGCCAAATGTTTGGTATTCTATGCAAAGCGGCTGACCTTGGCTTCCCAGCCTTTGTTTTGCTAACTACTGACAATGTAGTTCTTCATCAACAAACCCTGGATAGAGTTAAAGCCGATTTAGATGGATTTTGCATTTGTGGCGAAAATGATTCAGGGTTGTTTATAGAAAACAGCCTTATAAAACCAGCCATCGTTGTATTGAAGAAAAATTTCAGAACGCTTCGTCTTTGGGCAAATGTCTTTAACACTACAGGTTTTATGAGGGGGAATCCTCTCTTTATAATTGATGATGAGGCTGATACCGCTTCTCTAAATACTCTTATTAACAGAAGCAGACAATCCTCCATTAACAGATATCTTGACTCGATTAAGGACGGTGCATCAAGCAGTCTGTACTTGCAAGTAACTGGAACCCCGCAGGCAATATTTCTTCAAACGATTGCTTCTGGGTGGCATCCGTTGTTCACATATTACTTTAAGCCCGGAAACGGCTATCTTGGCGGGGATTTCTTCTTCCCCGAAACGGGTACACCCTCCTGCATTAGTATTCTTAACACTATTCAACGTCCTGCTCGTAATGTTGTAATACGTCATTTGGCAGTATCTGCTCAGATACTTGCTTCTGGCGGGGAGGTATCAAATTGCCTAATTCATCCAAGTATAAGACAGGCAGTCCATCAGCATTCTGCAGGCGACGTTGAAAAAGAACTAAACTGGTGCGTTGAAAACATTACGGGTGATTTTGTAACCGAACTTCAGATTCAATATGACTCTTATGAACCATCAAAGAATGGCAAGCTTCCTTTTAATACAATTGTTGAAAAAGCGCAGAATCTTTTGACTAATGGCGGTATTAAAATTCTTATTATGAACGGAAAAACGGATGTAGACAGTGATGCGTACTCCGTAGGGTGTAATTTCGTAGTTGGCGGTAATACACTTGGCCGAGGAGTCACATTCCCACAGTTACAAACAATTTACTACACAAGGACTTCAAAGAAACCCCAAGCAGATACAATGTGGCAGCACAGTCGGATGTTTGGATATGATCGAGATCCTGGAATGATGAAGGTGTTCATTGATGAGCATCTCTACAAGTTGTTTGCGGATATCAATGCTACCAACAACTCGATAATTTCCCAGATTGAGCAAGGCATCGAGAATGTAAAAATTTATTATCCAGAAGGACTCAATCCCACTAGAGCAAATGTGCTTGATAATGATCATGTGGAAGCTATTTCTGGAGGTACCAATTATTATCCTTACAATCCGAAGAATGATACCATAGAGCAGATTTCAGAACTTTTACAAGCTTTCTCTGAGGATGAACCGTATTATCAAGTTAATCTTCGTTTTGTAAAAGAACTGCTTAGCCATATCATACCAAGTCCAGATTTTAAGTTGTTATCTTTCAAATCGATTATCGACACTATGCTTTCCGAAGCACCCGCCGGGCAAGGAATACTTATTGTCCGAAGACGCAGAGATATCACTCAGGGAACAGGTGCATTACTGTCACCTAACGATTGGCAACTTGGCGGGAGATTTATGGACAAGGTAGTTCTAACCATGTACCAAGTTACTGGTGCAAAAGGCTGGGGAGGACAACCGCTTTGGGTGCCGAACATCAAACTGCCCCATGGCACTTTATATTATGATGTTACTGAGGACTAGGCAAACACTTATAAGGAGGTGATTGTCATGGCGGATAATCACTCCAAGGAAATACGAAGTAAAAATATGTCTCACATTCGCAGTATAAATTCTAAGCCGGAAGAAAAGGTGCGAAAATATCTATTCAAACGCGGGCTTCGCTATAGGAAAAATGTTCGCAATTTGCCCGGATGTCCTGACATCGTCCTTCCAAAATATAAAACCGTTATTTTTATAAATGGTTGTTTTTGGCATCATCATGACTGCGGATGCTTCGTTTGGCCGTCTTCAAACGAAGAATACTGGCATAATAAAATCGAACGCAATGTAGAACGTGACACTGAAAATACACTTTTACTTAGACAACAAGGTTGGCGTGTTCTTGTCATATGGGAATGTCAGCTTAGGAAGGTTGTTGCAGAAAATAGTTTAAATTCTCTGTACGAAAGTATAATTACCAACGAATAAAAAGTAGCCAAGTATATCATCATGTGAATATGATATTGCTTGGCTACTTTTTATTCGTTTATATTTGCATCTATTGCTGGATAATCAATACCTGCAAAACAGCGAAGAATTGATTCGAAAATAATTTGGGCACCTCTGCATGGCACTGCCATTCCTATTTGCTTTCTAACGCTTTCTTTACTTCCAATAAATTCATAGTCGTCAGGAAATGTTTGCAACCTTGCTCTTTCTCTGTTGGTTAATGCTCTTGGCTCTTCCCAATGATAAATATGAGTTCCACCGCCGCCACTACCAGTAACCGTATAAGATGGGCGATTTGGGTCAAGTCTCTTGTAAATTTGACTGATTCTTGCTCCTCTAATATTGAGTTGCAGCTCTACAGGCAAATTTGCAGTAAAAGCATTCTGACCGGGCAGAGTATGCTGAAGTCTCTGTACAACAGTTGGTGACTGTCTTGTCAGTTCGTTATTAAAGGCATTTGCAGGAATTGGAGGAACTTCAATCGCTGTCCTGCAGGAATTATCAATATTAGCATATGGTTCTGTTGACGGAACTCTGTATTCCACATCGATGTCATCACGAATTCCAACTATTATTAATCTGTGTCTTGCCTGCGGTATTCCGTACTCCTCAAACTTATAAAAGTGAGGCGTAATATCATATCCTGCTCCTCTCAGCTCTGCTAGTATCCTTGTAAGAGCAGAACCTTCATTTGCACTTCTTAAACCGCCGACATTTTCTGCTACGAACCAATGTGGTCTGAAAATTCTTAAAGCTCTGATTCCATAAGAATACAGGGGGCCGAATTCTCCATCCATTCCTCTCTGTTCTCCGACAACGCTATAGTCATTACATGGAAAGCCAAATGCTAACGCATCTATTGGTGCGAGCTGACCCAAATCAAATGTGCGAATATCCCCATGATAAACCGTCTCCGGTGCATCGGGGCAGATGTTATGTCTGTATGTCTCGCAGGTGTTAGCATCATAATCGTTTGCCCATTGATGTACAATTGAAAATTCGGGGTTTCCTATATCTGCGTGCGTAGCACCCCATGCGATCCCTCCTGGACCGCAGAACAACTCCCCTAATCTAAATGGCATAATTACAACCCTCCTTCTGAAATTCTATCGGTATTTTTTCTAGATAACATGAAGTCTATAAGGAGTTGCAAATATTCCATATCATTATTGCTTAATTTCTCCAGACCACGAAGTTGTACACTTGGATGAATATCATTTTCTGAAATATATCCTGCCGCTAACAGTAGTTTAAATGGATGGAAATTTAGTGCTTGAGCAATCTTGCACAGATTCTCCCAGTTCGGTTTCTTACGAACACCACTCTCAATTTTCATTATCTCACTGTCGCTTAATCCACAGGCGTTTCCTAATTTTTTCTGAGACAACCCAACCGCTTCTCTTGAATTTTTTATTAGCTTACCTACATTGAGCATAATCTCACCTCGTAAACCATTCTAGCATTATCGCTGCTTATTGTCAATGTTTTTCTAAATTTTCGCTGCCGAAAAGCAGCACATATATGTTACTGGCTTGAGACGATTCAGGTACATACTTGGACGCGATTATGCCGAACTTGGGCACCTTTGTACAAAAAATAAACCCACAAATTATTCTTCCTAACTCTTTATTTTTCTTCCGTTACAGAAAAGGTGGGCACAAAATCCTATTACCGAAAACTCGAGGATATCCCGGAAAAAGAAAAGCGAGATAGGCTGAGTTCATATTCGAGCCCACTATCTCGTTTTTACAGTATTCAATAGGCTTATCGCAGAATAATTAAAAGAAGTCGAGTTCCAAACTACAATAGACCGTTATAACACTTCTATCTCCTCAACCTATCAGAAATCTATCTGTCTACCAAACTATCCTAATTGACCAATTCCCGTAAACAACTGATTTTTCAACAGGTTTTGCCACAATGCAAGATACCTTAAATAGCTAACACCTTTGTTTTCTACACTTTTCAGCGGTTTACTTCTTCACCCTTGACATCAATGCAACTGCCTCAACGTGAATTTTTTAGGCTATTTCATATTTTTGAAAAATGCAGTAAAAATGCTGTATTTATGCTGGTTTGATGTCTATCCTGTCCTCTCGACAAACTATTTTCAATTAGGCTATTTTGGATTTTCACTTCTTCGAACTGTATTTTTTACTTTTTCTCTGGCTGCCATCTTCGCCACTTATAACATTACTTCGGTGCTGTTTTTCAATCTGCACCGCTTGAAACATTTCCTTGGATATGATAGTCGGGTTATTACCCTCTGCAAGATAATATGAATCATGTTTCCCGTTATCCAATAGACGCACATTACCAATGTATTTTTCATTACTAAGCATAACATCAATTGTCCGCTTAGCCCACTTGCCTTTGCCGGTAGGAGATTTAATTTCAAGTCGTTCCAGTTCTTTCAAAATACCTAAAACGCTCTTGCCCTGAAGATAGAGGTCAAATATCATATGGACATTTTTTGTTTCATTATTATTAATAACCAGCTTACCATCAGCACCATTGGTATATCCATAGCATTTTCTGTTATAGAGCTTTGAAGTACCTTGTGCGGCACGTTGTTTGATGCCCCATTTGATATTATCGCTTCGGGATTCATTCTCTGCCTGAGCAATTGACTCAATTATTGAAATCATAAGATTGCTGTCTGTATCAGCAGTATCCAGTTGCTCCTGTTCAAATATGACACGAATGCCGAGAACTTTTAACTGGTTCAATGCGTCGAGGATTTCCACCGTGTCTCGCCCAAATCTACTGATGCTTTTGGTAAGGATAATCTCTAAATCATGTGACTGACAATCCTTCAGCATACGAGTAAACTCTTTACGAGAAGAACCTGTCTTGCTTGAACCAATATCTAAATAAACGTCAACTAATAACCATTTGGCATTAACTGCTGTTAATCTCGTTAACGCCGATACTTGGGCGGTTAGACTTTTCAGCTGATCAGCACTGTTTGTACTCACACGGCAGTAAATGCCAACTCGTTTCTCTCTCTTTGGTGGCTTTGCTGGAATATATTCAATTCGTTTATTTTCAGCCAC